GATAAAAATGAATTAACAACTACAACTTTTTATAGAGAATTACCTGGAGGACTTGTTATGCAAGGAGTTCAAGTAATGCTAGATGCTCCAAAAGATAATTATTACTTTGTTAAAGATATAGACCTTCCAAAACCTTTTTCAGAAGTTTGCATAACAGCAGTAGCTAGTGGAAATACAACTGGAAACGACTGTTATTGCTTAAATACAGTAGCATATCCTCGCTCAAATTCAAAGATAAGACTTGGAATGAGACATATAACTGGAAAGAATTTGTCGGGAACAGTTACGATTTATTTATTCTGTGTAGGAAAGTAAGGTGGGAATATGGCAATTTATAATAGATATGAAGTAAGAATCAGTGGAGCAAGTGCAACATTAGATAAAGATATCTTATTAACTAGAGGAGATAAAGATGTCTCTTTGATTTTTAATATAGATAAATTTGGTTTTAAAAGTAAAACTAATTTTACAAAAGTTGAAATGACTTTATTGAAACCAAATATGGACACAGTTTTTTTAAATCCAACAATTGAAGAAGGAGAAATTGTTGTAAAAATATCTGAAGACATAATAGATGAAAGTATTGAAGTTGGAGGATATTCTTTCCAATTTTCTTTATTTGATAGTGAGGATTCAAAAATTAGTATTCCGATTATACATAATCAATTTTATGTATCAGAACCTCTAGGAAAGAATGTAGGCAGTTCTGACAAAGTTGACAATAGTTTATCCAATAGTGCCTACTCGAGTGGTAATAGCTCAAATATGAGTGTTTTAAATAATGATGGCACTTTCAATAAGAAAACATGGGGAGATAAAAATGTTATCTCTAGTGAAAAATTAAATCAATACGAAAATGCTTTTGATATGTTATTTGATAATAAAATATCTGTAAAGACAATCGTGGACGGAGTTATTACTTTAGATAGTTCAAAATACCAACAAGCAGAAGTTGAGAATGAAGTTACTATAAAATTACCGAGTGCAACATATAATAGTAAGTTTATATTGTTTTTAAACTGCTTGCAAACAGTCTCAGTTTCATTTAAATCAACATCTTCAATAAATACGATTAAATTGGAAAAGGGTTATTATGCAATAGAATTGTATTATATTGGAGATTGGATTATAAAATATTAGGGAGTGATATTATGAGTGATAAAATTTATATTATCCCTAGAGATGTAGGAAACAAAGGAATAGGAAAATCTTTATATTTCATGTGGCAAGGAACAGCTTTAGGAATTAAGCAAGAGGGAGATGCCGATTATACTTTTGTAGAACTTAAAGGAAAAGACGGAACAAATGGTAAAAAAGGAGATAATGGTGTTACTCCAAACATCAAAATAGGAAATGTTACAACTTTAAGTCCAACTTTAAGTGCTTATGCTACAATTGAAGGAACTGCGGAAAATCCTATTATTTCCTTTGGTATTCCTAAAGGTGAAAGTGGAGAAGACGGGAAAACCCCAATTAAAGGAGTAGATTATTATACTACTCAAGAAATAAATGCTTTAAAAATAGATATTCAAAATAATCTAAAATCATTTATTTCAACAGAAATAGATGAAAAACTTCCTGATGCTACTAAGTTAAAAATAAAAGATACTGCAAATATCTTTGATGCCACAAATACAGAAGATGCATTAATAGAAATCTATAATTCTATAAATAAAATTATGGAAGAGGGATATTAATGATAATACAAATAAAAGAGAAATTAAAAGAAATAGCAAATGCCATTAGAAGCGTTAAGGGAACAACAGAAACTATTGTTGGAAACAATTTTGCAGATGAAATAAAAAAAATGGCATATATCGAAAATGGGACAATAAGTGGACCAATAAAATCTAAGGTAGGAAGTACAATAACTCCTTCAACTAGTAATCAAGTTATTAGTGGAGGAGTTTATTTAAATGGGAATATAACAGTGCAAGGAGATAACAATTTAAAAGCAGAAAATATTGCTAGAGGAAGAACTGTTGGAAATTATATATTTGGAGTTCGAGGAACGGCAGATAAAATAGTTGAAGTAAAATATGAAAAACCAATTTGGACTGGAGCATATGCAAATGAAGCTTTAAAAGTCGCAAGAAGCTATTGGGATGCAAGAGTAAGTGGAAAAGTAAAATTTATTTATAGTGGTGGAGATACAATATTTGAAGGAAAACTTACAAATGCAAATGGAGATTGCTATATAGATTGCTCTACATATGTATTATTATATTTGTTAGGAATTGATTATATACATTCTCCTTATCATAAAATATCAGGACAAGGGAATAAATCAATAAATGCCTCTACTATTATTCCAAGGACTGATTATAGTTATAATTTTTCGTCTCTTATGAATCAATCTGCAAGTAATTTCTCAAATGGGAAAATTAGATATGCTGCAGACTTGGCAGAGTATTTTTATTGTTCAGGTAGATTAATTGATATAACAGAAGTTATGCCTGGAGATTTAACTTTTCATGCAGCTAAAAACGAAGATGGGACTTACCATATAAATAATAGATTTAAAAATATTTCTCATGTGGGAATAGTTGCAGAAGAAAGTTACATACAAAGAAATTCTAGTGGAAAAGTTACTTATTTTGAATATTATAATGTAACAAGTTATGAAGGAGTTTGTATTAGAACTAAATCAACTTCAAGAAGTGATATTGTTTTCTGTTGCAGACCCGATTATAGACCGAGAGAGTCAATTTCAGAAGTTTCAAATATAAACTTAATATCTAATTCATATAGAAGTGGAGATGTTGGAGAAACTGTTTTAAACGGTGTTACATTTAATGTGTTTGAAACAGGTCAAATTACAACAACAGGAACTCCAACTGTTGAAACGACTTTTTACATTACGAATAAGTCTTATCCGATTTCTCTTAAGAAAGGAAAGTATTCTTTAAGTGGATGTCCACTAAGAGCAGATGTTACAACTGGAACAACATGGGGATTAGCAATAAGAAAAGCAAGTGATGAAACTTTATTAGGTTGGGATTTAGGTAATGGAGTAGAGTTTGAAATTACGAATAATTTTGAAAATGTTTATATTTATATTTACATATCTACAATAAAAGATAGTACAGGTTATATCTGGAATCCTAAATTATTAAGGATAGAATAGAGGTGAAAAAAATGCCCAATGAAATTTATGTATCAAGAAGAAAACAATATATAAAAGATTCTGTAAATGATTTAAAATTAAGTAGTAATAATAATGATTTGTTTTTAATAGATGATTTAGGTAATAAAATAGGAAAGGGAATATCTCTTCCTGTTATATCTAAAAAATCTATTATTGATAAAATAAAAGATGATTTTGAATATATTAATGTGTTAAATTATGGAGTAAAAAATGATGGAGAGACAGATAATTCTGGAATTTTATTAAAATTAATCAATAATGGATATAAAAATTTATATTTCCCAAACGGAATATATAAATTCACTTTAAGCATAAATAAATCAGGAATATCTTTTAGAGGACAGAACATTGCGAATACAATTTTTGTTCCTTCGAGTAATACTTTTTGTTTAGAATTAAATTCAGTAAATGAAAATATAAATAATAACTTATTTTCAAATTTTACATTAAGAAATAATTCAAATTTTTCTTCGGTTAATGCAATTTCTTTTATTGGAGAAAAAGAAAATGATAGACATGCATTTAATAACATCATTATACAAAATGGATTTAAATATGGAATAAACATGGAAGGTAGATGTATTTGGTCTATATTTGAAAATTTTTGGATAGAAAATTGCTATAGTGGATTAAATATAAATGGGAATGGAGCAAAAAATTTATTAACATTTAATAATATATACATAAGAAACTCACAAACTAATGCTATTTTTCTTGATGGAGGGAATGCTGAAACATTTAAAACAATATCTTTTAATAATTGTAATTTTGAAAATAATTGTAGAAATATAGATATCACAATACAATATGCTGTGAAATTGTTTGATTTTGATGAAATATCTTTCAACAACTGTTACATTGAAAATAATTCAAATAAAACATCTCAAACATATGCGATTTATTGTGGTGGTACTTATAATAGATGTTTAAATATTGTGAATTCATTAATATGGGGTCAAGAATATGGCATATGCATTGAAGGAATAATTATGTCAGGGACAATCTCTGGCAATAGAATTATTAATACTAATGAAGACATTATTATCGGAACAGAAACAAATGCAGGAGGCGGACACGAAGAGTCTGCTTTTTCTTTACTTGGGAATACCTTATCTCACCCTTTAAAAAAGAATCAAGATATAAATATGAATAATAGTGTAACAACTTTAAATCCTTTATCTTTAGCATATAGACATGCAAATAACAACCCAACTCCAGACGTTAGAAATTGCAATGTAATAATGAGTTGGACTAGTGAATCTATAACTAATTTTTTAAATGGAACAAATGGACAAGTCGTTATTGTTTATATATACGGAAATGCAAATAAAGTTTTTTCAAATAATACTTATATTCAACTAAGAGATAGTAGTGAGGTAACAATATCTAAAGGAGAATCTATCGGATTTATGTTTTTTAATGACAAATGGATAGAAATTTTTAGAAATACAAAATAAAGGAGGATATTAAGTGATAAAATTATTAAAGTATTTTAATGACAAATACGGACAAAGTTATGGAAATTTAGATTATCCTAAAAATAATAAACAATTTTATAAAATATATCAAACAGTCAAATCCTATGGAATATCAGATAATGATTTAATAGATTTACTTAAAAAAACAAATTTACCAATTCCAAAGACAATTGAAGAAAAAGAAATGTATGCAGATTGTCTTTATAATATTGACGATAGTGAAATATTAAAGCAAATTGCAGGAAATGTTGACATATCTAAATTAATAAAAAATATTCTTTCTTTTAATGAAGATGGAGAACTTGTTGTTACAATAGGAGAAACCACTAAAACATTTGTGCCTAAAGGACAATCTATCAATGCAACTTACGATAGTGATTCTGAAAAAATAAAAATAAGTAAAGCTATAAATGAATAGAGGTGATTGTATGCTAAATAAAAAATACAAAGCTATTTATTTAGATTTAATCTCAAGAAAAGAAAATGGTTTAAAAATGGAGTTCTCTTTAAGTGATAATCAAACAAGTGATTTTTATATTAATATTACAAGAAATGGATTTAAGATTGATTTAACAAATTTTAAAACAACTTTATATATAAAAAATCCAAAGGGAGATGTGTTAAAGAAAGAGCTTACAAAATATGACAAAAACAATAATTTATATTACTGTAATTTAGAAGATAAATATAAAAATATTGAAGGAAAATATTCTTGTCAAATTATTATTGAAGATAAATCAACAACTGAAAAAGTCGTTCCTTTAAATACATTTTTATATGAGGTGAATAGGGATATCATGTCAGAAGGAACTACTCCAGATATTCCGAGTGGAAGTATTAAATTAGAATATAATCCAAATGAAGAAAAAATTATTATTACAGGTAAGATAGATTATGATAATAATTCTGAAAAAATAAAGGAAGTGATTTAATTGGCAGATGCAAAATCAATTGAGATAAATGGAATAGAAATTAATCTTAAAGACGCTAAAGCTAGAACAGATATTGAAACAGTAAAAGAAAATCAGATTAATCTAATTGAAGATGACACTTCTATGGAAGGAATATCAGATAGTGAACATGATACGCTAGAAACAGATAATAAAAAAATAATACCTGCAATAAATGAAGTAAACGATAAATTTAAAGATATTGCGAACTTATCTCTTACAAAACATTCTGACGGAAAAGTATATATCAAGAAACAAGATGGAACGCTTATAGGTGATGGAATCGAAATAGGTGGAAGTGATGTAGACTTATCCAAAATAACTATGAGTATGAGTGGGCAAACACTTAAACTTATGAATGATGGTACTCAAATAGCAACTGTTGAAATTCCTACAGCAGTTGTTACAGATGAACAATTAACAAATATAATTCAATCTAAAATAGACGATGGAACTTTATCTGCATTAACAGTAGGGGATGGAACAGTAACTCCTAATAAAACATCATTTCTAATAGAAACGCAAGCAAGTACGGGGGTTGATGAAATAGAATGGAAAGAAGGATATTCTATTTCTAATGGTAATGAATTTGTGAATGGTAATTATAAGGTCACTCAATATTTACCTATTTCATTTACAAAATTAACAATTACTTGTTCTTCAAATACAATTAATAGTATTAATTTGTTTGATGCTAATAAAACATTTATACAACAAATTAATTATTCTTCTTATAATAAGAATACAACTGTATTTGAAAATTTAGACACATATAATGCTACTTATTTCAGATTCGCTTGTGCAAAAACAGTAACAGTAGAATTATCATCAGATGAACAATCAGAGGGTAGTTTTGATTTTAATACAGGGTATAAAGAAAAATTTCAAAAAGCACTAAATTTACCAAGTTTTGATAATATAAATAGATTTAAAAGCAAGGTTATGATTGTTGGTGGAGATAGTATTGTAGAAAAAAATTCAACTGCTACAAAAGTATGGCATGAATATTTAGCTGAATGGTTAGGTTTAACTATCCACAATGACGGACAAGGAGGAACTGGATTTGCTAAAAATTATTATCAAAGAGGTTCTACTATTTATCGTATAGAAAATAAATGGTCTACTCTTTACCCTGCCAATCCCGATATTATACTCATAATGGGAAATCAGAATGATGGAACAGGTGGTGGAGGTGGATTTATAGATATTTATCCCGATGGTGGTGATAATGCGAAAAATGGTGTTCCTCCTGTTGTAGGTGAAAAAACTGATGATAAAACAGTGTTTTCTGAATATGGAATAGTAAGGAGATTATTGGAAGATTTAATTGAAAAATATCCTAAAGCAAAAATAGGTATGATTTCAAGTACACCTAGAGATAATGATATAACAAAGTATTGGTCTAACAATCCTAAATCATATGGTCATGGTTGGTATAGTGATTATGTAACTGCACAAAAATATGTGTGTGAAGATTTAGGGATACCATTCTTAGATATTTATCATCAAAATCCAGTATTAAGACCTTATAATAATACTAATGTTTCTACATATTATGCAGATGGAACAGAAGCTACAGGGGAAGCCACTGGAGCAGTGCACCCTAATGATTTAGGACATTTATATGGCATAGCTATACCTGTTTATAATTGGATGTTAACATGGTTATAAAATATAAATAAGTTCGCAATTTAAAAATATTATTAAAATAAAATTTAAACAATACAAGAGCAGAAATCAATCTGCTCTTTCTTTAATATAAAGGAGGAAATCATATGGGAAAAAAGATGAAAACTAGAAAAGGAAAAGATGGATATGATTATCCATACACTTCACCAAATTTAGTTATAGATGAAAACGGAAAATCAAATACAACTAAGTTTACAGAAATTGATTCGCAATTTAAAGATATTGCGAAGAAAATAGAGAATGTAAATCCTAATTTAGGTGAAAATGATTTATTCTTAAAATTACTAAATAAATTAGGTTATACTTTATCAGATTTAGTTGAAAAATTACCTATTGTTAATGTAGTAGGTGATTTAACTGGTATTAGTGCTGACAATTATAAAAATGTAACTTGTAATTTCAATGATGAATTGAATAATATAAACTTTACAGATTATGCTACTATATCTTATCAAGGAAGTGGGTCACTTTCATTTCCTAAAAAGAATTATAAAATAAAATTATTTACAGATGAATCTAGAACTACTAAAAATAACCGACAATTTAAAGATTGGCATAAAACAAATAATTATCATTTAAAATGTAACTTTGGTGAAGGGACTAATATAATGAACAATTTAATGATGCATTATGTTACTAAATCTTATCAATATTTAACACCTTTGCCTAGAACAGGCGCTAGATATACTGTTGATGGATTTCCGATACTTCTTTATGTAAATAATGAATTTGTAGGAATTTACTTCTGGAACTTGAAACAAGATGATAAAGTATATAACCTAAATGAAGAAGTATTAGGAGAAGATGGTTCTGTTACACAACAAGCAGACCTTTGTTATCAAATTGGACTTAATAACGGTTCAAATAATGGAGATAATTCTGGAGCATTCATTTATGGAAATTTAAATAGTGGTAGTAATGCAGGCAAAAATTTTACAGATGCCCATGCAGAGATTGATTATTACTGGGAAGATAGAGTATGGGATAAAACTTCTAATCACCCAGATGTATTATATAACGCAATACAATGGGTGAGTGAAGTAAGTGACGAAGAGTTTATAGCTAACTTAGAAACATATTTTGATAGAGAATATCTTATAAATTATTTTGTAATCATGTATACTTGTGCAATGATTGATAGTAAAGCTAAAAACTTTAATATGTTATATTTCCCAGATAAAGCTAAATGGTATGCTACGTTTTGGGATATGGATTATGCATTTGGTACTACTTATAATGTTGGTAAAAGTAGCACAAATATAGAATTAAGTTCTTTTGGCTGTAAAACCAGTAGATTATTTGATAAATTATGGAAGAATTTTAAATCTGAAATAATTGCTAAATATAAAGAATTAAGAACAACTTTATTTACAGCTGAACAAGTTGAAGATAGTATAAATCATGTTCTAGGTAATGTATCTGATGTTTGGTTAGCAAAAAACTATGAAGTAAAATATACTGGTACTAATTTTGATGGCAACCAAATAACAGACCCTAAAACTTATATATTAGATTGGGCAAATAAAAGATTTGTATATATGGATACTGTTATGGAAAATCAAGAAATTATTACGGATGGTGAAAGTTTATATTATGAATTAGGTACTATAAATTATAAAACAGGCGTTGAAGAAATTTCAACGATGGATGTAAGAACAAATTATATTTCTGTAGATACGACATCGGTTTCTATAAATTCTGATGTAAATAATAATCTAATTACTCATGTAATTAGATGTTATGATGAAAATTATAACTATATTGGAAGTGGTTTGCCAGGTAAAAAAGTAGTATCAGGGGTTGATAGCTTGCAAACAAATACAAAATATATAAAATTAATTTTAAGTTCAGCATCTGCAATTAATGATGGGGATTTGAATGATTTAATTGTAGACATTAATGATAAATATTATAAATTGTCAAAAGATACTATTGCTTGTACAGGTTTAGCATTAAGTGATACTTCATTAGGAATCAATACAACAGACTCACAAACATTAAAAGTAACATTAATTCCATACAATACAACTGATAAAGTTATTATGAGTGTATCTCCTACTGGAATATGTACGGTAAAAAAAGGAGTTGTAACTCCAATTGATAATGGTAGCTGTGTTATAACTGTTATCTGTGGTAGTCAAACGGCAACTTGTAATGTAACAGTTACAGGTATGCCTAATTACTTAAAAGGCTATATAAATGACAACGGAGAATTTGTAGAGTCAAATGATAATGCGCTATTAAAGAATTACATAGAAAAACAAGGAACAATTACAATAAATGTGTCAAGAGATGTATCTGATAGTATAAATAATTTAAGATTAGTTGAATATGATGAAAAAAAAATTTTCATAAAGAGAAGTTTTGCTAAGTCTTATGTGAATTATCAATTAGATGCAAATACACATTATGTGAAAATTGGATTTGCAAAAGGTAATGGGACTGCGCCTTATGCTACAATATTTGAAGGAATAACTATTAGTTAGTTGATTATTCCTTTATAATCATTTATAGTTAATGTAGATAATTATAAGGGGATAATAGTATGATTTAAAGGAGGTTCAAATAATGGGCAAAAAAAATAAAAACAAGAAAAGGGAACTATGGTTTTGACTATCATTACACATCACCAAATTTGGTTATAGATGAAAATGGAAAATCAAATACAACTAAGTTTAAAGAAATTGATTCACAATTTAAAAATATTGTGAACATAAATAAAATCTAAATTTATGAAATATAAAACCCCTAGAAATTCTAGGGGTTTTCTTTTTTAAATATGATTTCAACTTTATAACCTAAAGCATTGCAAAATCTTTCTAAATCTTTAATGTTGAAATTGTTTCGTTTAAGCTTTGCAGAAACATTTGGTTGTGATGTATTTAGTCTCTTAGCTAATTCTACAATATTTATTTTTTCATCTAGCATTATTTTTCTTATTTGTGTTGAAATATCCATAATTCACCTCCTTATTATATTATACATCAAAATAATAAAAATATAAATATTTAATTAAAAATATATTTTTTTTGTTGAAAATATAACTAAAATGTTATATTATGTAAATATAATTTAAATAAAGGAGGAATAAAAAATGAATAAAGATAATGAAAAAATAATAAAACAAATAATGAATAAAATTGTTGATAATAGTATAGAAAAAAATGATTTAGAAAAAATATTATATGATGTAGTAAGAAACTATGATGTTGAGTTAATAAACAAAAAAGAAAACAATACAGAAGAAATTTTAGAGGAATATAAACAAGACATGGAAACTTTAGACTATGCAAGTGGAACTATTAAAAACAGAATATATACTTTAAAATATTTCTTAGATTATGTAAACAAAGAGATTCCTCAAATTACAATAGTTGATTTAAAAGCTTATTTAAACTTTAAAAAGAAATCTGTAAAAATATCAACTGTAAATGGATTAATTTCAGTTATTAAATCCTTCTTTAGTTGGTTAGTTGAGGAAGAATACATAGAGAAAAACCCAACAAAGAAATTAAGAAAACTTAAAGAACCTCAAAGAATTAGAGAACCTTTATCTGTAGAAGAAATGGAAAATCTAAGAATGTGCTGCAAAACAGATAGAGAAAGAGCTTTAGTTGAATTTATGTTAGCAACAGGAATGAGAGTTTCTGAAATTCAAAAAACAAATATCTTTGAATTAGACTTTTCTTTAAACAGATTAAAAACTATTGGTAAAGGAAATAAAGAAAGAATGATATTATTCAATGATAAATGTAAACTATACTTAAAACAATATTTAGATAATAGAAAAGGCAAAAATGAAGCTCTATTTACATCTGAAAGAAAACCTTATAAAAGACTTAGAGTAAGAGCAATTCAAAAGATATTAGCAAATATATCTAAAAGAAAAAATACTCTTCCAATTATATTTCCTCATAAGTTAAGACATACTTTTGCAACTTCTTTATTTAATGCAGGAGCAGATATTGAAACTGTGCAATTTCTTTTAGGTCATGAGAATATTACTACAACTCAAATATATGCTAAAACGTCTATGGATAAAGTAAATTATCAATATGGAAAATGTTCAATTGTATAATCATAATAAAATTGGGGAATATATTAGTAGTTGTTCTATTTGTATGTTAGTCTTTTTAGACTTTTCCCCTAGAAAATTTAGGGGAATTTTTTTTGGAATATTTTCAGTACTTTTACATATAATCTATTAAAAGACAGTAAAAGGGAGGAAAATTCATGAGAAAAAATAAGAAATCACTTGAAGTAAGTTTCAAGAACAATATGGAAGACACTCTTTTATATTCCTGGTTAGAAGAAAAATTTTCTGCATACGGGAATAAGAGTGCCTATATCAAATATGTTTTAAGAGAGAAAATGTATTCAGAGCTAAATCAAACTACGCAAGCAGTTGAAAGCAAAAGATAGTCCAAACCAAAATAAAGCTTCACCCATTGTTTTATCACCTCGTTTTATTTTTAAAATAACCATAAAGGGGGAATATTATTCATGAAATCTTATACTTTTTCAGAATATAAACAAATGATGGAAAGTGAACATACTATTGTTGAAAAGTTTCTTAATAGCCTAAGTAAAGTAGAATACAAAAGACTTATTATATTAATAGCTATATTTATGCACAAAGGCTTAATCTCATATGGAGCAACTACAGAAGTAGAAATATCAAATGTAGCAAATCAAATATTAGATTTATTAATGATATTTGCTCAATACGGATGTATGTGTATGGGAATAAAAAGCATAATAGAAAATGCACTACAAGGAGCAGATTTCCGTCAAGCCACAACTTCTGGAATCCAATATTTTTTAATATATATACTTTTAACATTTTATCCAAAATTATTTTCAATGATTAAATTATAGGAGGGTAAAATTATGGAAGAAAAATTTATACAATTAATGGATAAATTAGATATTATTTTACATCCGATAGAATCTTTAAGAGAAACTGGATATGAGCTTTTAGTTACTATTGAAAAATTTTCTTTTAATGTTTGTCTTGTCGCAGGATTCATTGCCCTATTGATGTATGTATTTGGACATGAAAAAGGTAAAAGATGGGCATTTATGATACCTTGTATATACCTAATTCTCAATATAATAATTGGAGTTATTACAAATGCATAGTATTCCAATTTCAAAGTATATAGAAATTAAAAATCAAGAATATATTTATCTTAAGCTCATTCCTACAAAATCCATAAAAAACAATAAAACTCATGAAATTTTAAGATTAGTCAATAAAATGTTTATAAATCTTAATAAATTAATCCACATAGAAGATAGGAAATTAGTAATAGGAACTCAATTAAAAGCATCTTATTATGTCTATATTACTAAAGAAAAAATTAATTTTTATTTCATTGTTCCAAAAATCTTTTATTCTAAATTTAAAGTTAAATTCAAAGAGGTTTGGAAGTCGGTAGAAATAGAAGAACTTGATAATATTCCACTAATAGAAAATGGAATTCAATATCAACTTATGTACAAGAAAAAAGATTTTTTCTCTACTAATGCAGATATGAGAAACAATGAGCTTCTTAATGCAAATATGACAATTATAGAACTTTTACAAAATGATGAAGAAGTTAGCCTTCTATATAATTTTATTCCTACCTCTGAAAAGCAGCTAAACTATTTTAAAGCTTCTTGTCAAAAATTCATAAAAGAATATAAAGAAAGTTCTGTAAAATATACATCTAATAAACTCCTTAATATAGTAATAAAAATATTAGATTATAGTATTGATTTTATAAACTCTACATTAGATTTTATATTTGATATAAAACAAACTGAAAGAAAAGTTGTCTTTGATAAATTAAGTAATAACACCATTAAAAAAAGTACCTCAGACATTTGTAAAACCCAAATACTAATAACTACAAAGGGAGGTTCTCAAAGTCGTTCTAAAACGATTACAGAGAGTCTAGTAGGGACATATGGAGAAATAATTGATGACAATGAGTTTATATATAAAAAATTAAAAAAAGAAATAGACATCACTAAACCAGTATTACCATATGTAAAAGTTCTTAATACTTCTATATATGAAGATGCTAATTTTGTAGCTCTACCTGGCGATTCTATTATCAAACAATATAAAAGCATTGAACATAATAATATATATGATAAATCCATTCCAAACTCTTTAAAAAAGGGAGACATATTTTTAGGAACTTCTTTAAAGAATGAATCTGTTTATGATTCTACTGATAAAAATTTTAGTAGACTTGGAAAGGCTTTAATAGGAGGAATGGGTTCAGGGAAAACTCATTTTATGACTAAACTAGCCGAATCAATTATTAAAAAAGGAGACGGATTAGTAGTATTAGATATAATAAAAAGTTGTGAATTAGCAGAAAGTATTAAAAAAATAACACCTAAAGATAAGCTCATTGAGATAGATTGTAGTAATGTAAATCAATTACAGGGATTCTGTTTTAATGAACTTATCTGTAGTAGTCCAGATAAATACAGAAAATTAGCGAAATGTATGGAAAAATCATCACAACTTTATATGCTCCTAAATACGATAAATGCAGAAACAAAATTAACTCCAAGAATGTTAAGATATTTTAATGCTGCTTGTACAATTTCTTTTTACAAGAACTCAAATTCAAGTTTTAAAGAGGTTATAAAAATTTTAACGAATCCTAAGACTAGAAGAGATTTAATAGAGCTTCTAAGTGGCAATGAGAAGGTCTTGTTAGATGATGAAATAAATGACTTAAAGGAATTAGATAAAGAAAATAAAAATGGGGATATAGAAAATTATGACACAAAAATTGATGGAATTATAGACAGAATTAGCATATTAAAAACTAATTTATATACAAAACTTGCTTATAATAAATCAGGAGTTGATAATATTAATTTTGTTAAAGCTCTTAATGAAAATAAAGTTATATTAATAAAAGCCAGAGAAGAGGATTTCACTAATAGAAATATAAGAGATTTAATTGCTACATTTTATCTTAGTAAGGTGTGGTTAGCTAAACAACTCAATGCAAAGACTAGAACTCAAATATTTATTGATGAAATAAATCTATTTCCAACTGCTCAACTTATATTTCAAGATATTTTAACAGAATGTAGAAAATATTCTTTTATTCCTACTATAAGTCTACACTTTCTTAATCAATGTAATAAAAAATGTAAAGAAGCGATATTAAGCAGTGGATTGAATTTCTTTCTCCTTGCAGGAGGCGATATAAGGAATTTTTATGAACTCAAGGACTTATTTATTAAGGAAGGCTATACAGAATCTGACTTTGTCAATTTGAAAAGATTTCATGCACTCTGTTTAATTAGGAGTGAAGAAAGTGTTTATTCTGCATTTGTAATTAAATTGCCAAAATAAAAAAGGAGGGAAACCTCCTTATTTTTCTGGAAAAATATATAATTTTATGTAAAGATTTTAAAAGACATAGATATCCTAAATTGCTATAAACTTGATATGACCGTTTCACGATTACTCTCGGTCGCTATCGCTCCCTATATAATCGTTACACATATCATAGCATATGATTTTTGTCTTTGAAAATATTCCAATTTTACAAAATTTTAACATATGATTTAAAGTATAAAATCTATCTAGGCAAATATAATATGAATATACACTTTTACCATACAGGATACAGAAATGAGCCTAGAAATTAATCTGGGTTTGTTTATATATGTAAATAATTCCAAATGCTAAATTGCTTTATGCATTTTTTTATTGAAATACATGGGTAATTATGGTATTATTACATATATTGCTCCTACTTGCCAAAAAAAAGAAAGATATACTTATGGAGCTTGCCACCTTTTATGGTGGCTTTTTTATTGCCTATTTTAGGATTTTAATATAGATATTTTATAATACAGGAGGTGGATATTTGAAAAAGAAACAGTAATTTATTGTAATAAAATTAGAAAGGAAGATTTTTATGGAAAAATATTTTAATACTATAAGTATTTTTGCAGCCATATTAGGTGGATTCATAGGACAGCACTTAGGAGGTTGGGATATGTTATTAAGCACAATGCTAACTCTAGTTGTCTTAGACTATATAGCAGGTGTTTTAAAAGCTATATATAATAAAAAATTATCTAGCAAAATTGGATATAAGGGAATAATTAGAAAAGTATTCATATTTATAGTGATAGCTGTTGCATACGAAATACAAAAAGTAACTGCAAGTAATATTGCTATAAGAGAAATGGTTATAATGTTTTTTATTGCAAATGAATCTATAAGCTTATTAGAGAATGCAAGCGAATTCATTCCTATTCCTGATACATTAAAAGATGTTTTAGAACAACTAAGAGATTCAACTGAAAATAAAGATAAATAACAATCAAACAAAATAAGTTGACAAATTTACATAAAAATAATTAAAGAAAGGTGATGTTAAATGTCAGTTAAAAAACCAAAAGTTATTGAAAAATGGCAAAAGAAAAATAAATATGGCAGACCTGGAACATCATTAAATTATACAAAGGTTGCCATTCATTACACAGGTCAAGCAGATGTAAAAGGAAGTGCAACAGTATCTTACTTTAACAATGTCGTTGCAAATGGAACTAAAGTAAATGGTAAATATATTTATGCATCTGCTCATTATGTAATAGACCTTGATGGGGCAATATATCAACTAATACCAATTAATGAAATGTGTTATGCTACAAATAGTGCTAATTCATATGCGGTTGGAATTGAAGTTGCGACAACAGGTAAAGATAATCATTATACAGATGCAACTTATAGAAGTATGGTTCAATTATGTGCATGGCTATGTGATAGAAAAGGACTAAATTGTAAAAAGGATATAATAAGACATACAGATGTTGTTGGTAGAGCTTATAAGTTATGTCCAATATATATGGTTTTAAATCCTAAAAAATACGAACAGTTTAAATTAGACTGTTATAATTTAACAAAAGGAAAAATAAAAGTCAACGATATAGTAAATTGTACAAATGGGAAAGGTAAAGTAACTCAAGTTCCAAATACTACAACTACTAAAACTAAATACTTAAGAGTAATTAAGGAAATAAATATGCATAATGCTCCGAACTTCAATGAAGATTCTGTATGTGGAAAACTTGAAGTTGGAACAGTATTAACTATAGTAAAGAAAATAGAAAGAACTGGAACTGATATGTATCTTACTAAATCAGGAATTTATGTAACTGCATCAAGTAAATATATAGAAGTATTTGAAAGATAATTGTTTTATATTATAAAAAACTAAAGCAAAAGGGACGGGGTAACTCCCGTCCCTAATTTTTTTCTTATTGCGAAAGGAACACTCAAATGCCAGTAAGAGTGTTCTATAATAAGTAATATTTTTGAGAACATTCACTCAAAGCAAAAATATTTCTATGCATATAGAATATCATAATTATAAAAATATGTCAATACTTTAATTATAAATTTCACCAGGGACTTCTACTATAGAATAAATATATTCTTCAATACTTTTGTTCTTTATAAATTCTTTACACTTTTCACTTTCGTTTATAAAAATGTGTTGTTCTAAAGTATTTTTTATTGTTACAACTTCAATTATTATTGTTGGCATAATTTCACCTACTTCCAACATACCAATATATCAATATCTGTATCGTCAAATATCTCTCTTATCATTTTTTCAACTTTCTTCCATGACAGTTTATCTAACCCACATCCAATCTTAGGCATTCCAATTTCTTTATAACCATTCATAAGACAAATATATTTAACCTCTATTAGAGCCTTTCTAAACTCTGAATATGTAGGTTTATTAAAGTATCTTGGCTTAGTTATCATGTTTATAATAACCATATCCTTTTCACAATATGGAATGGAAACTGGATATTTAATTTTGTTTTCAGATAACTCATATAAAAGGGCATTTCTCATGTTTGGAAACTTTCTATCAAATGTTTTAGCAATTCCTGCACCCATAGCACAATCTTGTGAAATACAATGAACTAATACTTTTCTTTTAGATTTAAACAGGTCCATTTGTTTTATTGTTAGATTCATTTATTCCCCTCCTTTTTAATTAATTTCTTAGTAAAATATCCTATTGGATAACACACTAATCCTATTAATATAGTTACTAAATATACTTTCCAATTTATAATAAGTATTATCAATAAAAATATACTTAAACTTAAAACAATAGCTCCTAATATCATTGTTTTAAAAATATCTAATATTTCTTTTAATATATTATTCATGTTTTCTCTATCCATATATTTTATTTAGATTTACTTTCTTAATGTTAATAATTACTATTGGAAGTTCGAATTTAGCAGAAGACAAGAAGTTATTGACTGCCTTTTTCTCATTCTTCCCATCTATTAAACATGTGTTAATAACATTATGTTTTTTATATTTCCATTCTATTTCATACAAATTCATATTTACTCTCCTTTTTATTTTAAGAATATATGTATAGTTACAAAGAATAATATCTTTATTAACATCACTATTATAACTGGAGCAAACACAATCCACCATGAAATATTAATTATGTTTAACACTTTTAATACAAGTAACACTACTGTAATAACTCCTGATAAAGTCATAAATTCACCTCCAATCCCTTTTATCTTTATAAATATTTCCAATAACAAGTAAATCTTTTGAAGATATCCCTCCTAAATCTAAATCGAAGTATTGTACATTATTTTTATTAGAGATATCTTGCATCATAAAGCTGCAACTTTTTTTATTGTAGAAGACTTTAAATTTAGTTCCTATGTAACAAAGGTTCGGATGCATGCTTGGATTTCCAACTATTTCAACTATATCTCCTTCATATATTTCTTTAGCATTTATATCTTTACAACCTATGTATAACATAAAGTCAAATCTTTTAGAATTGTTATGAAATAAATCATTTAAAGGTGCATATTCTTCAAAAGCAAAATTATCACCACTTATCATTTTATTTTCTTCTTTGTCCCATACTCTGATTTTTACTTCTTCCATTATTTTTCCTCCAATAAGTTTTTATTCTCATATATATTACCTATTACATGGTTAACATCGGTTTCACTCCATAGGTATTTACATTTTTTCTTCTTCTCATTTACTACACACCAACTACCTTCTATCATTTTTACAATGCCTATAAACTTTGTATCTTCTAACCATTGCTCCATAAATTCTTTTTTGACTATATCTCCTTCATATATTTCTTTACCTTCATAGTCCTTTATCCCTGTGTATTCTAACAATTCAACATCTTTAAGTTCTACTACATAACTTTCATCTATACAGTACTCTTGAAAATCATGGTCATAATCCACATTTATAGCTATACACTCCATACTTGGCAATATACTTATATTTTCATATATTGTATTTGTATTTTTATCCCATGCTCTAAACTTTGGTAACTTCATAAGTTATTTCCCTTCGTCATTAAGAACATATGTTCCTATTTGATTTCTAATTGATTTTAGAGCCCCTTCTTTAAGTGTATTATATTCACTAACGGCTTTATCGTATTCTGATTTCATACAAAGTTCTCTAGGTTTACAATCACATTTAAAATATACACATTCGGTATAAGGTTGCCATTCTTCATATCTTTCTTTTGCATATTCACATTCTGAAATACGACAACATTTTTCAATTTCTTTCTTTAGTTGCATTAATTGTTTACAATATCTATATTGCATATGATTTGCAATCTTACATAATTCACAAGTTCTATCTGCTTGAAAATTATCAAAACAACTCATTAATTTCATGCTATACCCTCCTTATGTAAAATCAACCTGTTTCTTTCTTTGTCTGGTTATTCATTATCTAATTCATTATTTATCATATGAATAACATATTTTTCAGGAATTGTATTTACTTCTATAATATCAAGCACTTGTTTTGAAAATACTAAAGCCGACAATACTATCCATATCACTAACCCCATGCTTATATATTCTTTAATTTCTTCATCTTTTATAAGTTTTTTTATAGCAAATAATATTAATATTCCTAAGATAAATAATATAATCCAAGCTATGCTAGTGTATGTTTCATATTTTACAATTCTTGTCATCAAATCTTGAAGATATGGTACAACATTTGCAGACGACCAGTCTATAGCTATACCAAATTTCTCACCAAGATTATCTAAAACTTTTATTATTTCGTTCGCCATATTTTCTCCTTTCTATAGGTCGCCCTATAATTAGAGCAACCTAATCTATTTTTAAATGACTTAACCTGTAGTGTGTCTAATAATAACAGTCAACAAAGGGTTATTAGAGTATTAAGTAAATAAAAATCACTAGTATTTAAATCAGAACCTTTCCAAATTACACAAGGATTGATTGCAAAGAAATCATTTCTACCAATTACACCTTCTTCAATAATTCTTTTGTATTTTGTCACTTAATTACTCCATTCTTTGGAAATTTAAGATAATTATTTTATCTACTTCACAATCCTCTCCTATCACATAATCAAGAATTTCTTTTTCTACATCTCTAAAGTCTGCTACTGTTTTTATTTCTGTTTTTCTCCCTATAATAGTATTTCCAATTGCAAATCCTTCATCTACTTTATAATGATAAGAAACAAAATAGCTATAATTATATGGCTTAGGAGCTTTATGTGTTTCTTCTTTTTGATAAAATGCCCAACCTATAGCATCTAAAATGGCTATTTCTGAATCAGTATATTTACTTTTATCTAGTTGTTTGTCCCCTAAAAAATCTGGTTGTTTTCTGTAAATCTTATATCCTAATTCTTCAACAAAAGAACTGTTATTGAGTATATCCAATAACTCATATCCCATTTGTTTATCTTTATTATATTGATATATTTTCGAGATATTAATCTCTTTACATAATTCTTCATATAAAGTTTTTTCTTTTTCATCTAAAAGTATATAATTTACATCATATAATTCAGTATATTGATTTATGCGATAAGCAATATCACTAAAATCTTTGTCGTAAAAACTAGTTAATTCCACTACCTTGCCATTGTAAGTTACACATATAGAAGTCCATTTGTTTTGATACCCAATTCCTAATGTTGGCATAATTACACCTCCTCAAATTTTATTGGTAACTTAATTGTCATAAATCTGCTCTCAAAATCTAAATCAAGCTGCACATTTCCAATTAAATATTTAAAATCTCGATTTCCAAAGTCTTTATTCCCATATTTAGGAATTACTTCTTTTGTAATTAATTTTAAATAAATACCTAATAGAGCATCTTGTAATTCTATTGTAGAAGTGTCCCAACGGCTTATTAGCTGATAACAATAGTCACAATTAGATTCTAAAACTTTTTCATCACATTCAATGTAATCAACATTAAAGTCAGAAAAGAATTTAGTTATTTGAGAGAGTCTTGTATTTACCATTCTAAGCAGTTCTGTATTTTTTTATTGAGCTTTTCATCGTCCACTACTCCCAAAGCCACCACGAGCCTCACTACCAAGTGTATCCACTACTTCAAACTCGTATTGCTCCATTACTTTTTCTATCTTAAGTTGTACAAGTCTTTCTCCAATTGATATTCTTGTTGGTCTAGTTGAATAAAACATAGCCATTACAACGTCTGTATCTCCACAGTAATTTGTATCTATTATCCCTTGACTATTTGTTAACAATAATCCATATTTACGAAATGTCCCACTCCTAGGAAGTAAATGCATTTCTCTACCTTCTGGTAATTGTATTGCAAATCCAAGATTTATAATAACTATTGAATCACTAGGAATATATATTGTTTTTGCATCTTCACATATTTCACTTGTCCATTCTAAATTACTCATTTTGAAATCTTGATTATTAGATACAATTGCTACATCTGCAACATAAGCATCCATCCAATTTCCATTTTTATATTCTGGTATTTTACTATCTTTGTGTGTTTTTTTAATTTTAACTTTCATAAACTCCTCCTATTACATAGGGACTAGAAAATCTCCAGTCCCTATATTGTCCCAATTGTCTTATTTATTGTCTCGTTTTGCATAATACATTGGTATTTTCATGGCTTCTGCAAATCCATATTCTATATTAGCTCCACGGCTATCTTGCCAAGAATCTAAAAATATTATTTCATCGCATGTCTTTAATAGTTCTAAGCACATCTCAATGCCTTTTTCATATGAAACTTCATCATATAAAAATCCAAAACAATGAACAGGAGATATATATACCACATTTTCTATTCCCATTCTTTTATCATATGCAATTAATTCCTTAATTTTTTGTTCTATAATATCTTTATTTTCTTGTTTCCCACCATATTTACCAGAAACATATACTCGTCTTTTTTCAGAATTTCTCATAAAGTTTTTGTTATAAATATCTAGCTCTAACATCTCCAAGCTCTCCTTCTATTCCTTCTCCTTTAGCACTAAATTTCCATTCACCATTATGTCTGTATATTTCACCTAACATCATAGAAGTCTCAACTGAATAATCTTCTGATAAATCAAATTTAACTAATTTTTCATTAGATTCAGAATTAATTAATTGAATAAAAGCATTATTAACTTGTCCAAAATTTTGTCTTCTTGAGTTGGCTTGATAAATACATACGGCAAATATTATTTTGTCTATTGCATCAGGGACTTTAGATAAATCTATATTTATAGCCTCGTCAACACCTTCTCCTGCTCCTGTAAGGTTATCTCCACTATGTTTTATTGCTCCGCTGTTGTGTGTAAGATTTCCATAAAACACCATATCTGATTTATCTACTAGTTTATCATTTGTTAAACATAAAGCAACTGCATCTAAATCAAAGTCTGCTCCATTTCCTGCTTTTACATCCCAACCAAGTCCAACTTGAATTTTAGTTAATCCTGGATTTCCTTTTGTTAAGTCAACTTTTTGACCTTTTACTAAATCTTGAAATTCGCTCATTTCGATTCCTCCTTTTTTATTTCTATGATTTTATTATAATATTTTTGTAACAGTATGTCAACAAAAAAGTAGGAAAAATCCTACTCTTTTAACATTTTATTATTATGTGCTATTGCTATACTTATTGCATCGTATATATCAGATGTTTTATTCTTTCCTTGCTTATCGCTATATTCACCTATGTCAATGTAGTTTTCTTGAATGTATTTAGCTACAATTTCCTTTGTGGCTCTCCCATTGCCTGTTACAAGCTTTTTAACAGAAGAAGGGAATATTAGGTCGATGTCAATCTGATTCATCTGTAAGGCTCTTATAAGCTCTCCTTTTAATATATTAAGCTGCATAACACTTCTACTACTTTTAACTGGGATACTGTCTTCAAGAGCTACTATTTTAATTTTATTTTGTATAGCTATTTTTTCAATTTCATCTGTAATATGTTTTAATCTCTGTAAGTCATTATCAAAGTCTGATTTCTTTGTTTGAATTTTACCATATGAAATTACTTTATTGTTTTCTAATATACACCGCCCTGTACAAGATAGAGATGCATCTAGTCCTAATATTTTTATGTCAATCACTCCTATACTCTACCTTTTTTAAACTCTTTAAAACTTCCCATAACTCTACGTTCTAACTCTTGTAATACAATTAATTCTTTACTTACTATTTTCTTTTCTAAATTTAGTTGTTCTATTGTTTTAGGTTGTAAATAATTTGATTCTTTTTTTATTAAAACATTCACTTCATCAAGTCTTTCATTAAGGAGCGATTTAATATATTCTATTTCAGTACTTATTCTTTTTTCTAAATCTTTAATATCCATATTATTCTCCTTGTTTAGATTTTATTATTGCTAAAAGCTCATTATAAGCTTTACAAAAGTCTTTATTATTTATTTTATAGTCATATAAATCTGTATGTTCAAAGTCTTTTTCATCACGCAAATATCTATCAATAATTTCTTTAACATTAGAATCTCTGATTAAAGCTCTTTGTAGGCGAATCCTGTCATCACATTCTATTAGTATTGTGGTTATATAAGGGACTAAATTAGTTGCTAGAATGGATTTTAAGCCTTTTGGATTTACTATTGCTACTACATTATCTGATTTAGTCAACTCACTCCTTGTAGAGCCATATAACCAGTTTGTATTTTCAGAATCTATTTGATATGACTCATATTCTAATATTTCTCCATTTCTAAGTTTTTCTTCAAAATCTTGTTCTGTAATGAAATTATATGTAAGTCCGTCAACTTCTCCTTCTCTTTTTGGTCTAGTGGTAAAGTTTATTGCTTTTTCTACATGACAAAAAGGATTTTGTATTAAAGCATTTACTAAACTATCTTTACCGCTATTTGATTTTCCGCATATTAAAAATAGATTCATACTACCTCCTAAACTTCTGCTAATACAAATAATCCTACTTTAGACTCTAGGTGATATACGTTTTTAGATTCTAAATAAGTTATTTGTTTGTTAAATTCTTTTATCCATATTTTATTATCAAATAATAGATAACTTAGTTTTCCAAAAGAAACTATTTGTAATGTAGCTCCTTTTAATGCAGTGATATGATTATATTTACCTTTAACTACATCAAGTACCTTAAAAGTTTTTGGATATATTTTCATATTATCACTCCTAATTATTATTTTTCTTTGTTCCCACTTTTCTATTTTGATATTTTGTCTATTTCATTGACTATAAATAAAGTTCCGCCTATTAAAATTGTTATAAGTAATACTTTAACAAATGATTCATAGTTGTTTACGTCAAGATTAAATATTACACATATATATGCAATTGTTACTACAGTAATAGACATAATTCCAACTACTGCAAGAATTGATATTATATATTTAGATGTTTCATGATTATTTTTCATATTTGCCTAACACCTGTCTTTTTATTCTGTCTTCTACTCTTTTATTAAGATATAGTAAAGCTATTTCAATGTGTCCTAATGCTTTTTCATTATATATATTTGCAAAGTCACCTGATTGAAAACCTTTTAGTATATCTCTAGCTATCTCTAATAAATCATTAGGGAGTAATCCATTTTCTAGATTTGTCTCATTTCTTGGGCCGCATTGCATTTGGATTTTATTTAAATATCCATAGTTGAGTGTTTCTTCTGTTACTTGAGTTCCATTTGGAACAATCATATATTGATGATTTGCTCCACCTGGCCCAATATTATCTATTGCATAGATGTCGTTTAAGTTTTCTTTAGTTTGTATTGTATCTAATTTTCGCATTAATTCGCCTCCTTTCTTGGTTTCTATATAATCAATTCCTCTTAGAGCATATATTATTAAATCTTCAATATATAATTTTCTATTCATAAAATTAATTTTATCCATTAATCTACTTCCTTGTGTAATTCTTTTATTAATTGCAAAAAAGGAATATTTAATTCTAATGGATGGCCTTCTGAATCTGTAAAATTACATATTTTAATTTGTTCTTCAAAATTCTTTAATAAATATTTAATAAGTTCTTTATTTTGCATATTGTTACTCCTTTTGAATAAATTTATATTACATGCATTTACTCCAACCACAACTTGGACAAACTTGACAACCTCCACTATTTTCTAATTCATTATTACAAATAGGACATTTATTTGTTACTTGAGCATAAGCTCTGTCTCCATTTTTTTCTATAAATGTTTTTTCATTGTCTGAAAATAGTTGTTTTGAATTTTGTAATGAAACTTTAATATTTTCACTTACATTTTCTATTTCAATTAATTCCTTTTCAACTTCTTTAATTGCATTTAAAATAGCAGTTGGACAAGATTTCCCTTTTGATAATTTTTCTCCTTTAGCTCTAGCAGAAGTAAAAGAAGAACATGTTCCACAACCTCTGTATGCTTTTTCGATATTATTTAAATTACCACCTAGTCTTAACATTCCACTCATACTTATCACTACTGCATCTATATTATGAACACAACCTCCAGATGCACTTCTCTTAATGTAAAAATCCGTTATTTTATTTTCTGATTTGCTATATCCAACAAATAAAACTAGTTTTCCACAGCCAGTATATATTTTACGTTTTACATATATAGTATCTTGAGGAATAGGGGACCATTCTCCTCTGACTAATTCATTTTCTTTATTTTTATCATTTGTTGTCAAAATTCCTTCTCTAGCACATCCAGAGCGATAAATCGTAATACCTTTTAAGCCTTGTTCCCAAGCTTGAGTATAAATATTGTATACATCATCTATAGTTGCAGAATTAGGAAGATTAACAGTAGACGATATACTTGCATCTATATGTTTTTGCCAAACTCCTTGCATTTTAACTCTGTCTATTGGATTGATTTCCGCAGAAGATATGAAGTAGTCAGGAAGTTCTTCTTCTTTTACATTATTTTCATCTAAAAACTTTTGAACAATAGGAGTGTAAACTTTGTAATATTTATCTTTATCGTATAAAGATTCTGTTTTTCTAGTATATGAAAAAGCAAAAATTGGTTCTATTCCTCCACTTATTCCTAACATCGTAGATATACTCCCTGTCGGTGCGATTGTAAGTATTTGACTATTTCTTAATCCATATTTTTTAATTAAATTAATAGTTTTTTTGTCTGCATTTTCTTTTAGAAAATCACTTTTTAGTATACAATCTTTATATTTTGGATAAGGTCCGTAATCTCTTGCTAATAATGCAGAACATCTTAAAGCATTGTTCGCTAAAGTTTCTCCTATTTTATCACATATATCAAGAGATTCTTTTGACCCATATTTAATTCCCATATTAATAAGCATATCCGCTATTCCCATAACTCCAATTCCAATTTGTCTATAATTTTTAACTGTCTCTCTTTGTATTTTAAGAGGGTGTAACGGAAGTCCTTCATCTAAAACTTCATTCATAGCTTCTACTACAACAAAAATATCTTTTTTAAATTCATCAATTTTAAATATTCCAGAGTTTACATAAGCAGCTAAATTAAAAGAGCCTAATAAACAACTACCTCCTGCGGGTAGTGGTTCTTCCGCACAAGGATTTACTCCTGCATATTCAAAATCTTCATCATATTGTAATAAATTATAATTATCTATTCTGTCTTTATATAAAATACCTGGTTCTGCAAAATTCCAATTGTTATAACAAAGTTTTAAAAACAATTCTCTTGCATTTATCTTTTTAATAATTTGTTGAGAATTATCTTTAACAAAAAACTTACAATCGTACATCTCATTATTTTTAACTGACTTCATAAAATCATCTGTAATCATTACAGATATATTTGCTTTTGTTACTTTTGTTAAATCGGTTTTTATATTTATAAAATCTTCAATATCAGGATGATTGACATTTAATGAAATCATCAATGCTCCGCGCCTTCCACTTTGCCCTATAAGGTCTGTAACCATAGAATATAGTTCCATAAAAGAAACTGAACCAGTCGTTGTTTTAGCGGCATTATTTACTATAGCTCCATTTGGTCTTAGCTTTGATATATCAATTCCGACCCCTCCACCATATGAAAAAGTTCTAGCTAATTGTTTCGCACAATCAAAAATTCCTTCTATAGAATCTTCTGGAGCTGGAACAACGTAACAATTACTATAAGTAATTTTTTTTCCTTTTTTATGAAGTCCACGATTAGCTAAAATTCTTCCTCCAAAAATGAATTTTTTATCACGAATTAATTTTTTTAATCTTTCATTTTTATTAGACACTCTATCTAACCATTCTTCAAAAGACTCTTCTTTATATTGATATTTTTGTTTCCAAATGTCTTGTTGTAATTCTGTTAAATTCCAATTTTCCATTTAACTCCTTCTTTCTATTTAAAAATTTCGTCATTAAAATCATCTTTTAATTTAAATTTGCTTTTTTTAATTGTTTCAAATATTTCAAATATTTTATCAATACTTGTAATTTTTTCTTTTTCTACTATACATTGTACAGAATATCCATCGTCTAAATCATTTCCTATTATTATATCTTTTCTAAAGACTGAAATAGTAAAATGAATATTGTTTTCGGAATCATCATAATAGATAGCTCCATCGTCAAATTTAAAGCCTTTATCCATTAATTGTGAGTCAATTTCTTTTGAAATATAAGGCTTTGCTCTCATTGAACATGTTGCACAATTATTCATATCAATCGCTCCCTTAAATATACTTTCTCAATAAAAGAATGTTCTTCTAATTCTTCTAATGAAAATAAATAGCCTATTGCATTATCGCCCATTCTAATAACTTCTAACTCATTAGGTTTATGACTATTAACCCAAAAATTAAATTCTAATACATTAATGATATACAAAACATTTGTATATAAAATATAATAAAGAATATAATTTGCTCTAGTCTTCTCAAAACAACCGATTGAATTGTATTTTATATTACTATATTTTTCATATATAATATTTCCTGTTTCAAAAGCCAATCTGTCTGTTTTGACTTCTAGTTTTATTTTTTTATCTCCTTTATATATGATAAAATCAATATCCCATTTTTGAAATTTTCTCTCTGTTCTAACATCTTTAATTTTTGTTATAGTTTTATCCTGTTTAAGTAATTTTAAAGTTAATTCTTCTCCAACGTTTCCGAGTATAATGTCTTTGTCAAAGCTCATAACTTCTCCTATTTCAAATATTTTTTATCAACTGTTGCATAAATTTTCCCATATATTTCATCATTAATAAATATACATTTTTTATTTCCTCTAGTTGATTTTATTGTTACTTTTTTATTTTTAAATCTTATATCTTCTCCAATATAAGTCTTTATTTTGCTTTCCATAGTTTCTCCTTAGAAATCTTTTATTTTTTCGTAAAGAGATTTAAACTTTTTTTCTTTTTGTATTTCGTCTCTAAAGTTATTCCGTTGTTCAAGAGCTTCCTGATAATCTTCTATTTCTTCTGTAAGAAAACGAATTTCATCTTTAAGTTCTTCGACTTCTCGTAATAAGTCGTTTCTTTGTTCTAAAATGTCATAAAATTCTAAGTCATACATTAAACTCTAAACTCCTTGTTCTTATTTGTTACTATTTCAATAGGAGTTGTTTTATTTGCCTTGAACAATTCTTCTTTAGCTGCTAATTTAAGTTCCTCTTTACTACTAGTACTACCATGATGTAATAAAATTTTTCCTGTATTGATTTTTTTCATATAATCAATAAGTTCTGCTTGTTGTATATGAGAAGAAAAAGTTTTGTAAGAAATGATATCGCATTTTTTTTCGTATATTTCTCTGTTTATTGTAACGCTATTTAGTCTATTATTCTGAATCATACTTCCTAAAGTGTTTAAGCCACAATAACCAACAAATATCATGCAGTCATTAGGATTTAGCAATATAGATTTAGCATAACTTACTACATGACCTGCATTACACATTCCAGCGCTTGAAATTATCACCATTGGGATATCTTTCTTCTTAATAATGGTTTCGGTATCTTTAAATTCCTTAACAAAATGAAAATTGCTCCAACTTAAAACCTGTTCCCAATATTCTTTATTTTCTCCTTTAAGTATTTTGCTATAAACTCCATTAATGTCATTTAATAGTTTAGAATCGACTATAACTGAAATGTTGTCAAAATCTTTATCGTCTTTTAAATTATCATATAAAAATGACATAAGCATTTGACTTCTACTAAATGAAAAAGAAGGTATTAAAACTCGATGATTCATACTAGTATATTTTTTTATTTGTGTAATTAAATCTTTTCTTTCGTTGATTACGTTTTTCTTAGCAAAATTTCTGTCTTTATTGCCATATGTCGCTTCGAATATAGCTATGTCAGAAGTAGTTGAATATACTATATCATCCAAGAAAGGAGAGTGCTTAGAATTGTAATTAGAGCCTAAATCTGATGAATAAAATATTTTAGCAATTTTCCCACTTGGTTTCTTAATAAACAATTCTAATTGACAAGCTCCTACGCAATGATTATTTGGCAAGAATCTAAAAGAAAGAGTTTCGTTTAATTTATGAATAATATTTTTTTCAAAGATTCTAGTTTTATGAATAGTAGTATGTACATCTATTTTATTAAAGAGTAAATCTAAATTCTTTCCTTTTTCATTTATTTTTTTTACATTTTTTAAATGTATTGTATATGTGTCATTAAGTAAGGGAATCATTAATTCTCTATTGTCTTCTGTTGTTATTACCTCTCCTGTAAATCCTCTGTTGAAGGCAGTAGGAAGGTTTCCTATATGGTCTACATGGACATGATTAACAAATATATATTTAATGTTTGAAAACGGAACTTTCTCAACCATTCTTTTATTTGTATTATAGTCAGATAATATAGTAGGACCCCCTTGATTCATTCCACATTCGATTAGGATATTTTCCCTTTCGTCATCTGAATTTACATATGAAACTAGCACACATGAGCCAGTAACTTCGTCTCTACTAGTCCCTAAAAACTCAATGATAACATCATTGTTTTTCTTTTTCATGTCTAATCATTTCTCTTTCTGATTTTTTTCTTTGTCTTTAATTTCAACTGATAGATTTTCCCGTCTTCTTCAAATTCAAATTTCCATTTTCCTTGTTCTAAGAATTTGGCGACTGCAAATATTGCATCACCTGTTACATCTTCTGCATTTGAAGAAACTTTATATAATCCATTTTCAATTTCTAAGTAGTCTTTATCTACGAGGATTCTACCACTTTCATTTCCAAAAAGAACTCTTATAGGTTTTTCTTTTGTCATTTACATCCTTTCCATATGCCACCTAATCACAAGAAAAATAAAACATATTACCCTAATTAAAACACATTCTGCATTAATAGGTGGCATATTAATTATTTATTTGCTTATGTATTTTATAAGTTAATTATAGTATTTTTATTTCGGTATGTCAACTAAGAAAACTATACTTTTTCATAGTCTATTATCCAATAATCTGTTACAGATAAATTAGTCCATTCTCCGTCAATTTTTTTCTTTCTAGGTTTTGGAACTACTTTTTTTATTTTAATTGCATCGTACTCTGATAATGGTATTTTATTAAACAAAGATTTACTTATTTTTACTACCTGTTTGTTTTTATTTTTAGTATTATACAAAGTAAGTTTTGGAGAATATTTTGTATCTAAATCCATAACGACATAATATTTATTTTCTGTTATGTGACTTGTTTCATTGTATTTTTTAAAATCGTATATAACCTTTTCAATGTCGCTCACAGCTTTATCATAATTACTCATGATATCTAACATTACTTTATCTGTATCTACTTCTCTGTATTGCTTAGGAGTTTTTTTATTAGCGTATTTTTCAATAATATAAGAATATGGATTTGCATTACTAAATTGTACTTTTTTATAAAACATTTCAAATACTTCATAACATTTTCTAATATATTGTGTGTTTCCAAATTCTGCAAAATACCCCATATCTATAAGTGGGTCTAATTGTCTTTTTGAGATTGAAGTTTTTTCTTTTATATCTTTTAATAGTTCTAAAAAATTATTATAGCGTTTAGCTTGAGAAAGTTTATATAACTCTATCGCACATTGTTGATTTATATTTTTAAAAGAAGTTATATTTTGAGTTATTTCATTCTTTTCAGGAATGTATTTAAACTCATAATTATTTTCTCCAAAAGCTATTTTACCTAATTTGATGCCAAAGTTTTTCATTTCTTGTTTTAGTTCTGATACTTTATCTTTTTCTCCTTTTTTTGTATAGATGCTTAACATGACCTCATAGAATACTCCCGTATGATAAGCTTTAAGATATGCCTGTTCGACACTATCTAAAGCCATACAATAAGCATGAGAGGCATTGAATCCATATTTAGCAAAATCTAATAAGACCCTCCAAATTTTTTTTGTTATTTCTACATCATGAGTACTTATCTTATTAGTAAATCCATCTAAGAATTGTTCTTCAAATTTATCAACCAATGCAGCAATTTTTGTACTTCCACATACGGGACAGGTTTTCATTCCGTCATTTCCCGTATTTCCACATTCTTTACAATATGTTTTTTTCTTAGAAATTGATTTTACTATGTCATATGTTTCTTTTATGTCAAAGTTAGCAAATCCTAATATTTTCATTAGTTGTTCTTGATAAAATATATAAGAATATGGCATTTCTTCTGTTTGCAATAATTCATCAAATTCTTTTACATCATAATGAAAATCTTCCCTAGATAAAAATTGTTTTACTAAAGATTTAAATGAAGGTCTTATTGCAGCAATAAAAGCAGTTAGTTCAACTATATTTTTAGGCTTATACTTCATAACTTTTTTACGAGTTCCTGGTTTTTCTATTTGATTAATACATAATGTTAGTCCATTCTTATATATATCCCAAACCTTTTGATTATTTTCAACTAATTCAAGTAATTCTTTTTCGGAGTATTGTTTTATTCCTAAACGATTGTAAATTTCATTTGTTGTTTTTACTACCGAAACGATTAGGAAATCATTTTTTAAGAAGGAAAAGTAATCTATTACTCCACTTTGAATACAAGCAGTCAAAACTTGTTTTTTTGTGGTTTCTGATTTACATAAGATAACTCCAACTTCTTCTTCTATATCAAATGAGCCGACTAGACAGCCACACGGATGTGCTTTCCCATTATCTATTATTCCTAAATATTTTTTGCATTCGTCAATTAATGGAAGATATTTAGATTCTACGAAATCTTCTACATTTATTTCGTCTAAAAGTTCTCCATTTTCATCTCTTTTTGCATATTTTAATCTAGTTTCATATGCAGTTATTTGTTGAGATATTTCATTAGCTTTAGTTGGATTTATGTCACAAGCTCTAGCATACATTTTCCAAGCAGCTTTAAGTTTTAATGTACCAAAAGCTAATAAATCATAACAACAAGTTTCTCCTAATAATTCCTTTTGAGCCTTTAGGAATGGCTCTCTGTCACTTACATTAAAATCTATCCTTAATACCCTCGGTTTCCCGATATTTCTTAGGGGAGTAGACTATATCTTCACCATTTTACAGGTGTATCGAGCTTAGTCGTTGAACCCTCCTCTATTCGAGGCACGGCTGCTGATTTCCCATTCTTACACCACTTAGCACATACAATAACCCTATGTATGCTTTTATCTCAGCTTATGGCATCCTCATTATTTTTTTCTGCTTTCGCAACATTCACACTTAGATTTATTTCATTCTTATGTTGTAGTAAATGAGGCTTTAGGGTGACTCTATAAAGGTTAAATATAGAGTCTTTGTTCCAGACAATTTGCGATATGGTAATCCTATAAGTTTCCTTATAAGACGACTGTTATATTTTATAATAAATATGCTTATTTGTTTTTACACTTCCTTCTTTTTCTATCATGGATTTTATTTTTTTCTTTCCAAATCCTGTTTCTTCCATTAGAGATTTGAGTGAATATATTATTTTATTATCATCTCTTATAAAGAAAAACAGCTTTGTTTTTAATTTTAAAATTTTCTTTATCTCTTTGATTCTATTTATTTCATCGTCTAAATATTTTTCATTTTCTTCTGTTAATTCTACAATATTATATTCTAAAGAAGATTTATTTAATTCATCTCTTTTTGCTTTTGCTAATTTCACACAATCAAATTTTTCGCCAGTTTCTAACACGATAACCCTTTTAGCTCTTCCGTGATTTCCATTTGAATATTTTGGATTATTTTTTCTTTGAATACTCATTCTTTCCCTTTGTTGGTTATTCCAACGGTTTCCGTAATTAGGGTTATTTTCTCCATTGTATCTATCAATCATTTTTTCTCTTAACTTTTCTCTTTGTTCTTCTGTCCAATAGTGACCGTAATTTGGATTATTTTCTCCTCTTACAATTTTGCTCATTTTAGTCCTAAATTCATTTGTTATTAATTCTCCTCTGCCTCCATCTCCTCCTTTAGTTTTATTTGTAAGAGGATATGAAGTATTTTCTAAATAATATTGTATAATTTTAATTTCTAATTCATAAGTTTCTTTTTCTGTTAAATTTGTTTTAATTTTTCTAACGTCACATTTATGAGAATTATAATAACTGATAAATTCTTTACTTCTTTTTTTTAGCACTAACACATTTAAAACGATGTTTTCTCCCTTTTCCAACATAAAAAACTTCTTTGGTTTCAATATTGTACCATTCGTAAACATAATAATCAGTTTTCATATTTTTTAATAAGCATATTTTATAAATATTTTCCAATCAGGTGGGGTATGAGATTTTAGTATTCTGTCTTTAGTCATAAAACGTTCAGGGTACATAGTTATTTTTGAAGCGATTCTATCTACATTTGTAAATCCAAGTAATTTATTTGTATAAAAACTAACTGCACTTCCCCTTCCGCTATGTGTTAAAACTCCTCCATATTTGTTTATTCCTAAATCTATTGTTTTTTCATTAAACAAGAAATAATCTGCCATTCCGCATCCAAATATTTCAGAAAGTTCATAATTAATTTGTTTTTCATAATAAGACCATTTATCTTTTGGAACATTATTTTTTTCTTTTCTCCAGTTTTCAAATACAATATCGTGAAGTTTTTGATTTCTCTCTTCTTGAGTTAAAGTTTTATATATATTAGGTAATTTCATGGATTTATCTAATTTTATATCTTCAAATTCTAATATTTTATTTGTATTTTCTAAAGCTAAAGTTATTTCTTCATCAGATAATATTCCTTGGGTCTTAAATCTATCATATAATGTCTCATAATCTGGATAATCTAAGTAAAACCCGTCTTCTTCTTCATATATCATATTTTTGCTTTTTAAATATTCATCTCTTTCTATTTCTTGAGATTCATATATCATATGACTATCTACTCCTGCAATTATTTTTAAGTCATGTTCATAGCTTAAATCTAAAAGATGTTGATTCCATTTTTTCTGAATTTCTACATTATGTGCTTGAACTTCTAAATAAAAATGTGGAAATCTATCATTTAGCATAAGTATTATATCGTCTATATCCTCATATCTATTAAAAGCTATGCAGGCAGTAGTTATCATTATATCGTCTGGAGGAAGGCTCATAAGGAGTTCTAAATCCACTCTAGGCTTATAGTAGTACCCATCTATATTTCCTCTGCTCATAATCTTATTTAGAGCTTTTCTTCCATTATTATTTCTTGCAAGTACAACTATATGACAGTTTGATTTATCCTTTTTATGTCTATCCTGAACCCAATATAATTCCATTCCAAAAATTATTTTTATTGGAGAAAGTCCCTTTTTTTCTCTTTTTTTATTGAACTTTTCTACTTTAAGATAAGTTTCGAAATTTTCTCCTCCATATCCATGTTCTACAGTACTATAAACTCCATATCCAAGTTCTTGTATTCTATTTAAATATTGTTCAACAGAAACAGTACAATCAGGAGTCATAATATTGCTATAAAATGTGTGTTTATGATAATTAACATATGTTTTCATGAAATTATTCCTTTCTAGTAAAATGAGAGAGTAAATTACTCTCTCACCGTCTGTTAAATTATGTTTTTATTTTTAGCAGCTTGAATCCAGTTTGGAAATTCTCCTAATAATTTAGCATATAGTTCTTCATCAGATAGGTTTGCTATTTTATTTACATTTAAAAAATCTGCATTATCAACAACTCTTCCAGTCATGTCATCTAGTTTTTCTAAGAAATCAAAATCTTCATATCCAATTCCAACAAATTGCCAAAAGATTCCTAATTTTGATGCATCTTTAATAACTTTTTCTGATTTAGATTTATCCCATGCATCTCCATCTGTAATAAAAATAACAAAAGTTGGTACTTTGTCTTTATGTGACGAATGTTCTTTAATTATTGATTCCATGACAGGAGCATAATTAGTTCCTCCCATTTCATATTTTCTTAATATCTTACTACTTCTTACATAATCATGAAAATTATTTATATTTAATGAAGGAATTTGCCAAGAATCATTTGAAAATAAATGTAATTCAACTTCTCCATTATCATCAAATTTTAAACCTAAAGGTAATAATCTATTAAGAACTTCTTGAACAGACCCATTTCTATATAAACTTCTCATTGACCCAGAATAATCAAGTGCTACAACAACTCTAGCAGTTAAATTATTTAAAGGTGTTTTAGTTAAACATACTTTATTTAATGTTTCTTTTCTAAGATTAATTTTTCTCATTTGCTCACTAGTAGTTGGCATTTTGAATTCAACATCTGTAATACCTTGTGGCATTATATTTTGTGTTCCCACTTTCAAAGTTTCTTCTTTGTTTTCTTGTTTCCCAAATAATTTGTTAAATAATCCCATTCTATCAACTCCACTTCATGTTTTATTAATAATGTTTTTATTTAGGTTCGTCAACTAATTTTGCAAAATTCCAACTTATCGGAGATTTAATTCCTGTTGTCCAAGAATCCATTCCAAGTTGAAAAGCATATACTTTTCCATTTTCGAATTTTGCAAATCGTCTTTTAAGCCATCTATCATTATGAAATTCTCTTACCAATATTTTAGCATCGACTGGAACTTTTGTCCAGTCAATTTTTGGTTCTTCTTTTAATTTTAAATCATAATTATCTAATAAATAACCAATAAAACAATCTCTATAGTTTTCTAATGTACAGATTCTCTCACAATCTTTTTGTTCACAATATTTATCAAATCTGTCATTTAATTGTGTTCTATTCATATTCTCACCTCAATTTCTATTTTTCTAAAATACTTAAAATAGCCATTCCAATTACTATTCCAAACAAAAAACACAATAAATACATTATATTTTCTCCACTTAATATATAGTCAAATCTAATTCTTCATCACATTTATCACATTGTATTACAACCTTTGTAAATATCTCGTTGGGGCTTAATACAATTTGATAATAACTATGACCTGTCATTTTATAGTGTTCGTGTCTGAATTTTTCCATTTTTTCTTTTTGAGATTTAGTTAAGACATAAACTGATTGTTCTTCCAAATTTTCTATTTCTTTTTTAAGCTTTTCAATTTCTTCGTCTTTATTAAAGTTTTTTAATTTTTTTACTTCTTTTCGTAAATCAACAATTACATCTTCCAAATATTTATTGTAATTTTCTAAATCTTTAAAGATATCTTCTAATGGTTTAATAGTTGTTAATTTAAAATTGCCATTTTCATCTCTATCACAACGTTGAAATTTATAATCTACTTCTGCCATATTTATTCCTCCTTAATTACTCTTATTGGCAACTCAATAAATCCACATCTACTTGATACTTTAGGATTTTCTATTCTCAAATCACCTTTTGCAATCACAATTTATAACTCCCTTCTAAAGTTTTTTAAAGCATCTTCCAATTCGTCATCTACAATATGAGTATAAATCATAGTAATTGATATATCTGAATGCCCCAATGCTTTTTGAACTAATCGTATATTTTTAGTCGCTTTAAGTAAGTCTGTAGCAAAAGTATGTCTAAGTGTGTGACATGAAATATGTTTAGTTATTCCTGCTTTTTTTGAATAAGTTTTTATCATAGTATCCATAGTCTTGCTATCTATTGGATTATGATTACTAGTACAGAAAACCAATTCACACTTTCCAAATCTTTCGAATTCTTTTGATTTCCAAATTTGAAGTTTGTTTAACATATTTTCACTAATCCACAATATTCTATCTTTTGAATTCTTACCTTGAACAACTTTAAGCTGCCCAGTCATTAAATTTATATCTTTCCATTTTAAATGTGTCATTTCTGAAAGTCTTAATCCAGTACATAAAAATAATTCAATCATAGTTTGATTTCTGTACGGATAAAAATATCTTGTATTAAAAACATTAATTAATTGTCTTTGTTCATAATCAGTAAGAACCTCTGGTATCTTTCTTGATTTAATTTTTCTTTCCATAATAAATCTCCTTTTACCCTATTACCCATATTATATAGAGATTACGGGGTTATTAGCAAGGATTTTATTATGTTTTTAATTAAATATATAAAATATGGTGTTATTCACACATTTTTTATTGTAAACGGAAAGTTTGAAGTTTTGATTTTTTCTAATTTCAATTCTAAGAATCTCAAGGTATAAACACTCGACCATATTTTTAAAATGGCTCTCACAGGCTCTCACGAGGTCGTCTTACTGATAATTATTGTCAATTATTTTTTATTTAAAATAAAACCACTTATAGTCCAACTTTTAACATCATAATTAATACCACTTACTTTTTTAATACTTTCCATTATTTCTTTATCATCAGAATTAAATTCGATAATCCTATTATCTAAATCTAATAGATTATATGTATCTGCTTTAATAATACTTAATGGAATCGCTTTATAATAATACGTTATCCAGCCTCCATTACCCCATCCACCACAATCATGGTCCTCTAATTTATAAACTTCTATTATTACATAATTTATATTTCTTATTTCATAAACTGAACCTAAATCTAATATACTATTCATATGAATCCCTCTTACCACCATAATGTATTTTTACATAAATCATATATTTTCCATATATTTTCTATTTTTTCTTTAACGTATTCGTCTTCTCTTTTTTCGTCAAATAGGTCTAATGTTAATTCTAATTTCAAACCTTCAATCATTCTGTCTATACATTGTCTTTGTGTTAATTCTTCATTATTATATTCAAATACATGAAAGTCTAAATCAATTACTTTTTCTGCTATTTCTTTGTATCTGCACAATCTTTCATATAACAATAGTTCCATAGTACGGTCTAAAGACCATGTTTCTCTTTCATCAAAACCTATTTCTTTTCTTTCTTTTCTCCATTTTTCTTTTCTCTTGTCGTTTCCGTTCCAGCCCCAAGGAGTGTCCTTTAATTCTATACCTATTTCTTTAAGATATTTTCTGCCCATTTATTCCTCCAATACATATATATTTTTATATAAACACATAGCATTTAAGTCTTTTATATCTGTATTTGTATGCATATGTCCAAAGAACCAATATTTATAATTTGTTTGTGTTTTCACGTAATTCAAAAAATTAGACATATCGTCAACTCTATAATCTCCACCTAATTCAATCAAAGCTTTTGGAAAGCTTGTATGTGTTACTATATAATCAACATTAAAATTATGTTTTTGTAAATTAAGTATTGCATTTTGATATTCTTCGATGCTAGGAAGTTCTTGTTTCCACCAACTTTTTCCTTCTGTACGAAACTCTTTGTCAGTTGATGCTGCTCCACCAAAAGCAAAGAACTTCTTGTTGTTAATTGTATAAATTTCTCCTCTCATAAGATGTATAATATTTTCTCTTATGACTTGAACTTTCCCACTATACATTTCTGATACAGGATATTTATATAACAAATCAAAATTTTCATGGTTTCCATCGACAAATAATATCTTTATTCCTATTTTGTTCATGTAATTAAGTCTTTTTTGCTCTTTATATGAGCCATCCCAAATATGTCCAAAATCTCCACATATAATTAAATGGGTAATTCCAAGCTTTTTGGCATTATATATTTGTCTAAAATCCCTATCTCCATGAACATCTCCAGTTATTCCTATTTTCATAGTCTACCCTCACAATTATTCTCAACCTTTATAAGCACAATTTTTTACCACTGTACACCAATCACCTGATTTATATGGGCAAAATCCTTTCTTACTGCATTCGTTAGTAGATTTTGAACTGTTGTCATTTGTTGTGCTATTATAAAAATAATCTTGATACTTACAATTCTCTATACTATGACATTCTCCATTTGAATATCCCACACAACCACTTATTCCTCTAAAACATTTCATAATTCATAATTCATCTGCTACTAAGAACATATACAAATGTGTATATGCTAGATGATTCGCTGCAGTCTCACGACTTGCAGTTACTGCTTCAATGTGCATGCTTTTGTGATTACAAAGTAATACGCTACTCGCAGGTTCGTGTACACTCCACAGTCGTAAATTCCCGACTAAGCCATCGGTACATGCCTGTAAATTCCTTTCTATTGATTAGATACAGGTTTCATCTAAATAGCTTTTCCTTTCCTAATATTTTATGTTCTGCTACTTGGTTTTCGTAGACTTCTACCATTGCTCAATCTTTACCATCAGGGTTCTGCCCCATAGTTAACAAGACTGTTTCAACTTGTACTGGCTTATCTTTCCTAAGATTTCAGCGGTTTTAAGTCACCAGCTAATACTCTGGATTTTGAGTATCTTTGAGTACATTGACTCACATTTGATTATGTTTTTAGTTACTTAACATTCCTCCTTTTACGATTAAAGGTATGTAGCTATTTAAAACATCCACATACCTTTTTTATATTAACTCAATAGACAGTTGGCAACTTTTATTTTTCTATTGAGTTTTAAACTCTTGCTATAAATTCTTCTCTGTCTTTTATCATTTTTTTAAGTTGTTTTATTTCTGCCTTTGCATAAGCAACTCTAAAACCTGTTTCTCTACAAAATATATCATGTTCACTACATCTTGCAGTTGCTTTTGTTCCATCATTAAGTTTTACAACTGTAACTCCTTTTTCTTCGTTAAATATAACTTTAGTTACATCTCCTTCACTAAGAAGTGTTACATATGACGGCATTTCATAAATAGTGTTATTATTTTTCATTTGCTTTTGTTCCTTTCTTGTTATTTTCTCAAACCACTTAGGAGAGAAACTACGACTCACTCCATCTATAGAAATACTATAATTTCCCCAATGATTGACTGTTGCATCGTATATTTCGCCTTTTTTGATAAAAGCAACATTTTGTATTGCTCTAACTTTCATGTTCCCACCTCAATTCAATAATTTTTGCATAAGGTTGTTTATTCTTTTGTTGTCTAAATTCAACAATAAGTTCAACATTTAATAATCCTGTTTTTGAAATTTCATCTAAAACTTCATTATACCAAGCTAAAGAACCAAATTCTTTAGTAAATTTAACATCTCCTATTATTATGTTATAAGTTGAACTTCCTGCTCTAACTATGCTTTCAGGAGTTAAACAAACTCCTTTAAGAAGGTATTTTGGTGGTTCTATTTGATTGCACCATAATTCTTCATAATTAGCTATTTCTACTACATCTTCAAGAGGTATTTCATTTACATAAATATTTTCTACTTCCTCTTGATACTCTTGCATATCTAAATTATTGTCACAGTATTCTAAAAATTTAGGTATGTTTTCTTTTTTAATCTTATGTCCATGTGCATTATTATGTCCACGAACCCATTCAAACAATTGACTTTTTTCACAAAAAGATTTAAAATCAGATAATTGTTCTGTTTTTATACTTCTGCTGCTACCACTATAAATTCCATTATCTAAAGTGGAAATCATAATTGGCTTTTTATATATATCAAGCATTTTATTACATAATAATCCTTTTATTTCCTTTGGAACAATGTCTGTCCCATCTATAAAAATTACAGGTTTCTCATTTGCTTTTGTCTCTTCTACAATGTCATTGAGTAATGGAATAATTTCTTTACTGGATTCTCTTTGAATTCTTTGGTATCTACTACCAATAGTGTAAGTTTCTTGTTGATATGTCTTTTTATTTGGTAGTAATTCTTCAACTCCAATCATTGCATTAAAAAGAATTTCTTTTTCTTCTAATGTCCCATATCGTATAATTGCATTTATCTTTGGGCCTATTTCAAATCCAAACTCTGTAATAGAAAACTTATCTTTGCTTTTCTTTTTAAGTTTTTCTTTGAAAAGTTCAATTAATGGATTAGTTATTTTGCTTATTTTTGAACCTTGAGAAAGATAATATCTATTTTCAAAACTAAATTTCATATCACACACATCTGTAATAAGACTAAGAGCAACTAAGTCTAAATATTTACTTCTTAGCTTTATTCCTTGTTTTTTAGCCACTTCACTAAAAAATTTATATGTGACTCCAGTTCCTGATAGATATTTATTTTCTACAATTCCATTCTGACAGTTTACTAGAACAATATTATGTAAACTATTTAATTCATCCATTGGCAATTCAATTATATGATGGTCCAGTATCAGTACACTAATACCATGCGTTGAAATTTCTTTTAATAATTTAATATTATCTGAACCCGCATCTGGAATTATCAGTAATTTTACATCTGAATTTAGAAGTTTATCTACAACCTTTCTTGTAAGTCCATGAGTTTTGCCGTCTTGAAGTATATAAACAATATTTTCATATCCAAATTCGTCTGTTGTAACTTGATATACTATAGAAGAAGAACAATAACCATCTGCATCTACATCTACTAAAGTGGCAATTAATTCATTATTTTTTATTGAATTTAAATACATATCAATCCCTTTTTCAACATTATAATGAGAAATACTTTCTACCATTTTTTTAGTTGGATTTAAAAGATTATTTACTTCTTCTACAGTCAATCCTCGATTAGTCAACATGTTTGTTTTAATGTCCTCTGTTGTTTTATTTAACTTTATCTTCATATCTTAATTATATATTTTTTATATTAGTATGTCAACTAATTTTTGGAAATAAAATAAGACTATTAGAAATAATCCAATAGTCTTGATTGCATTATTTTGCTAACTCGCAATATCTGTATGGATGAATTTTCTCTGTCGTCCAAGAAGACATTCCTTCTTGATAAACATAAAAAGTTCCTTTATCATAAAGAGCAAAATGAGCTTTCTTCCATTCTTTATCTGTAGAATCTCTTACAAATACTCTTGTGTCTTTTGGAACTTTACTCCAATCTACCTTTTTTCGTTCCCATATTCGCCATGTAGTGCCATTTAAATTAATAACTACAGATGATATATCCCATTGTTCCATTCCTTCTATATGGCTTAAATTTGAATCATATGACTTTAATGGGATTCTATAATTTTTCTCTTTTATAAGAGATTCTTTATTGTGCGAAATGAAATACCAAATTCCATTTTTTAACTGTATATTCATTCCTGGACATAAGAAATCTTTTATATTTGTAAAGTCAATTCCTTCATCGTCTATTAGATAAACATTCCCTGTAAAAATACTTCTAACTAAATAAATCAATTCTTCTGTATTTTCCTCTACTTGACTCCCTAAGACAACAACTTTTTCTCCGTTTTCAGGTAATTTATCATAAGAGAATGAAGGAAGCCATTCTTTAAAATATTTACTAATAAATTCAGTATATGTTGGTCTTGTACATAGAGAATCTATAATTCTAGCATACTTATAATTATACATTTTTTATTTCCTTTCCGTTTAAGTTTGTCAACTATTTCATGATATATCTCGTATACCAATCCCTATAAGACTCTTTATTGGATTCTATATTCCAAAAATCAAGATATTCCTCAAAAGATATTTCAATCTTCCAATCACAAATATCCCAACTTTGAAACACATGTTTATATGTATTTCCGTTTGGAATTTCCTTTACATAAAATCCAATATAATCATCTGTATCATAGTTGTTTAAGTGGAGATTTTGTACAAGCTCTCTATTATATCGTCTAATGATTTTATTACTTAATTTTTTATATTTCTTTCCTGTTTTATCAAGACAAATTGGTATTTTCTTAAAGCTCTTGCTCATAAAAATCCTCCAATCTGATTCTTTCTTTGTACAATTGTTCAAATATTTTCTTACCTTTATCTGATGGACTATCCTTATAATCGAGGATATTATTGGTATCCCAAATAACATAAACATCAACAATCCCTCTTAAGTCCATTGTAATTTTCTTTATTTTTTCTTTCCAAATATAATATTCTTCGTCCCCCGTTTTTTGAAATTGCTTATCAAAAGCTATTGTAATATCTTTAACTCCATTGTCTATAAGAATTTTCTTTTGAAAAATATTTAAAGCACTTCCACAAACTGCTACTGCTAAATTTTTATCTCTATAAAATGAATCCATCTGTAAAACAGATTTCTCACCTTCAAAAATAATTACCTTTTTCTTTTTTTTAATGAACTTTTTATTAAAATTAAATCCATATAAATTCTTTGATAATGCATGATTATAAGATACTCCATGATAAGTCAAAGGAATATACTTTCCATATTTTTCAGATACCTTAGAATCTAAATTTCGAACTCTAATCCCTACCACTCTATGTCGAGAGTTCCAACAAAAGTGTGGAATTATAATTTGATTACGTTCTATGTCATATCTTATTTCATATTTTTGCATAGTTTCTTTTGTAATGAATTCAGATTCCCAACACTTAATAGTTCTGTTACTAAATATTCTATGAAGGAATGGTTTATCTATTGTAGGTAAAAATTCTATCTCAATGTCGTCTACAGTTTGTTTTTCAACATTCTCTATACTTGAATCAAAATCAAACTCATAACCTTCTCTTCTAAGATTTACAAATTCTAATATAATATCAGTAGCAGCAGATTCATTACAGTTTTTATTTTTCATAACTAAATCAAGAAGTGACCCGATATTATTACAATGAGTCCTACAAAAGAAAAGATGATTACTTTTAAAATAAACTAAGTTATGGCTATCTCCACCATGACAAACTTCTGTAGAAAAGACTAATCTCTCGTTATTTTCAAATAAAATGTCGGCATCAAAGACTATTTTCATGAAGTTAACGATATCGTTACTTGAGAAGGAATTTATTATTTGTTCAATCAATAACTAAGTGGCCCTCTATATACATGACTAACATAGCCAATTTCTTTAAACCAGCCTGTTGTCCCATTGAATCTTAATAAAATAATCATTCCATCTCCCCCTCTTCGTGATTTTGTAAGAAATACAAGTCTATAGTCTTTCTTTAAATCTTCTTCATCAAATTGTATATATTCTCTTTCATATTCTTCTGTTGCTTCGTTGTATTTAAGCCTATATGGATTTAAATAATATTTTTTATTTTTTTCATCTAGTTCTAAGTCGTTTATTACCCTTCTAACGAGAAATAATAAATCTGCCACAGTAACTATTGCCTTACATTCAGAAAGCTCTCCTACGGTCAAATAAGCGTTTTTATCAGTAGTAGCGGGAGTTAATTGCATAGTTAAAAAAGTTAATATTTTATATTTATTTCCAAATTTATCTATTTGTTTCGCATTTTCTAATATTTTTCCAACATATTGTGCATCTGCCATATCTTCACTTTTGAAAGTATCTACCAGTATTCCAGTATATCCTTCATGAGTTACTAAACTTGTTGCTACTTTTAGAATTTCACTAATGTCAAAGTCTTCTAACTCATAAAAAGTCAATAGTTCGTCATATTCTCTATCTTGAAGGAATTTTTTAACTTTTTTCATAATTTCAAGACTTTCGGCATCAAATTCTCCATTAACAATGTCACTTCTTCTTAGGTTTTTATATCCAAATACATTATAAGCTACAAATGAATATAAGATAGTCTTAAAATATAAAGAGCCTTGTTCATTGGAGAACATAACTATTTTCTCTCCTTGATAGATAAGCGGTAGAATAATATCAATGAAAGTTAAAGTTGATTTCCCTATACCTGAATAACCAGCTATAAAAGAAACTCCTCCACCTTTGCCCATTCCTGATGTTTTATTAGAAGTAAGAGGAAGTCCATAAATATATCTTGGCTCTTCTGAATCTCCCATCCCGATTTCTTTGTCTGTATATTCAAATATGACATTGTATGGAGTTCCTGCTTCGACTTTATCTTGCAAGTTTATTATTTCTTCATCACTAAACAGAAGACTTTCTCTTTTGTATTTTTTATTAATAGATTGAACTTCTCCTTTTGCAACTATTCCTTCGTAAAAAGCTCCAACTTCTGCACAAGTCCATGTAGAAAATAAATCTAAAGGAGAAATCATAGTTCCCTCTATTTCAATTTCTTCAACTAAATCAATGCCTTTTTCATCTAAATATAATAAATAATTATTTTTTGCTAAATTATCTATATATGCATCTATATTGTTTGGATTTGAGTTATCTATATATTCTTCTATTGCATCCCAACCACCATATTTTTCATATTTAATCTTAGATTCTTTGTTCCCTGAAATTAATTCCATGATGCTAAATTCATCTAATTCTTTATATTTTTTACTGATAGTTTTTGCTATGTTAAAAAAGAATTTAATTTCTTCAATTCTAAAATCTTTGTCACTTATTTTATTGTAAGTTCCATAAAAATCTAAGTTGCTTAAGAAACCTCCTAAGACAAGAGATTCTATTTGTTTTCTATTCTTTGTTATTATCTTGAAGTTTTTCATTTATTTTATCCCTCAATGTTTTTCTTCTATTATTTTTTACCTTTGTTTGCTCTTTAAAAACTTCTACAGTTGGAGTATATTGCTGCTCCATATCTGCTCTAGTATTATCTTTGTGAATCCTAGCTATGTTGTTTTCTATTACTGCACTAAGATAACACAATTTTTGATAAGGTGTCTCTATGTCATACTTCATTTTACTTTCAAGATAAATATCATTAACCATTTCAACTAAACAACAATATATATCTGTTTTTGTGTAACCTTGATTCAAAATATCATTCATTTTCTTTGCTTTACTGCTATGTGCTATTTTGTCTTTTGCTAAGACATCAAGTGCAAACATGATAGTTTTCCATGTGTCTAAATCTATTCTATACTGTCTTGCCTCTTCTTTATTGCAAAAATACCAGTTTTGAGTTTTACTCCCTACAGAAACTTCTTGCTTAAAAGCCTCTGTATTTAAAATTTTTTTATTACAATATTTACATTTAACAGTTCTAGCCATAAAAAATAGGCGAACCCGAAAGCTCACCTATTCCTTTTCTATAGTCTATTACCTTTTGTCTTTGTTGGAGTAGCTTTAACTGGTGATTTTCCACTATTTGAATTTCCGTCATCGTCCTCTACTTTGAAAGAAATGCATAATAATGATTGCAAAGTATAACGTTTTAAATAAGTCATAGCAGAACCCCAAGCCTGTATATCTGCTGGGTTTTTTGGAGCAAAGGTAGTTGAATCATATTCTATAAATTCTCCATCCTCATGGAAAAGAATTGTTTTTACTGTAAGTGTTGGTTTCTTATCTAATCCCATTTTACCATTAATCGGAGCTTGTACGACTACTAAGCCATGTTTTGCTAGGATTGGTCTTGTCTCTTTTATTATCGTAGATAAATCTGCATAACTAGAATTGAAGAAAGGGTTTTCACTACTTTTTTCAACCTCTTTTAATTCCATTTGTGTAGCTACCAAAGCAGGAAGTAATTTTCCTTTGTTAAGATTGAATTTAACTCCCGATTCTTTTTGATAATCTTCTATTATAGAACTCAACATTTCATTTTCTTGTGATAAAACAGTCAATCTTTTAAGTGTTGCTTCTTTTTCTTTTTTTAGGCTTTCTAATTCTTCATTAACAACTTGTGTTTCTTTTATTTCTTCCATATTTACTCCGTTGCCAAAAATCTATAAATATCTATAAATCTTGTTTAATTCCCTGTTCTACGAATTCGATTTTGGAAATTATAAATAACAACCTACTTTCGTTTGATATAACTCTCCAAGGGCGTAAATTTGGATACAACGCATCCTACATATTAGCATTATCTTATTAATGATATTATGCTAATTTATATTTAGAAAGATTAATACTTGCATTTAAATCTCTATCAATCACAAGCCCACAATTACACTTGTATACTCTATCGGATATCTTTAAATCCTTCTTAATCTCTCCACATTGGCTACAAATTTTTGACGATGGATAAAATCTATCTGCTACGACTAACTTAATTCCTCTAAAATTGCACTTGTATTCAAGTTGTCTTCTAAATTCATAGAATCCTTGTTTTCTTATAGCATCAGATAAATGTTTATTTTTCATCATATCAGAAACTGCTAAATCTTCTATTACAACTCTGTATGGTTTGGTTTTCACTATACTTGTAGTAGTTTGATGAAGATAGTTATTTCTAATATTAGCTAATCTTCTATGTGTCTGTTGTATCTGCTTTTCAAGTTTTATAATATTTTTAGTTTTGACATACTCCTTTCCTTTTTTATTTTTTTCATACTTTCTACTTATTTGTCTTTGTAATCTTTTTAGTTTCTTTTCGATTTTTTTGACTGTACAAGTTTTATTTATATTTTTATATACTGTGCCATCAGAACAGATTGCTAAGTTTTTCAATCCTAAATCTATTCCTAATGATGCATCTGTTAATTCTTCTTGGATTTCTTCCTGTTCTATACCTACTGATAAATACCAATATTTGTTATCATAACTTATTCTTGGATTGCTATATTTAGCTCCAATAGATAGTTGCTCATTAGTTTTAATCCAACCTATCTTTTCAATCTTAACTAATTTATTATCCTTGACTTTAAGTTTAACATTGTCATGATAAAAAGACTTCTTACTTCTTTTTCTACTTTTAAATCTAGGTTTACCTGACAATCCTTTAAAGAATCTTTTATATGAATCACAGGCATCTTTTACAGCTTGTTTTGCAACATTATTAGATACTTCATTTAACCAACTTAAGTCAGTTTTCTTTAATTGAGTTATTTCTTTTCTAAGAACACTATCAGGTATGAATTTACCACCACCTTTATAATTTTCATCTTGCCTATTTAAAGTCCAATTATAAATAAATCTTGCAGTCCCTACTGATTGCCATATTTTTTCTTCTTGTAGTTCACTTGGGCACAATCTAACTTTCTTTGCAAGTATCATCTTCTATCAACTCCTTAATCATTTTCTTAGCTTTATTAGCTCTTTTACCTTGAAGTCTACAGCTAAATACAGTGATTATCTGAATTAAATCTTCAACTAATTCTTGTTCTTCTGTCCTCTCGGTATTATCTATAATTTCAATAGTAGTCCCATACTTATCACAAAGATTTTTTATTAATTCATATCCAAATCTAATTAATCTATCTTTATGAAGGACTACTATCTTATCTATTTCTGAATTAGTAATCATATCTATTAATTGATTTAATCCTTTTTTATTATAGTTTATTCCACTTCCAATATCAGAAATAATCTCGAATTGATAACCTTTTGCATACATATATGTTTTTACATTTTCAATTTGCCTTTCAAGGTCGTCTTTTTGTTTATAAGAACTAACTCTGCAATAACCAATAATTTTTTTATTTTTAGATTCCATATTTTTAAGTCCTAAGAAATGATTAAGTTGTTCTTGAGAATAATACCTTGTTCCGCCTACTGTTACATGATGCGGTTTTAAAGTTCCTTTATTATCCCAATTTCTAAGTGTTTGAACCGTCTTGCCTATTTGGTTCGCAAATTCTCCTATTGAGTAATATTTCATTTATTTATCACCTCAATAGTATTATATCGAAATCTATAAAATTTTACAATATATTTATAGATATTTATATATTTTATTTAACTGTTAAAACCCTTCCTAGAATGGTATGTCATCGTCAGTTATTTCCATTTGTGATGATGTGTCTACTTCTTCTTGTTTCTTCTTAACCCATTTCTCTTTAGCTCTAGCTAATTCTTCTTCATAGGCTTTTTCTTGTATTTCAACAAGTTCTTTTGTAAAAGGATATTTTTCATCTGAACATATTTCTTTATCTAATATAGAAAATTCTCCATTTTCAAGAGTTTCTTGTACAGGTGGTTTCCCTCCTTTTATTTCTAAAAAGGATTCTGTTTTCCTAGTGTTACATTCACCAAATGCACCTGTTTCTTCTACCATATGAGAACTAAATTTTCCTTTAAAGAAAGCTACATCTCCAACTTTATACATTTTTTTGAATACTTCTATATTGTCATAAGTTCTAGCTTTAACTATACTCCAAGCAGCATTTGTTCTGTCTTTTTTAACCCATTTGTTTATAGCTAAAGTAACTAATAAATAAGGTTGTCCGTTTAGAGAATCTTCCATTTCTACAATTTCTTTTATAAGAGCATATGCTTTCCAGTTTTGAGTTTTATAGATATTGAATTTACTGTCTGATTTTCTATTACAGAATTGGCAGTCTATTCTATATCCTTGCACTAATTCGCCCTCTTTATTGTAGTAAACATTTCCTATTAAAGAACCTGTACATCTAACTAATTCTCCACCTTCTTCATTTTCTGCTCTAGTTTCTAGGTCATTCCCTAAAGTTTTCTTTCTCATATAATCTTGAGAAGGTGTTCCGTCAAAGTTAAATTTTCTTGAATTAATATCAACAACTTTACTTTCGTCTTTTCCTGTTTCTACTTGAATTTGATATGATAACATTTCATTGTCAAATTCAACTCCATCTGCATCTTTAGATTTAATTGGAGTTATTCTTGGATTAAATAAATCAAGAACTTCCCCAGATATAACTACTTCATTAAATTTTATTTTAGCCAAATATATCAGCTCCCATCTAAATATTATTTATTGTCATTTAAGATTTTAGTCCCTGAGTTTTTAGCGACTTCTAAAGCAGTATTATTTATTTTTTCATAAGCTTTATCTAACTTAGAAGATAAATCTACATTTCTTTGTTTTTCAGTTGATAAGCTATCTTCTAAGATTTCTATTTTATTTTGCATTTTTTCTATTTCAGCACTATGTTTATTTTCTAAAGTTCTCTTTTCAAACACATTTGATTTAGATTCGTCTTTCTTACCTTTTTCTAAACCTTCTTTGTATTTTTCTTCTGCAAGAAGTTTTAACTCTGTTATTTCTTTATATAAATTAGAAATTTCTTCTTCTTTATTTGCTATGTCATTTTCCCTAACTTCAACTGCTCTTTCTTTTTCTCTGATAGCAATTTCTCTTTCTGTCTTTTGAGTTTCATATTCTCTTTGTTCTGCTTTTCTCTTTTTATCTCTTTGGAATATATATTCTTTTTCTTCCTCTTCTCTTTCTCTTTGAGTTTCAAGTTTTGAAGTTTTTATTTCTTCGTTAATAGATTCTAATTCTGCTTTATGTTTTTCTAGTTCTTCTTTATGTACTATTTTTAAAGCATCTAAAGTATTTAAATTAACTTCTATGTCATATAAATCTTTTATTCTTTTCTTTATAGACACTTCTTCTTCTTTTAAAGCATTATATCCGTCTATTATTTCTTGTGAAAGAATTTCTTTCCCTACTAGGTTATTCGCTTTTACTTTTCTTTCTGTAGCAACTTTTTCTTGAGCTACATCTACTGCTGTTTTCTTAGAGTTTCTTTCTACTTCAAGTTGCTTTTCAACTTCTTGTAATTTTTCAAATATTTCTGCTTTTGTTGACTTCATGTTTACTTTTGCCATTTTTTTACCTCCTAATTTCTTTCTAAATATTTTTTATTTATTGTATAAAGAAATCATAATATGGTAAAGATTTAAAGAAAGGAATTAAATCTTCGGACCATTCACTTAGCTTATGTTTTTCTCTTTGGGGAATCATAGTTGTTAATTGTAAATAATTCATTGTGATGCCCATTGCCATACTAAACCCATCTGGCAAACTGTTAATAATTCTTCTCCATATTTGTTTTTTCTTATCTTTATCTGATTCCATATTATATTTTTCTTTTAAATCTTCAATAACTGCAATACATCTTGGGTCAACTTCATCACTAAACATATCGTTTAAATTAAATTTTAAAACTTTATGCATAGTAGATTGGCTTGATATTATATCTGTAAAATGATACCTCTGTAGTTCCTTTAGCCAATATAATGGGAAGTTAATAATCATGTTAAATTGAACCCCTTTAAATAAAGAATTATGCCCACTTCCTACTGAAACATTACCTAATGTTCTACCTCTTTTACAATATACATCTAAGGATTCACATATTGAATTTATTTTGTCCATTTTTTGTTCTAAATTTATTCCTACAATCCCAAATTCATTAGATAAATAATTTAAATCCATATCTAAAATAGATTTATTAAGTCTTATTTGTTTTACTTCCTTATTGAAAGTAAAATATACTTTATTTTTCCATATAACTTTTAATTTCCATTTTAAAGATTGTATTTCATCTTCTAGTCCTTCTTTAGTAGGAACTTTATCATACATAGGCAATCCCCCTATGACTAAGCTTTCTGCTAAAGAATCTATTATTAAGTTTTCATTACAATATAAAACTTTTAACATTTTTGCCCTCCTTCCAATCTTTATATATTAATTATATATTTTTTATATCAGTATGTCAACTTAATTTATAAAAAAATGGTAACTAAAATTTTAGTTACCTAGAAAACATCTTATAGCTTACAGAAAGCTGCAATTCTATCTATTACAGATTCTATTCTATCTAATTTTTGCTCCATTCTGTCTAATCTTTCTTCTATATCTACATCACATTCTTCATCTGAATCAGTATCTACATCAAATATTTTATTTAAAAAGTCTAAGAAATCTAAACTCTTATTTACTGTTTCCTTTTTCTTTTCTTCTTTATCAGATATTTCTAATTTTGTTTTTAACATATCAGACAATATATCTTTTTCTATATCTGTTGAAATTTCTTTATACATTGTTGCTATTTTTTCTACTATTGGATTATTTGTTTCTCCAGTTCTTACAAAGTGATTTTTGAATGTAAGTTCTGAAATTCCAAATAATTCTGCATCAGATGACTCTAGTGGCCCAAATAATGTAGTAGCTATAGCTCCTTTGTGTATAAGGGCGAATTCTTTATTCATCCATTCTGTCCCATTATCTCCTGGGAAACTTCCAATTCCTTTTTCTAATAATTTGTAAACTTCCATTTCTTTGTCTCCTCCTAAAAGTTAATTTTATTTGTTTTTAAGGTTTGAGGGTTTATGACTAAAACTTTTTTATTATTCTCTAAAGCATATCTAACACAGTTGTAAGTTCCTCCATGTTTCTCCTCATTCCAACAAGCAATAAGAATATCGCAATTATCTACCATATATTGGTTTCTTAATTCCATTTTATATGGATGATATTTTCCAATTTCTGCCTTATTACAAGTATAACCTTCTATTGTATCAATTGCAAATGATTTATAACAATTATTTACAATATATAACCATTCTTTTATTTGTTCTTTACTCCAAGCCTTATATTGCTCTTTAAAAGGAACACATACATAATCTTGAATATTTGGATATTCATTTTTTCTAAAGTTTATTAAGATTTTTGCTACAAGTGTATCAAATCCTAAAGCTCCACCTGTATAAAAATCATTAGAACCATACTTTTGAATTAACCATCTGATAATTTGCTCAATTTTAAGTTCTAATTCAATATATTTATAGGCATTCATATCATACCCATATAAACCATTTGGTCTATGTCCAGTAAATGCAACCTTATAAGAAATCATTCATATCACCCAATATTTCATCTATAAAATTTACCGCACCAATTGGGAATCCTGCGGCATTATTATGTCCTCCACCACCATATTTTTTGGCGATATCTCCTAAATTAACTTTATCTATACCTCTAAGGCTTGTAGTATGGTCTTGTAACATAACTACAAAATCTATGTCAGAATTCTCTTCACAAATTCTATTTCCTATTTCTGAATAAAATCTATCACAGAATATAACTCCAACATTATAACCTTCGAATTTAGTTTTCTTTAGTGATTTGTTTTTCTTTTTGAACAAATCATCTATTTCTCTTTGTCTTAATTTTAATACATGCCTTTCTGCCATTCCAAAGAAACTAGAATCGTCTCCATATAGTTCATAGTTTTCAAATTTCTTTTTAATTAACTTTGAAAATTCTTCAAGTCCATAAATGTCAAATAACATATTAAGCTCTTTTGCTTCTAATATATTTTCTTCTTTCCATTGCCATGTGTCCCAATAGGTTACTAGTTTTACAAATTTCCAAAGAACTTTATTTGTAACCATTTCAAACATTTTTCTACCTTTGTGGAAATCTTTATCTTCCTCCATTGATTGATAAAGGAAACTTGCAAATAATTGAGTTCCACAAGTCTTTGTTCCATCTGTATCTCCTATAAGAACTTTAGCAAACGGATATTCATTTAACCAAAGTGCAGTTGGATGATGGTCTAATAAAAGAACATTCATATCTGATTCTTTAACTTTTTCTGCATTTTCTTTATTGATACTTACATCTGTTAAAATTATCATTTCATATTCTCCACTAGATAATGTATCTGAAAAAACTTTATCGACCTGATGATTACTGCAATAACTTATGTCTATTCCATTCCCTAGTATGTAGCTTGCAATAATCCCACACCCAACTCCATCTAAATCATTATGAGTTATAAGTTTTAGCATTTTCAACCTCCCTTGTATATTTATATATTAGCATTTTTATAATAATATGTCAACTTCTTTTTTTAATAAAGAGGAGAAAATCTCCTCCTTACTTTTATAATTCTACTAATATTCGATATACCTTAATCCCTAATATTTCTGCTGTTTCTTCTACGATATCACGAATAAGTATATTTGGTACTTCTATTTCATCAACAGATACGATAATTTCATATTCGTCTTTTTTATATTGTTTTCTGATGTTTACATTATAAAAAGCAACATCGTCAACTCTGTAGTCCTTTAATTTATCTTTTTTTCTTTCGATGACTTTCTTAACCATATTATTGAATCTTCTACTTGTCATTCTCATTTTATAACCCCCTCTACATACATAAATAATAGCATTTTTATATTAAACTATCAAGTGGATTTCTAAAAAAATAATATTTTTATTTCAATATTTGTTTGTTTATTTCTGCAACTAAATTATTTATTTTATCATAATCTAATTTCTCAGGTAAGCTGCTTGTCTGTAATGCATCTTTAAATTCTTCTTCTAATTTTTCTGCCATATTATAAATTTGTTCATAAGAATATTTGCCATTTCTAATATCTAATAATAACTCCCTGTCGTCCTCTCTGTAAGTTTTAATTCCATTTCCTTGTAATATATCAATTCCCATTAAATAAAGTCTCACAAGGTGCATAGAATGTTTCAGAAGATGTTGTTCGTCTTTCTTTTTATTTCTGTGATTTAATTTTCCATATTGTTTTAAGGTTATTGCCATTTCATCTAACATTTTTTTACAGTCTCGTAATGGATAATTTTTTAAGCACATGTCTATCATAATTTCCTCTTCTAAATCTTCTTTATTTGATTTTTCTATGTGCAGCTTTAATTCTCCGTTTGTTATTGGAGCATATGATTGCTCGAAAGTAGACATTCTCTTTTCAACAGACTGTAAAATATGTTTCTCTTTTTCTGTCTGTTCTAAATCATCTCGAGCTATTGCATTTTTTAATCTTCTCAATTGATTTTGAGCATATCCTAAGAGTGCAGAATGAACTTTTCCTTTTGTTAAAAATAAATCTACATTATCTTTAAGCATTTGTCCCTCTTTAGATATCTTAAATATATCCTGTTCTCTAGTCCCTAATATTTCAATTGTATTAGGATTTGCATTACATAATAATTGAATCATTTGTTTTAAGGGATACATAACAGTATCTGTTTCATTATCCGTAAGAGCCTTGTCGCAGCAAGTCATAGATAGTATTTCTAATTTAGATGGTAAAAATATGCCCCTTAAATCAATGTCAGAGCCCTCTACATTTGTTCCATATGCATAGCTACCTCCGTAAGTTAATAAGGCTATTTTATTTGTTTTCTCAATTTCTTTTAAAAATTTATTCATAATTTTCCTCCTTAAAAATATTATACTGTATGAATGGTTTAGTAGTATGTAGTCTAATAATAATAACAGTCGAGCAATAAAAAATATACTATCTGGTTATATTTTTCTATCTAATTAACTGTTTTTAACATAAAATTTAGTGTGAGGTTTTAGGCTATTTTTCAAAACTTAGTGTGAAACCTTGTTCTTTTTGTTAGAAAAATACAATTTTTCAATAGTTTCTTTGTTTTTATCCACATCACTTCCTTTCCAAATCAATAGCGGATTAGTTATAAAATAATCTACTTTTTCATCTTCTCCTTTGACTATTATTCTTTTAAATAAATGGTATTTTTTATCGTTAAATATTAACTTGAATTTTAATAAAGAATTTTCAACTCTACTCATTTGTTCGTAGCTTGTTTTAATTTTAAGTAATTCACATATATCCCTCAAAGATAATATATCTAAATTATCTATATCTAGTTCATCTGGATTTCTACATAAAATATTTGTTTCGTAATGCAAAAATGGAATTAATTGAAAAACATATGACAATTGTGTGTGTTGCCTACTAGTTGAATTTTGATAGAAAAATCTGGTAGAGTCAATAAAAATTCTAGTATATTCTTTCTTTTTATAAATACTTTGCCCTTTAGAAAAATATTTATTTGATAAATAATATTTCTTATTGTCTTCAAATAATATTCCCTTTTCTTTTATTTCATTAAAAAATTTAAGAAAAGATGGGTTTGAAAGTCTCATTAGATTTTCTATATCTTTTTTCTTCAATGGTTCTAATTTGTGATTCTTTCCGTATTTTACTAATAAATTTGAATCCCTGTTATTATAATCAATATATGTAGCTAAGTAAATTAGTCTCGTGATTGTGGGTCTTGTTAAATTTAAATTATTAAATAGCAATTCATTTTTTACATAACAAACATGAATAAATCCACCTAATTCTCTACAATGCTCTTTAAGTTCGTCTTTTTGATTTATAATAGCTATTTGTTGAGGAGTTAGATTCTTTACAACTCTTACTGTTTCATTGGGTTTTATATAACCAATAACATCTTGCCCTCCTGTTTCATTTTCTTTGTAAATTCTTTTGTAGTTTGGCATCTGTTCATCTCCTTAAAAAAATGGACCCAAGGGGAATTCTTGGGTCTGAGGAATATATTAATGATATATATTATTGATAACTAAATACTGGGGAGAGTATTTAATTGAATATATATACATTATATATTTTTTATTTAAGTTTGTCAACTAAAAATCATAATTTATTGCTTCTTCTTCTGTTATAAAGAAATGAATACCTGGAGCACACTCAATCCATCTGTCTTCTTCAAAAGAATTTGGCTCAACTATTTTCCCAATTTCATATTTTAATGAATTTTCGGAACATAAACCAAATTTACTATAAGCAATTTCGTATTTTATATTTTTATCTTTAATACTATAAATATCTAAAACCTTTACCTTACTTGCTCTGCATTTTCTACCACAAGCAGAATTTCTTAAACTATCTTCTTGTATTTCCAGCTTTATAATTACAGGAAAATGTCTTCCTGGAGTAATACAACTAAGTGCTTTTTTGTATCCAATAAAAGAACCCGTTTCTGGAACTATAGGATATAGATTGTTTCCACAATTAGTTATTTTCTTACTTTCCTTCATTAATAAAGAAGTGTTCCTACATATATTTGTAACATAACTATTTTCTACATGAATCTTTTCTAGCGTACAGAAGGGAGAATCAGTAAAAATTTTATAAATACAACAAAATAAATGTAATGTTCCTATATTTGTAGTATCTGAAAGAGTTATGTTCACAATACTTTCAGACAATTGTAAAAAGAAAATTGTTGAATTAAGAAGACCTATTGTTTTTATTTCTTCTGCACAAACTGTTCCTATTTTAGATTTTTTTATTCTTAAATGTTTGATTCCTTCTAATTTTATATTCTCTATTTCACAATGAGTTATATGAATTTCACAAATTGATTTATTCTCATTATCTAAATAAATTAAATCTGAAATTTTTGCTTGAATGTTTTCAAAAAATATTCCTTTAATTCTTTCTTCTTCTAAATTAAATTTTTCTTTTCCATAATCTAAAAAATCTTCAAGTGTTGTATAACCTCTTTTCCCCTTTTTAATCTTAATTAAATCGTAATCTTTTTGAGTTATCGTTAAAATTGCCATTTTTTCTTTTTCAAAACCTCCTCGTTATATTTCTCTATTCCTTCTAACGTTGCATATAATCCAAGGCCCAATTCTGAATCTCCAATTACATTTTGAATATCTTTAATTCCAATTTCTATAGATGTAATAAAATTCGTATTGTAATATTCTCCTGTGTCCATTTTCCAAATTGGTAATTTCATTTGGTAATATAAAAAATTCTCTTCGTCTAACGGGCTGTATCTTTCTAAGGTTCTTTTTCTGTATGCTCCATCCGAAAAATGTACCTTTAATTCATATTGAAACCATTCTTCTTTAGTTATTTCTTTTCTCATTTTGTCCTCCAATTTATATTATTGTTGTTTCCTATTCTTTCATTAGTTCTGCGACATCGTTTTCAAATATCTTGCAGCTGATTTCGTACAGTTCAGGAATCATGCATAATATTTTATCTATATATTCCATTTTATTAGTTTTAATTTTTGATGTAATTTTAATATATTCATGATGTCTATTTTCATTAATTGATTTGACTTCAAGATTATTCATACGTCTTTTTAAATCTATGTGGTATTTGTCTTGGAATTCTTTATATAAAAGATTATATCTGTCTGAATATCTACCGTTTGAATTATGATTTATAATTTGTTTTATTCTTTGTCTTTTTTCTGCTAAAGATATATCTTGACAAAGACCAACAATAACATCCTCTTTATGGTCTACTTCAATTTCTAATACTTTAGCTTTTTCTTCTGCTATTTTTCTTTGTTGTTGTTCTTCCTTTAAATTTTGTAGTAATCCTATTAAAAAATCTGGGTTTGATATTGCTTGTTCTAATACATTATCCGTCATATATGTTCCATGTTTTCTTATACTTGGAAGAACTTCATCTGTTATCCAGTCTTGAAATTTCTCTGCGGATTCTTTATGGGACTTAAAAATAAGCTTATAAACACCAGATTCTGTTAAGAAGTTTTCTCCTGCATTATTTAATTTTCGGAAGTTCATATCTTGAACATCTGAATTTGTAAGCTTAATAAATTGTTTTTGATTCATATTTTGCATATGTCTTCTAACTGTTACATCAGAGATTTCTAAGCATCTTCCAACATCTCTTGGATTAAATAGAGCTTCATTGTTATACATTAATACTTCTAATTCTTTTCCTTCAAAATTAAATACTTTTATTAATTCATTCATTTTTGTCTTCTCCAATCTTTATAGTTTAGTCAAATACTTAAAAAAAATAGGCTCAAGGGGGATAATCTTGAGCCGAGATAGATAAGATATATGAGGAAATTTGTTATTTGTTAAATTCTATTAAGTATTTAACTTAATTATATTATATGTTTTTTATACTAGTTTGTCAACATTATTTTTTAAATTTAGCTAACTTTTTTCATATCTGGATTTGCCTTTTCTTTCATTCCTTTTTTTATATCACATATTATTCTTCCAACATTCTTGGCAGACATATTATATTTTTTAGCAATTTCTTTATGTGTAAACCCACCTATTTTAGCTAATTTAAAAATGTCTTTATCTCTTTCTGAAAAGCCTTCTAAAATATCCTCTTCTATATCCAAAGTAGAATAATTCTTAGATTTGTACATAAGTCTATCAATAGATGTAAAATCTGTTTCTTCTCCGTCATCGTCTAATGCATCTAAACTAATGCCATTATATGAGATTTGTTTCATGCTATCTATATCTTTTAAAGACATTCCTGTCTTTTTAGATATTTCTTTATCTGTAAAACCATTATTTGCTAATTTAATTACCATATCTCTTTTCTTAGGTATGTCTCTCTTATATCTAATTCCACATCTGACTTCTCTAAAAGTGTTTTGAAATTCTCTTTTCATGAAAAGTCTTAGCCAATATGAAAATTTTATATTTACATTTTCATCAAATTTATTTGTAGCTTTTATTAATGAAATATATCCAAGCTGTAAAATATCCTCATATTCCCATGCGGAATCTATTCCAACATAATTCATGAAATATCTATTTACTAAAAATGGTACAAGGCTCATATTATCTGTTACAAAGTTATTTCTTTCTTCATCTGTTTTAAAATTCATAATAGCCTCCTTTATCTGATTTCAAAATATTTATATAGATTTTTTATTTGAGAATATCCTAACTTCTTGTCATCAACATATAGATATTGGACTTTGCCGTCAACTCCATTTCTGAAATTACTTATTTGTCTATCTTGGCAACGTTTTGAATAGAAACCAAACCCATGACACAGAGTTTCTCCTTCAAGAGATAACAACTGGTCCATAGTTTTTGTATTTCTTAACTTATCATTTAACTCATTTCTCTTTGTTCTATATAGCTGCATGTCTTCCTGCCACTCAAAATATGGACAAATATACCCATATCGAGATATTGAAAGTTTTCACAAACTTTTCTTACTGTTTCATCCTGTATGCTTTTGTGATTACAAAGTAATACACTACTCACAAGTTCTTGTACAGTCCACAGTCGTAAATTCCCGACTAAAGCCATCGGTACATACCTACAAATGCTTGTTTATGCTATTTTGTAGGATATTGCATCTCTCAAATTAAGACTTGCATTATAATCTCTATCAGCATGGTATCCACATCCACAAATATATTCTCTGTCAGAAAGTTTTAAATCTTTATTGATACAACCACATTCATGACACAATTTACTCGATGGATACCACCTATTTACAATTCTTAATTCAATTCCTAATTCTTTGCATTTTGTTTCAAGTTTAGTTCTAAATTCATAGAATTTCTGTGAAGCAACTGCCTTAGAGAGATGTTTATTCTTCATCATTCCTTTTACATTCAAATCTTCAATGGTAATATAAGATGGCTTGGTTTTCACTATCTCATTTACACATTTATTGATATAATCAGTACGAATATTATCCATTCTTTGATGAAGTTTCTGTACCTTTAAGACTTGTTTTTTAATATTTTGCCTAGTGGCTTCTCCTTTCATTTTATTGTTGCGTTTCTTTAATCCTTCGTATTTTCTCGATAGGCAACGCTGTTCTCTTTTTAATTGTTTTTCTATTTTTTTTAATTTAGCAGTTTTATTTATATTTTTCTTTATAGTTCCATTACTAATTACCGCAAATTCTTTAACACCTAAATCAATTCCTAATCCAAAGTCATTTAATTGTGGTTTTTCTGTATCAGAAGTATCAATTAAAACTGATACATAATATCTTCCAGCTTTGCAAGAAACCGTACCACTTTTAATTACATATCCGTCTTTAGTAGTAGGAATATATCCCTTTTCTTTTAATTTAATCCATCCAAGAGTAGGAATATTAATTCTATGTCTTTCACAGAAACAATCTTTTGGATTATTTTTTACAAAGTACATTTTTACATCAGATTTATTCTTTTTCTTAAATCTAGGAAACTTACTTTGTTTCTTAAAAAACTTATTAAAAGCAGTATAAGCATTTTCCATAGATTTTTTAACTGATTTAGAACTTACTTCTTTTATCCATGAATAATTCGGATTATTTGGTAGAAATTCATTATTTAACCAAACACTGAATGATTTTGCCGTCATAAATTTTTCGCCCTTGTTATAGAGTTCTTTATTATGAGCGATGTAAAAATTATAAATAAATCTACAAGTTCCAATTGTTTTATTTATCTTTTGTATTTGTTCCTGTGTTGGGTTTATTTCCGTTTTGTAACTCTTTAGCAATTTCTTCCTCCTAAAACAATGGATTTATAAATTTACACAATTGATTTTCATACCAGAAAGTTAAATCCATATCAACAATTTGTAATCCGTTATATTTTTTATATGCTTGAGAAAAGTAATTCGCTGGAACACACATCAATTTATATCCATTTGTATTTAAATCCTCTTTTACATAGAAGTCTGAATTTTCTATTTTGCAAAGTTTAAATATTTCAACACGAACATCTAATCCTAAATTTGCCTTTACTATGTTTTTTATATTTTCAGGAAGAAAATTAGTTAAATATTCTGCAACAAAATCATCTGCTTGATATATGATTTCATCATTGGAAAAAGAAACTATTGTCCCTAATTCATATTTTCTTTCCAATAAGCCTAGGACTTGATTCATTAGAAATTTTTCTACTGTAACTTGTCGCTTAGGATTCATATTCCCAAAAATGACCTGTCTTAGCCTTTTACTCTCTTTTAGATACTTACTATCGGTAAACCCGTCAAGGTACTCTCCGTATGTCTCAGAGCCAAATACGAGGTCTTTATCAATATATTTTAATGCTTGAAAGTTTGCTTTTATCAAGTCAATTGATATAAAGACTTTTCCAACATTTTGATTATTATAAATGTGCTTACTTGAAAATTTTGATTTAACCCCATATTTATTCATATCCATTTCTAAAAAATGTTTATAAGCATCCGTCTCTTTTGTTTTTGTTATAATATCGTCTCTAAGATGAAACATTTTATCTAAAAACTCTTGCTCTGAATTGCATTTACTGATTTCTTCATCTAGTAAAATAAACTTATCTGACAATCCAAAATAGTTTTCATATAAGTTTGTCAAGTAACTCCAGTAAGGCTCGCTATATATCTTAATTGGAATGTCAAAGTCTTTACAAAATCTTTTCTTAACTTCTGTACTGTAATTATTCATCTAATCATCTCCATTTCTTACTAAATTTAAAAGTTCTTATAATTACCTCCTAAAGACTAGGGAGAACCCTAGCCTATGTTTTTATGCATTTCTGCTCCTATACAGGTTATGAAACCCCATTCGGCTCTATTTTTGTATTCTGTCATCCATCTTTGAATGTCTTTGTCAATATCTGCCTTAGTTTTGTTTCTTAAATATTGTGTTAGTATGTCTCTAAAACAGATATTGATTTTTTCACTAAAAAGTTCTTCAAATACTTCTATTGCTTTAAATATTTCTTTTCTGTATAAAAACCCTTTTAGTTGCTCAAACTTAGGAATATAATATTCCTCATTTGTTTTATTTTTTTCTACTCTTTCTAATGTTTTTAGCATATCTAAAACATTATTTCCCTCAATATTTCTTAACATACAACAAAACCCTTTCCGAAATGTTAATTCATTTGTCTATAGATATTTAGAATTTCAGAAGTACCAAAAATTAAGCCTTCTGTTTTTTTCCAGTCATCAAGATTTTTATTTTTCCATACTATACCTGTTTCTTCTTCTATTTTTTTCATTTGATATAAGATTCCTGACTTATACAGTTTGTCTGCTAAAACTGGATAAAAACTAGAACCCTCTAAATCTGCACTTATTTTTTCTAGCTTTGTTTTAAATCCACATAAACTAAATGGCTTTAAACCTTTATTGTTTTTAGCGTATGGCTTTGGTTTTAAAACATATTCACTATGCATATTAAGTTCATAAAACATAGATGACTTACTAGTGTTTTCTTTCTCCCCTTTCTTATAATAAATTTCTTGATTAACTGTATCTTTAGCTATCATAGTCATGAATTCATCCATTTCTATTTTTCTATTGTTTATTTTAATTAGATTGTGCTTAAAATCTATGTCTTTCGTTTTTAAATCTAATAACTCACAAAACTTGCTGCCTTTTAGACCGCTAAACAGTCCGTAGATTATAAATCTATCCTGTGCATTTCTAGTTAATAGAGCTATTTGTTTTACTTCTTCTTTGTTGTAAAAGTCTGTATTTCTAATGTATTGCTTACTAGATATTGCTTCGAATTGATAATCAATTTCCAACTCTCTAAACAGTTTGTTCATATAAGTTTTAATAATACTCATAGCCTGATACGAACTCTTATTTGTTGTCTCTTCTAAATATCTGTCTAACATGTCTTTTGTTGTATAATAGTTTTTCCCTTTTACTTTTAAAGAACCTTCTCTTTTTAAGTAAAAAAGTAATTTTTTATAACCACCTTTAGCAGAATTTCTTGCAGTTGGTTTCCATGTTGACATAACTTCTTCTACTTTTTTTTCGTTATAAATATTGATTTCTTTCATTTTCCTTCTCCTTTTTATTTGGGAATTATACAACAAGTATAAAACCCTTATTTCCTATAAAATGAAGAGTTATTTTTCATGATTGAATCTCTCCTTTACTGTTTATAAGTAGATTATAGTATTTTAATATAAAAATGTCAAGAATAATTTGTAAAAGTTCAGATGTTTTTTTAGCTGGACTGAACATCTAGTTGTTTCTATCTTATCTATTTGTTATGAAGTGAGGGAAGATAAAAATAAATCTGAACAGAATTTTCCATGTGTTTTTATATCACGAAAACTAATTAATCACTTGGGAAAATTTAAAGAATATTTCTCGTTTATCGGAAAAGAATTTGGCGTTAGCTATATAGAGAGAATAATAATAATGATGCAACTACCTAAAATTGGAGTTATTGTTGAAATATCAACATTCTCTGCCATTTTAAAAATCTGCCTCAAAGTGTCAAAATCGTTGTTTTTTTCTGCCTCAAAGTAGACCATTAAATTTAACCTAATCAAATCCTATTGCTATGCAATCGTTGAAATATCAATGTTTTTAATGTGTTTTTTTCTAAAATCGTCCTCAAATACACTAATGTTTAAAAACATGGATTTTATATAAAAAGTCTGCCTCAAATACACCGATGTTCAAAAACATGAAGTTGTTTAAAAAATAAATTCTTGCAAAATTTTTCTATACATGATATAATAAAAATAAGAGAACTGTAATCTATTTGGTCGTAGAGTGATAGTTCCTTAAGATGAAAAGTTTTTTAGTTTAAACCACTCTTATCGGCATTTGAGTGGTTTTTTATTTTTTAAAATCGTCCTCAAATACACCAATGTTCAAAAATATTAAAAATCGCCCTGAAATTAATCAGAGCGAATCTATTTATCTTATTACTTTAATATCATCTTCATCAAAGAAATATGTTTTTAGGATTTCTTGCATCTTATAATAGTCATCTCCTTTATATGCTAAAATTGGATTGACTACAAAATATTCTTCAACAAAATTGGTGTCATATACTTTTACTAATTTAAATACCTGCAATTTATAATTTTCAAAATCAACTTTAAGATTTAAAAGAGTTCTTATCATTTTAGATAAATTTCTCTTATCGTCTTTTACATCAAGTATTTCTGCAATTTCATATCTATCTAGTTTGTGAATTTCATCTTCACTAGTGCTACAAAGTATATTTGAATTTATATTCATATAAGGCAATAGTCTTAATATTAAGCCAATTTGTCTATGTTTTCTTAAATCACAATTAGTATATAATCCCCTTATCGTGTTAATATAAACTCGACTATATTTATATTCTGTTCCAGTACAGCCTTTAATAAAATATTTTTCATTTAGTTCTACTGAATCATCATAAATATATAATAGTCCTAATTTCTCCATTTTTAAAAACCAATTTTTTGCCTTTGTTGAATCTGCAAATCTTATTAGCTTAAAAACTTCTCTCTTAGGCATAGGGACTTTTTTATTTCCTCCTATTACCTTACATACCTTATTACCATGTCTATTCTCATAATCCATGTATGAGGCTAAATAAAGCAATTTAGGTAAGTCCTCATTTTTAACTTCTGGAATTTCAGAAAATAAAGCTTTGTTATTACTGTAAACCATAAAATAAAATCCTCCTAACTTTCTATTAAATCTTTTGAATTCTAATATTTTGTTTCTCTTTTCTTTGTCTTCTTTGTTTAAATCGTTAATTATCGTAAGATTTTCTTCTTTTGATACATCATGACAAGCCGAAAATACTAATCTGCCGTCATTTAAATTGACTATGCCGTATTCTCTTAAGTGTTCTAATTTCTCTTCCTTTTTTTTCATAAAATTCTCCTTAAAAAATAGCAGTACTTCTTGACATAATCAATCCTTTTATGGTATTATAAAAATACAATTTAAAAAGATTAACTCTAAAAACAATTCTAAAGATTGATTATATCAATATTGTTTAAGGTAGATGGGTTCGACATCTACCTCTTTTTTTTATCTTACTATTTTTTTATAAGTATGTCAACTATTTATCACAATTAGGACAAACTATATTTTTATTATATAAAGAAGATATTCTAGTAACTGTCTTAGTTGCTCCACAATGATGCTTAACAGTACCAGGTCTGTTTGTTCCATTGAATTCTATAAGTTCCCATTCTCCTTTACCAGATTTCTTTATGTGCTTTGCTGCTCTTTCAAACTGTTGTTGTTTTCTGTAATCTTGATATTCATCATACCCCTTACCTCTTGTTTTATCTGATTCACATACATGTTTAAATTTTAAATCAGAAAGGAACATTAATGTACTTTCAAAACTGTAGCCACAAACAGGACAAGTAAATTTAAATGTCTCATGTTGTTCATTTCCTTTGCATTCAAAAGGAGTTTTCTTATTAGAACTATCCCACCATTTTGCCCAATCTTGATGTTTATATGCAAAACTATCAAGTATATGGACCTTTCTATTTGGACTTATTTTAGAACAGTAAGGGCAACCATATCCCTCTGTAGAAGAGGAATAATAGTAAGCCTTAGCAGTTGTTTTATAGCTGCCGTGATAATCATGATTAACACATTTTAACCATATTTCAACATTTGACATTTTTGTAACTTCATCAGGATTTTTTGTATTCTTTTCAAAATCCCAAACTTTATCTAAATCGAATCCTAAACTTTCTATATAGAACCCAATTGAGTTTTTGTTTTTCATCATATTAATCACCTCTATATTTTATTTATACTATTTTTATATTACATTATCATCTTGTCTTTTGTCAAATATCATATTACTGTTGGCAACTTTCTTTAATACTTCTGTATTAGACTTATGATAATAGTTCAAAGTAGTAGTCTTATTACTGTGTCCCATCGCTTCTGCGACTTCATATGATTCTACCCTACCACTATTAATGGTATTGCTTGAAAATCCCGCTCTAAGCATATGAGGGTGTATTTTCATGCCGTTATTATCTGCTATCTTATTAAGCAGCTTATTGATATTAGATGCGCACATTCTTTTTTTATGAGTAGAAATAAAGAAAGCATCACTATCTGTTTCTATGTCTAATCTATGTGAAAGATAATAGTGTAAATCATCTAAAAGTATTTCTGGAAGATACTCTATTCTTTCTTTACCAAATTTAACACCTTCGTCATATTTTCTAGTGACTTTTATTTCACCAGTAAGAATATTTACATCTTCGATGTCTAATGCTATGATTTCCGCTCTACGAAGTCCAGTTGCTAAAAAGAATTCTACCATAAACCAATTTCTAAGACTAGTGAAGTTTTTATCTCTATTTTTTCTAAGTTCTTCTAATAAAGATATATAATCATCAGTTGATATTTCTTTTTTAACTTTCTTGTCGCCTTTGTAATGAGGTATTAGTTTGCCTTTATTTACAGTAGTATAGTTTTCTCCTACCATATATGTGTAAAGTCTTGTAAGTGTAATTATGCGGTTGTTTAAGGTATTTGATTTATATCCTTTTTCATCTTTAAGTCTATTGAGCCATTTTGTTTGTATTTCAGATACTTTTAAGTTTGCTATTTCTTCAAAAGTAGTATCTGCTTTCCCACCAAAAATATACTCGTTAAAGTCTTTTAAATTTTTTTCGTAACATACTAGAGTTTTATTATCAACTCCTTGCACATCTTTCATATATCCTAAAAACTCTTTATAACAATTACTCATATAAAACCCTCCTATTATCTATTTAATACAAAACACTTTGTTGTGTCGTTTAAAAGTCTCATTCTTCTAACATATTCTTCATGAGTAAGAGGAATAAGACATATAATTATTCGATTACAATAACCTTCATAGTCAGTTTCTACTATAGAGTATATTACATGGTCCACTTCTTTATTCTCTATAATTAGCTGCTCTGCTTTTTTCTTAAGTATTTCTTTTGCTAAATTAAATTCTGAAATTGTTATAGGTTTATATATCCCAACATCATCAATAGTTGCCATAACTGTATTTCCCATATCTAAGTCTAATGATATATTGATTTTATCAACTGTACTTGGATTTAAAACTATATCTTGTCTGCATCTGTATAATTTATTTACTTCTACCATGTTTTAGTCCCCCTTATTCAACATTTATATTGTAAACTTTTCCTTGAGGTTTTCCAGTCCCTCTAGTAGATGGTTCTATCCAAACTACCTTACCACTTTTATAATGTCTGTAATGCCCTCTTACAGTCCAAGATTCAGTATGTCTTTCGTAATTTCTTTTATCTGTATTTATATTAGTATTACTGTATTCTTTTACATGTCTTATATTAGTAAGGTTTATTTTCCTGATAGTTTTATTTTTATGTTTTCTCTTTTTATTTGACTTTTTAACAATCCTAGTTTCATTGTCTTTTATTATTGTTGGATTTGTTTGAGCTAAATAATTTGCAACTAAGATTCCTTCGCATAATGTCTTTCCAATTGCACTAATTTTCTTATGCAAAGATTCATCTTCTTCCACTAATATTAATAAAGAATTCTTTACATATCCAACTTCTCCTTGCATATCTTTTATATTTGCATTAAAGATAAAACTACTGCCATAAACATTATTTGTGGGAGCAATAATTAAACTTATATTAAATCCTTGTATTTCAAAATAGCCAATTACTGCTTGGTCTTTAAATGTAAATTCAAGATATCCTTTGTTGAAAGAGAATTTTTCCATCTTACTATATTCTGCTTGAAATTCTTTTTTACATATTTCTGATATACTATTTACTTCCATTTTAAACACATCACAATCATACTTCCTTTGTGATATATTTCTTAGTGCCGTTTTAATTTTACTGTTGCCTAGTGTAAACATATCTCCATCCCCCTTTTAGAAATTTTGTTTTTGTGTAAAACTAACTATATTTATATATTAATACTTTTATGTAAGTATGTCAACTATTATATGGAATTTTTATAAAAAAAAATAAAGCAGCAATTAAGCTGCTCTATCCCTTATATATTTTATTTTTTATTTTGGAATATTAATTATTTCCTTTAATCTCGTTATATTCTTCTATTATTGGCTTGAAATATTTTAATTCTGCTTTTTTTCTAGCTTCAATAGCATCTTCTTTGTTTTTAAACTCTCCTAAATGTATAGTTTTACCCCTAAACCCTATAGCGGCTCTCCATTTATCACGTTGTTTAATGTAGTAAACACCTTTTGTTCCGCTAGTGTTGTTCCTATTCAGTTTATTATTACTAATAATACCAATTTTAGTTCCAGCATATCTTCCGACGTCTTTTGCAATAGGCTGCATCTTTTTAATACGTTCTGTAGCTATACATCCACAAGATTGAGTTGCTCCCCTACATAAACTAGAACCTTTAACAATTACTGTATTACCACAATCACATTTGCATTTATACATAATATAATTTTGTTTATTTTGTCCTACTTTTTTAATAACTGTAAGTTTCCCGTATCTACTACCTTCTGGAATATCAAGTTGATTTTTTTTATTTAAACAACCACAGCTCTTTACGTAACCACTTTTAACTGAGTCAGCTCTTATAATTTTTTGATTACCACACTCACATTGCCACTTCCAATAGCTTTTATGACTATCATCATTAGATTTAACCTTTTCTATAGCTGTAAGCATACCAAATTTTTTACCAGTTAAATCTTCTGATTCCTTTTTTCTTAAACAGCCACAACTTCTTGTATTCCCATTTTTAAGGCTATATGAATATATAATACATTCATTGCCACACTCACATTTGCATTTATAATATGAGTGACCATTTTCTCTATGGTCGAGTTCTATTACAGTTAATAGTCCAAACTTCATTCCTGTTAAATCCTCTAATTGTTTCATAGTCTTACCCCCACCCCTTTTGTAATTATTCCTTTTAAAAATTATAAACTTTTTCTATAAAGTCTTGCATATCCACATCTTCTTCAAAATGTTCATCTATATCTCTGCCGTCTTCGTCATAGTAATCTACCCATTCTCCGTTTTCAAAGACTTCTAAGCCACCTGTATTTGAAAAGTCTGGTTTAATATTATTCTTTAATTGAAATAAATCATATGCTCCTAAAACTGACATCATTTTTAATCCTTCTTCTGGAGAATTTACAGGTACATAAAAAGTACCTTCATATCCTACTTGCGGTATCCACCATATTCTATATTTCATATCTACTCCTCCTATATTAATTCTTCTATGCTTTCTTTTAAACCATATTTTCTTATGATTCTTTTAACCCTACTGTCTGTTTTAACAAAATTAACATCATCTTCGTCATGATTTTCTATAATAACAAAAGCAATAATGTCCCAGATGCTCCAAAGCAAAAATTGTTTTAGATTTAATGTTCCATATTGCAATCCTGGAGCAATTTCTGTTACTAATATTGCTTCATCAATTAGATACCAATTGATATTATCATCTAAATATTCAAAATCTGCTCTTAGAGTAGTTGTAGATTGTTTTATTTCTAATCCTTTTAATTGTTGCTCTATATTCATATTAAACCTCCTCTATATCAATATCGTATCTGTCAAGAATCCTTTTAAATCTTTTATCTGATTCAATAAATTCAATGTCTTCTTTTGTGTTCATTGCCTCTCTGTCTTCTACTACATATTTTATCGTATCTTTTATTGCCCACAGAATAAAGTTTTTTAAATCCATTTTCCCACTCAACATTTTAGGAACAACTTCATTTAATAATTCGTCTTCATTTAACACATGATAAGAAATTTTGCTATTTAGATAATCATAATCTTTTCTAAGCTGCACTAAAGAAATATTGTTCATATTATACCTCCTAAGAACCCCCTAATGAGGGCTCTGTTATTGTTCTTTTATTTCTCTTATATATTCTCCAAATACTCTAGCCTTTTTAATTTCTTTTGCTAATCTTTTACATTGAGTTATTTGTTTTTTACTTAATTCTTTACCTTCTTTTACTTGTTTTGCAAAAGAGTGAATATATTGATAACCAACATAAATTGGAGCAGATGGATTAAGTACCTTTTCATAAGCATCTGATTCAACATAATGTAAATCTGCTATCATTTCTTCTTCATTTTTGTAAATGTCACTCCATTTATATTTTTTATTTGGATTAAATAAGTTCCAAGTTCTGTCATGTATTTCCATTGAATTGTATTTCATATTCTTCACCACCTTTGATTTAATTGTAGCATTTTTGTGTAAGACTTGCAAGTACTTTTTATAAATTTAAGTAAAAAAAAATAACCTCTCAATTGGAGAGATTACATAATATATATTTAATGATATCACTATCATTTATCTACTATATTGGGGATAGGAGAGGGCAACCCTCTCCCAAAAAATGATAATATATTCAACACTCACTTTCATGAGTTCTTGATAGCATTTTATCTAACCTTTTATAATAGTCTAGGCTATCATCATCAGTATAAAGAGCCTATCTTATTATAGACAAAGAAAAGAACCTTCATTCTTTCCTCTGTTTCGAATTTAGACTATATTAATCATTTTCAACTTTAGTAATAATATACTTATCATTGTTATTTAAAGTTATTTCTATTCCTTTTTTGCCATATCCTAATCTTTCAAAGGTGTCTATATAGAATAGATGTTTAGACAATTCAATATTTGGATAATTCTGTTTTATGTCCCATAAGCTATCACATATTATCCTTTCAAAATTATTTTCATTCTTCATCATTATCGTTTACCCCCTTTTATTTACTCCCATCACTATTCACAGAGGCTTTGGACTCTCACCTTCTGGTGGCTAGTTTAAAGCAAGAGAGGTTTTACCCCTCTAAAGCATATGGACAAACTCCATAGAAAGCAAATTTACAACCACTACAACCGTAGCATACATGTCCTTCCATAGTCTTCATATGTTTTTCAAATTCTTCTTCTATTGTCATTTCTCTTTTTTCTTCCATTTTTATTTCTCCCTTCATTTTCATATTTAGGGGGAGTTTTAAAAGGACTCCCAAACCTCATATTATTTACAAGATAGTTACTTTCAAGAATGTTAATTTAAAGCCGTTTGGTAAACAAGTAGCTCCCACAGGAAGTCTGCCACCAACAATTTGTGCTACATATAAAATATCTCCTTTACTCAAACTAACAGAAACTCGATTGCAAGGTACATCTTTTCCTAAGATGTTTCCAACTACAGATGCAGTATCTTGATGACCTACAATTGATATAAAATCACTATCTTTTACAGTTTGAACATCAACTGGTGAAACTCTTATGTCTGTATCCTTTGTTGTACTTATCATTTGCAAACTAAATGCATTTCCTAAATATACCTTCATATTTACCCCCTTTTTATTGTTACCATTATATTTAGACGAGCATTTTGGTAACTTCGCCTTTACTCCCATCACTCTTTTCAAGGACTTTGGACCTTTTGACATGTGCCAAGTGAGTTTAGAGTGGAGCATTGCTGCTCCTATAAAAGATTTTCTAATTGTTGAATACATTCATAAAGCTTTTGGTCAATTTCTTCATTTCCATAGTAGTCAACATTGTTTTCCCAAGCTTCTCTCTGAATTTCTCCATATATTATAGAATCAAAGTCATAGAAATTATCCCAAGTAAGATTTTCTTCAAGATATTCTTCTTGCTCTTCTTCTGGAATATCGTCTAATCCATAAAGATATTGAACAAATTCTTCATATACATCATTACTTAATACATCGACTATTTCTCCCATCATTTCATCAGTAATATTTACATCATGTCTGATGGCTGCCACAACAATTGAGTTGCCTTCATATACGTCCATTCTAGTTGAATTACCTGTAAAAAATCTGTTATCTACTTCTCCATCTAGGCTTAATATGATTTCTATTTTGACTCCAAGGTCATCATCTATATGACTCTCTAGTAAGTCAAGATACATATCTTTTATTTTATCGCTTATTTCTTCTGAATTTAATAACTTTAAAAATCTTTCAATGTTTTCTTTTTTCATCATCTTTTTTATCCCCTTTCATTTTAGAAGGATTAAGCTATCTCGTCAGTATAAGTAGCTTAACCTTATAGACAAGTAATACAGAAAACCCGTATCACTTGTTTCGAATTTATCCTTCAATTTATTCGGCTCTTTCGTATGTTACACACTCCATGCAGCCAAGTTCGTCATAATCAACACATTCCCACCAGTTTGGCTTTTCGTGATGTTTAGTTTTTACTATCATTCCCACTCCCTGAGAAACAATGGTTATGACTTTTTCACCATCAATATTTTCACCTGAATACATTCCAGAAGAAGCAATTTTTATAAACTCTTGTCTACCTTCTTCTGTATCCAAATTACTTATAAGTTTTTGCCATTTTAAATTGTTCATCATTTTATCCCCTTTTATCGTTATATTTATAAGCTTAGGCTATCATCATCAGTACAAGCAGCCTGTTACTTATAGACAAGCAATACAGGATTTCCTGTATTCCCTGTTTCGAATTTAAACTTATAATAAGTAACCAATTTCCTCTTTTGCAAACTCAAATCTTTTTAAAAGACTATCAAAGTCTAATCCATCCCAGTAATCATCAAAAGAAATTGACTCTTTTACATCTACGAAAGTATTTTTGATTATAACATGATTTTCAAATTCGCTTTCATCTAATTCTTCTAAAGTATCATCATCTATATCTAGTTCTTCTAAAATGTCATCAATCATGTCTAAACTTAATTGGTACTCTGGAAGATTTTTTTCTAAAATATCCATAATAAAATTTGAAATAAAATAGTTATCATCAATTTTGCCTATCATTTCTTTGTCATATTCTAGGACTTGAATTCCTCTTCTTAATGCCTTAGCACCTTCAAATATGTCTTTTAAATCACTATTATTGATTTTAATCCAATCTAAACAGTTACTAATGTTTTCATATAATTCTTTTATTTTCATCATCTTTATCCCCTTTCATTTTCTCGCTCTGCATATGTTTTATGAGGAGTTGCGACCTCTAGCTATTAGCTACTGCATTAAGAACCAGGGGATTACTCCTCTTGATTTAATAGTATCATTTTTGTGTAAAAATGTCAATTAAAAAATTACAATAAAGTTTGAATTACTGCTTTTGAACTATATTCCATAAAACCATTTTGTTTAAAGAATTCGGCTATATGTCTGTAAGTTGTTTGGGAATATCCATTCCATAAAAGTTCTGGTTTACCATCTTTTATACAAGCTACTTTTGTTCCGTAGCTATATAAAGTAATTATACCTTCATTTGAATTAGTTTCAACTTTTGCCTTTCCATAAAATGATTTTCTGCTATCATATACACACTCTAAATTTTTCATCATCTTTAATCCCCCTTCATTTCTATTGTAAAGGTAATAGGCTATCTCGTCAGTATAAAGAGCCTATCATTTACAGACAAGGGAAAATCCCTTGTTTCGAATTTATTACCTTCATTAGAATGGTAGATATTCTTCATCTTCTAAAGATTCTTTATCATCATTTAGTCGACTAGATTTAAATCCAAAATAATCAAGCGTTTCTTCATGACATTCTTTTATAATTTTATTATCTTTTGAATTTTTCCAACGATAAAATCTACCAGTTTTAGAGTCTTCCCAATAATCCATAAATTTATTGAAATGTAATTCTTTACCGTCTTCATATGAATATAATTCTGAAAAATTAAATCCATCTCCTATATATCTGATATAATCTTTATATATTGCATGTTCTCTCATCATTCTTATCCCCTTTTCATCATCATTTTTACAAAAGACAAAGGCTATCTCGTCAGTACAATTAGCCTATCATTTGTAGACCGTGGAAAACCCACGGTTTCGAATTTTTTGCCTTATACCATCATTTTTAAAGCTTTATATTCCTTTAAAGTCATCATTTTTTCTTCATAGTCATTATCCAGATGTTCTTCTCCGTATTGTCTGTAATAGTCTAATGCATGATATATATTGATATCTTTTTCATTGTCAACAGTTGCTATACAGACTTTATATAGTTTACCTCTAATTCGCATCAATTCGTCTGTGTATTCTTCTTCTAGTAACCCACAAACTTTACGTGTTGCTCCTGGAGTTAAAATGTCATCAATTTTATCATTGTAACAACCTACAACGAAGCCTAATTCTTTAATTTTTTCTTCAATCTTTTTTATCATCTTTTTTATCCCTTCTTTTTTTGGTTCTTAGCCAAGTAAACTTGTTTCCAGTAGTGCCACGTGGAGGCGAACCAATTACTACCATATAGGGACTTTGAAAGTCCCATCATTTATAGATAATAAACTTCATTTAAAAAGTCTATCACGGATACAACATTTTTACCAGTTTTTTCTCCATAATAGTCTACTATATCCATAGCTTTTAAGCTTAATGGCTTATGAAATACCATCATTCCTATTACTAATAATCCTGAAATTGCTATAATTCTTTTTTTCATCTTTTTTATCCCCCTTTATAATTTGCCATCACCTTTTACACGGACTTTGGACCGCCCTCGGTAGGTTTACAAATAGACAAGGACCGCAGCCCTTGTCATGATTTTTACCTTCATTTCTATAAATGTTTTAACTCGTACAATTCGAAAGTCTTTGGATTGATATACATTCCACTCCAAGTTAAACTTTCATCATAGCCTGAATCAATATACCAGTCTGTAAGATTATCAATATCATCCATGTAATCTAAACTTGATTTAATGCTATCTTCTATTTTAGTAAATAATATTTCTAAAAGTTGCTCTGTTCTTCCTTCTAGTCTATCGAAACGATTACCATACTGTGGACAAGTGTATAAAGCATTATAGAAAACTTCTAATTTTTGTAAAAGAATATCCGTATCATTTATAAAGAAATAATCAATATCTAATATGCTTTTTACAATATCAAGTATATTTGAGCTAAAACCTTTCCAAATTTCAACTGAACCAAAATCTATTCTCCAGTTTATGCCATCTATTCTGTCTAATAACTCAGTTGTATAATAATAAACTTCACTATCAAAATAATCACTTTCAAGGCTATTTCTAAACTCTGAATTATTTTCAAGTATAGCTTTTACATTATCCCTATTCAATTCAAACTCGTTTAAATTTACTAAATTTTTCATCATCTTTTTTATCCCCTTTTTATCTTAAATTTGAGTTTTTAGCCAAGTTTCCTTGTTTCCAATAACACCACGGGGAGGTAAACTCTTGTTATCATTTAGGGACTTTAAAAGTCCCTTCATTTTACCAAATACCTAATTCAGTTGCTATGTTTCGTAAAGTCTCTTCATAGCCAAACCATGCTAGATTATTTGAATTAATTTCGAAAGTTATTCCATATTCAACTTTAGCATTTTCAAGCATTTCAAGAATTTCGTCTTGATATTTATCAAAGAATTTTTGAGTATCTACATAGTAGATTAAACAAGATACACAACCACTAGAACAACCATAAGTTAATGCATCGTTAATATATGCTTTTATATCGTCATCACTTTCGTTGAATTTTAAAATATCGTCAATTACAAATAGTTTTATTCCTTCTGAATTAGCTTTCATTTCGTTTAATTTTTCTTTTAACATCATCTTTAATCCCCTTTACTTTATTATATTTGAGTCATTAGTTGGTTATCCAGTAACACCACGGGGAGGTTGACTCTTGTTACCATATGGGACTTTTAAAGTCCCCTCATTTAATATCTACCAACATGATTTAATGCTCGAGTTGTTATTTTCTCCATCATGTTAGTGTCAATTTTATCAAAGTCTACATAAAATCGAACTGGAGCAACGAAAATATAGTCTTGCATATTTTCAACAATTTCAGACTCTTCAAAGTTCGCATTTTCAGGAAATTTATAAATACAACAATTTATTGGTTTAACTCCTATAGTATTTACAGGTTGATTATCTAGCACTACTAAAAATCCTTTGTCAAGTCCTAAATGTATTCTATAATCTCCACTTGTATTAATATCTAGCATAGTTTTCATTTTTTTATCCCCCTTATAATGAAATTGTAATATCAAATAATCCGTTTAAAAAAGTTGCTTGAATTTCATCACTTGAAACTTGATAGCAAGTTAAACTCATGCAAAATATAGTTATGATTAAAGCTAAAATTAATGATTTTTTCATTTTTTATCCCCTTTTATCTTAAAATTTGGTTGATTAAAATTAGTTTAAACGGTATCACCACGAGAAGGTTATCAACCACTAATACCATGAAGGGACTTTTAAAGTCCCTTGAATAATTATAATAAATCTAAAAAGTTACTAACTCTTACATATTGTCTATGAGTTAAATTTAAACTAAAATGTACAAGATTATAACATGAACTTGTTTCAAAAGTTGCTCCTAATCCATGTAAGAAATTTTTAAATAACATAGAGTTGTTATTGTCTAATTCCACACTATAATTTTTAGTCTCTACTGGTTTTTTTCTTAAATTTATCATTTTATATCCCCCTTTTATTTTAAAACTAGTGTTTGAGTATAAAGTTGTCACCTTATACCCAAAGATTAATTTTAAAATGTTAGTGGGTTTTCAATAGGTAACCCACACACCTTTAAAAAGGGTTAAAAGGTTAAAGATAAAAATTTATTCTTAATCCAAAGAGTTGTTACTCTTATACTCCTAACTCCAAGCACTCTTAAGCACTTCAAGATACAGGCTTTTAATATACTGAAATGAGCTACTACATAAAAGAGTAGTCGGTATATTGAAGGATTTCCCAAAGTTGTCGAATATTTTATTTTACCGTACAAGTTATAAAGCTACAAGTTGTTTAGGTGAGGATATAAGATAACTAATACTTTACTAGTCCCCTTTATTATAAAGTATAGTAGTTGAATAAGTCAACTTCCTATGGTTAATATGTAATAAATAAGTTTTTAGTGTAAAACTATCAACTCATTTATTAATTTAAGTATAGTACTTTTTTAATCCTCTGTCAACTACTTTTTTAAAAGTTTTTAAACTTTTTTTAAAAGCCTGTTAACTAATATATTAAAAGTACTGTTTCTTATATTGTAGCTTATATACTTTATATTGTCAACTACTTTATAAAAAAGTTTTTAAAAAAGTTTTAAGCTATTAATATAAGATGTTTTATCAATTAAGATATTTATATAGTACTACTTTTATTCTAGTATTTCAATAATAAAAATAAAATTTCTTAAAAAACTTTATTTATCCATAAAAATAAATTTATATGGTATGGTCATATATTCCTGAAAATACTATATAGGTTAAAATATCCCCGTATTGCCAATGTAAGAGGTTTTATATAGCTTATGGATAATTTATATTATTAATAAAGCATAAGGCTATTATATTCTTATATAGAGTACTAGTTATTAACTAGTGTTAATCTATTATCCAGTTGTAAATAATTAGAGTTATCTATATAACAGGCTATAAAGCTACAATATTCCCTCTAATGCATTGATTAACCTATTAACCTAATGTTAATTATGTAATGTATAGTCTATTAGGTAATTAGTCGGTAAAAAGCCTAGTTATCGTCCATTGATCTAAAAATGGACGATAACTAGATTATTTATATTATTTACATTGTAAAGCCTTATATTGTTATCATACTTATATAATTATATATCCCCTCTATTAATATATAATCTTTTACCAGTTAGTTGTTAGATATAATATAACAGGGATAAAAAGCCTGTTATATATTCCTTAATTGACAATATAAAAGTACTATAAATATATATAGTACTTTTATACCTTTATAAAATAGGCTTTTTAAACTGGATTTTAGAAGGTAAAAACCCAATTTTAAAGTTTAATATTTATATACTATTTGTTTAATATAAATATACTTGTTTAAAGTTTACTAATACTATACTATTTGTTTAAAAATATTAAACTTATTTTAGTATAGTATTAGTAAACTTTTAGTATATAAATACTAATTTTTTTTAAAGTATAGTATTAGTAAACTATTTGTTTATAAATAGTAAATTATAGGTTATTAACCTTATGACCTGTTATTAAGCTTATAAAGAGTTTAAAGCTTTAAAGGTATAGATGTATTAAGAAGTGAATACAAGGACTTTAAAAAGCCATATAGACAGTTACTATTTTTAATAAATGTTATATATATTCGACACTTTATTATATAATATGAGTTATTGTTTAATATTTAATTATAAATTATAATAGTATATTATATTAGTATTTTAATTCTATGAATAAATGTAAAAATAATATATTATATTGTCTATATTATATCATAAAATCAATAAAGTTATATAGAAGGATTATATAGAATTTTAGACAATAAAGGGATTATTTTTTTAAATAAATTATTAAGTATTGTTATATTTTTTATTGGAATTATTGGAGTTTTAAAAATGCAAGTTTAAGAGTGGATTATGCAATTGTAGTAAGTTTTCTGACAATTGAAGTAAATTGACGGGAAAATTGTAAGAGGTTTCAATTTATAAACAATTGCAATTTTTCCATTATTCCCTATAAAAAATGCATGAAAAAATTTAGAACACTCCCCAGTAGCCTTTTTTAAAAATCATGCTCCTATTTTCAAATAGTAGATATAATATAATTATTATATAGAATTTATCCCCCTCCCCCCTACTTTTAGGATTTTTTTTCCGAGTATTTCAGGCAGGAGACAACAGTTGTTTACACAGCAGACACACAGCAGACACACTACAAAATCACCCCTCCAACACTCAATAAAACCCCACACATCTCCTCCTAATCCCAAATCCCCAAATAAAAAATGCAAGAAATGATATTATAAAATTCATAATTTAAAAACGGCAAAATCTATATGGAAAATAGAATGTTTACATACTTCCTATACAACCCTGTCAGAGCCATTCTAAGAGTTTAACTATAATAACATTGATAAATTACAAAGGGAAGAAAAACAAAACGCTCTAAATCTTGTATAGAGAGTGTCAGTTATATACTCATGGTTTACTAATGATATATTCACAGAAAAATATAGTGCATCAGGAATGTTAATGATATATTCACAAGATATTAATTGTTTCTCAATGATATATTAATATGTTTAAAAAACACTAATGAAAAATTAACGATATATTAACAAAAAATTATTGCGAATAAAAATTATATATGCTACTATTAAAGAAAAACATATTGGAGGTAATAATATGCAATATATAGGTATGGATATTGGGAGAGGGTTTGTAAAGATATTTACAGTTATTAACAACAAACCTAAAGAATTTGTATTCAAAAGTATCGTGGGAGATGGAAGAACAGAAGATATAGATTTTGATAAATATGAAGCTCCTATCTGTATAGGATATGAAAGTAAGAAGTATTTTGTAGGAGAACTATCTGAAAAAGAAAGCTATTCACCAATCAGAAATAACAATGATTCTAAGGTTTCAAGAACTGCTGAATTATTATTTGTTACAGGACTTCTTCAAGCAGCAGTTGAAGATAATGTTTCTATCATGCTAGGAGTCCCTAATAAGAGTTTTAGAAAATCAGAGATGCATAAGGTAATAAATAAATATCAAGGGAAAACATTTGAAATACAAGATGCTATAAATAATACTACTAAGAGAGTTACTGTAAATAATATAAATATATTCAGAGAAGCAGATGCTGCTCTTATGGGACTTAGATACAAAGGACTTATAGATAATGAGCATAATCATGTTGGTCTTGTTTCAGTTGGTTTTAATACTTCTGAATTTAGTTATTTTGAAAGAGGGGGTAGATTTAGAGATAGCTTATCTTCTACATTGGAATATGGGAATAAAGATGCATTAAAGATAGTTAGAGATAGACTTATGAAGAAGAATCTTTCTAAGGAAACTTTTGAAATAGACTTCGATACAGAGCCAGCCACAGAAGAAATGAAAGAATCTGCTTATGAACTTATGTCAGAAAAACTTAATCAATACATTTCTGACATCTGGAAGAATACAGATGAAATGGATATTAGAATAGCAGGAGGAACTTCTATGAGACTTAATTTTGACAATAAATATAAGATGATAGAGAATCCTCAAATGGCTACTGCCGAAGGACTTTATTACATCTGTTCAGAGCAGTTTGGAGGCGAGATAGATGGCGAAGAAGATAACGACTAGTTATTCTCTCTCTAAAGACTTGTATGAGGATGTGAAAGCTTATAAAGAGGAAAATGGACTTTCTACAAACAGTCAAGCACTTGAAAGAATGTTATTAGAAAGAAAGTTTATGCTTAAGGGGGTAGTTTTAGCAGCTACTCCCCCTCAAAAGAGTAAGCCTGTTACAAAGGTTACTAAACCAAAAGAGAATAAAGATAATGCTTTTAAAAAGACTATAAGTAATATATATGATAGCATGAAGGATTAGAGAGGAATTTCCTCTCTTTTCTTACCATTTTTATGTTGACACATTAATATTAAAATTATATAATTAAATCATAAGAATAGATATAAAAATACTAACTAAAGAGGTGATAATATGATTAAACTTATAATTGGAATATGTATAGGATTCATAATGGGAGTATGGTGGTTTGGTGCAAATAAATAAAAATAAAGATAAGCTATTAATAGCAGGATTTTCTAGTAGCTTGTTTTATTCTATTACATATCCAATTGTTCATACAGTAACTGTAAGTGCAATAACTTCTAATCTTCTTAGCATAGCTAGTTTGTTAAATTGTGTTCTTACTGTATTAATAACAAAGATTTGGTTATCTAAAGGAAAAGTTCTTTATAGAGCTTTTTCCTTTTTCTTATCAATAGAAGTTATTCTATATGGCATATTGATTTATTTGTTTATAGTAGATGGAATATCTCCATTATTCTTCTTTATGTCAGATGCTATATTAAGCTCCTTAATAACAAGAAATATCATATGTGCAGGAGTTCGTTTAAAATCGTTAAGATACGAAGGAGAAGACAGGGAAAAATTTGATAACAAGACTGTTTATTATAATAATATAGCTTGTATTATTGGATATGCATTTAGTTCTTTAATAGTATTACCAACAAAGTTAGGATTCTTTCTAATGTTTATTGGAATAGCTATTGATAATATTTTTTATTACTATGTGTATAAGAAAGAGGTAGGAAAATGGCAATATTAAATAGGAATATATTTAAAGAATTTACTGGTGATTTAACAGAAGTTAATATCAACTGTAAAACAGAAAGAGAAGCTATGGATTTATTGAACTTCTTAGGTGAAAATGGTTTCAAGTGGGCAGTAACTGGAAATGACTTTGAAACATTAAATAATACTTATTGGAATACATACAAGGGAAAAACATTTTATAATGTTAATAGACTAAATAAAAGAGTAAGTTGGGGATTGATGGATGATTTTGAGAAAACTTATTATGAATGGAGACCAGATAAAGCCATAACTAGAAAAAATTTAACATGGGATATATTTGTTTCTGAAAGCGTTGCAATTCACTGTAAAACACAATCCGAAATAGAAGAATTCCTAGCTTGGGTTCTAAAAGTCAGAGACCAAAAGACAGGAAAATTAATTAGTTCGTGTTATTTTGGATGGCGAGATTACAATGATAAAGTATGTTTTGAATATATAAAAGAAAGACAAAACATAGAATATTCTTCCAAAGGATTTTATCAAAGCGAAGGATTTACAATAGTAGAATGGATTAATCCAAAAAATATGTTGGAAATATCAGGAACAATAAATACAGATTTGTCTCTAAGAGATTTTTATGAAAAATTTATAGATTTCATAGAAAGCCAAGATAGTTCTTTTGGTGGAAGTATTAACGATGTTACAAAGGAGGTTTAATATGCAAAAATCACAAATAACAAATGGAATGCTTTTTGAATTAAGAATGGGTAGTACTTATTATGTTATTGAAGGCATGGTATATATTAAAACTATTGAACATACTTTAGTTCCATGTGAAACATTGTGGGACTTCTTAGAAACTTATGAAGATGACTTAATCTCAAAAAAAAATCATCTAATTTCGATATAGTGAAAATATTTGATAATAGGGGTAAAACGATTTGGAAAAGAGATGAAATAGATTGGAGTAAAATCCCAGTCGATACAAAAGTTTTAGTAAAGAATAGCGAAAATGTAAAATGGGATAGACGATACTTTGCTAAATATGAAAATGGGAAAGTTTTCACTTTTACAAATGGAGCTACATCTTGGAGTACTTCACGTCCAAACAATCTTATTGTAGTCTCTTGGAAGTATGCTAAATTAGCTCCTAATGAGAAGACAATAAATAAAGAAATAGATGATGAATTTAGAACATACTGTTATGAAACATATTGTTCTAAATGTGATTATAGCTCAAGTAAAAACAACGAATGCAATTGCCGTTTCAGTTGGCTAGTTGATAATTACAATTTATCTAAGAAATAGGGGGTGTCTTATGGAATATAAAGTAGAATATTTTGATGATTATATGGATTTAAAAGATTATTTAAATGAAAATAAAATATATCCTAAATCAATAATTTCAATATTGTGTGATAATAGTTTAAGATATGGAAGAATAATTTTAATTTATTATAGTACAGATAATGGTGAATGATATGAAAATTATATGTGACTGTGGAAATGAAAGTGAAATAAAAGAAACAAATAGCTTTGATGAATATGGAGAAGTTCAATTAGGAAATGTAAAGAACTTTGAAATAACAAAAGGTGAATATTGTATTTATATCACATGTTCAAAATGTGGCAAAACAATATGTATTTTAGTTTAACAGAAAGGAAATAAACATGAAAATCAAAAAAATATTACTAATTGGAATAATTGGTATATTCTGTTTTAGTACAACAGGATGTAAAGGAATGACTGAAACAAAAGGATTTACTATTATTTCAGAAGAAAAGAAGATAGATGGCTTCCCTGTAACAGAAGTTATGGATAATGAAACAAAGATTCATTATTATGTAAATACATCTTCTCATGAAGGATTTATGTGTCCTGTATATAAGGCAGATGGAACTATAAAGAAAGGATTTTAAAATGATTATTATTGAAGATAAAGAACCTAAGAAAGAAACATGGACCTTAGAAAAAGCAAAACAAGATTATAGAAATAAACATCCTTTTAGATTTAGAGTTAAAAGAAAATGTAATAATTGCGTATTTCATGAAGAAGATGCCGTAGGGAATGTTGGGTGTCCCATTAAAGAAACATATATCCTATTTAAAGGATTAAATGCAAAATTATGCAAATATTATACCGTGGGGTGATAGGTTTTGAAACTTAATGACTTAAAAAATGGTATGGAATTAAAACTTAGAAATGGCTTTAATTACTTTTTAATAAAAGGAGAAATAATTAGTATTCCTAATATAACTCGTTTTACGGGGAATCCAACAACTACTGGAGATATCTGTATATTAGGAGATTTAGGAGAGTATAAAAACGATTTCACTCATAGATTCCGTTCAGAATATGACATAATGAAAATATATTTAGGAGAACGACTTATCTGGGAAAGAGTTGAAGTTAAATTTTTAAACAATTTAAAGTTTGGAGACAAGATAGAAATATTAAATGAAGAAAATAAGTGGACCAAAGTTCGATTTATAAAATATGACGAATTTGCTAAAAGTTATTATGTATATAATGAAATGACTAATTCTTGTAATTTTTACGATAAGGCAAGACTTATTCAATAATTAATAAAGGGGGACAAAATGAGAACATATAAAAAGTGGACAAAAGAAGAAGATGAATATCTGGCAGAAAATTGGGGAGTCATGAGCCTTCCTCAATTGTCTAAAAAATTAGAAAGAACAATACCTGGCATTAAAAGAAGAAGAAGTAGATTAAATCTAGGGCCATTCCTTAAAGGTAGTGACTATATAACTTTAAGAGAATTATTTGAGACACTAGGATATACAGGATATTGTGATAGTCCTTCTCCTAATTCCATAAAAGCTTGGATAAAGAGGGACTTTCCAATTTTAACTAAAACAATAGAAAGCAAAAAGGTTAAATGTGTACATATAAAAAACTTTTGGAAGTGGGCAGAAGATAATCAAGTATTTCTTGACTTCTCTAAGTTCGATAGATTTATGTTAGGAAAAGAACCAGATTGGGTAGAACCAAAAAGAAACAGAGATAGAATGAATCAAGTAGAAATATCAAAATACAATAGAGAATGGACTCAAAAAGATGAAGAATACTTATTTTTCTTAGTGAATGAATATAAATACTCTTGTTATGAGATAGCTCAAAGACTATGCAGAACAGAAGATGGGATACTCCAAAAAGTGAAAAGAATGAACACAAAAGCAAGACCAATAAAAAAAGAAATGGAATTTTGGACAGACAATGAAGTAGATACTTTGGAGAATTTAATACTGCAAGGGTATGATTATTTATCAATAGCTAGAGAGATAAATAAAAAATCTCCTAAATCTATTAAATCAAGAGTATATAGAACTTATGGAACAAAAGGCTTAGATAAAGTAAGAAAAATATTAAAAGAAAATTTAGCTAAAGAAGCTATATGATTGGAGGTAAGTATGAAAACAAAAATGTCAATAAACGAATTCATAGAAAGAGCGAAAGAGCATAAAAAATGGTTAAATGGACAAGCAGAAGAATCTAGCAGACTAACATTGATTAATATAGATTTATCTAAAAAAAGAATTGAAAACTTAGACTTAACAGATGCAATTTTTAAAAATGTTGATTTTAATGATTCATTTATCATTAATACAAATCTATCTTATTCTATGATAAAAAATTGTTCTTTTTCATCTTCTGTTATAGATGGAACTTTATTTAAAGGAGCAGAAATTGATAATGTAAATTTTTTAAATGCATCTTTAGCAGCTAGTAATTTTGATTTTATAAGAACTAGAGAAATAGATTTTACAAATACAGAATTTTCGCATTGTTCCTTTATATCTAGCCAACTTTCAAATGCAAAAGGATTAATCAATTCAATAGATTATTTAAATAAAAATTTCGAAAAAACAAAAGAAGGATATATTGCATATAAATTATTTGAATTTCAATATAAAATTCCTGAATATTGGGACATAAAAGAAAATGGGATTCTTAATGAAGTAGTTGATGCCAACAGGTTTGATACTTGCAGTTATGGAATAAATGTTGCAACATTAGAATGGATAGAAGAAAATTTAATTTCTTTTAATAATTTATATAAGATTTTCTCTAACAACGAAGAAACAAATATTTGGAAAGTATTAATACCATTTGAATGGCTAAGTGGAGTTTGTGTTCCGTATAATACAGATGGGAAAATTCGTTGTGAAAGGGTTAAATTACTTAGAAAAATAACTAAAGAAGAATTATCGAAAGAGAGAACAAAATATGTTAAATAAAATATTGGAGGTGAAATAATGGAAGATAGAAAAGAGTTAATAAAAGCACTTGAATTAATTAAGAAAACTTGTAAATCTGTACCAAGCAAGGATTGCAATAATATGCGAAAATTTGGGAATTGTCCTATATGTGAAATATTAGGAGATTGTACTCAAGAGGAAGTTCCAGAGGATTGGATTATAAGAGGAGGATTTCATGAATAGAGCAATAGCAGATGTAATAATTATATTTATCATAGTATTATGGATAATAAGTAAATTAGGTATGTAAGGTAAAAATGAGGAAGGAAGTTAAAATCTATAAAGAAAGAGGATAACATAATGAATAAAATAGAAAGAATAAAAACAGAAATTTCTTATTATTTAGATGATGAAACTGGATATATAAGAATAGATGAAGAAAATGGAATAGAAACAGTAGATGATGTAATAATTCATGTTGAGAAAATGTTTGATGTTGAATTAGATTTTAAATACATAGGAGGGTTCGATTCTCCTGGTTGTGATATAAACTGTTATGCATGGGCAGGAATTATAGACGGAGAATTATATTTCGATGGATTCGAAGAATATGTTAGTTGACAAATTTAAATAAATTTATTGTTTTTTAAGATAGAAAAATCCTATACAAATAAAGGAAGATACATAGAAAAGGAGAAAAATCTTGAAAAGAGACAAATTTTATTTATCAGAATTATTTGACATGAGTAAAATCAAAAACAATAATATCATTATATCTCCTGTGGGAAGTGGGAAAACAGAATTTATATTCAATAAATTAATTCCAAGATATAATGGTAAAAAACTCTATTTATGTGACAACTGTAATTTAGAAGAACAGGTTTTAAATAGCAAAAGAAAAGAAACATTTAGCAGAAAATCAGAATACGAAAATGAATTTATTGATTCGGAAACTCAAGTTGAAGTTGTGTGTTATAATTCTTTTGCAAAAAGGGTTGCTAATTTAGATATTTGTGAAAGCATGAAAATATTTGAAAAGTATGATTTAATTATAGCAGATGAAATTCATAGTTTAGTTGATTATCAAAATTTTACAGACAACAAAAATTTATGGAGGCTTATGGAGTTGCTTTTTACTAAAGAATATGAAAATGCAACAATTGTATTATTGACAGCAACGCCTTATTATATAGAAAATATACAAAGTAAGTTTCCTTCAACTTTATCTAGTTTTGAAGTGTTTGATTTTGATGAAAACAAAAATATAGTGAGATATATAAACAAAAGAAAAGTATATATAAACCACATAAGTCAAATAGAAACACAGCTTAAACAATATAGAGAGGGTTTTGAATATGGAGGACTTAAATGCCTGATATATACTAAAACTATTTCTGATATAAAAAAGATTGAAACTATGTGTAAAAGGATTAATTTAAATCCTATTTCAATTTGGTCTAAGAATAATACTAAACACATTTTAAATGAAAAACAAGAAGAAGCTAGAAAATATTTATTGCAGACAGGGTATGTGATAGAACCTTATAATGTAATCATAATTAATAAATCTATGGAAACAGGAGTTAATATTAAAGATAAAGACATCGAATTAGTTGTTATAAATACTACCAATATCACAGAACAGATACAAGCTAGAGGTAGGGTTAGACATGATATAGACTTGATTGTCGTGAGGACTAAAAATCCAACACAAGTTATGGAAAGTCAAATAGTTAATCTACCTAAAAAATGGTTAGATATTCCTTTGACAAGAATTGATAAAGCTCAATTATGTAAAGAATTTAATTTATACAACGAAGCGAGGAGACAACTTAAATGGACTACTGTAAAAGAAATTTTGTTGAATAATGGATATATTATTAAAAAGGTTAAACCTGTTATAAACGGAAAACAAGTTAATTGTGAAATAATAAAAAAATAGAGATAGAAAATTATTACCTATAAGGCTAAAATATCCATTTTTTGTAGCGCCTCTATATTAGGTGCTACATTTTTTGGATATGACAAAAATCGACAAATAGATTCTTTGCAGAGAAAGTGTAAAAAATATCAAAACCATAAAATACTGTATGATTAAGTAGCGCATGGTATTAGGCACAGTATTTTAAAATACATTTTAAATAGAAAAATCCTATCTAAAATACACTTTTTTGTAGTTTGACTGTTATGTATTATGTACCACGACAGAAACGGTTAAACTTATTTAAACTTTTACAGAAAAAAGGGTGTAAACATTGATGAAGAAACATGGGCATTATCTGAATTAATACAATGGCTATTTAGAAGTGCTATAAGAGAAGAAAATGAAATTAATTTATACATACCTTCAAAGAGAATGAGAAATTTATTACAAGAATGGTTAAGAAAATAAAATGCATAAATGCGATTTTACAAATGTGTTTTAGATAGAAAAAACTTACCTAAAATGATAGTCTAATTTTTACATTCCTTAAAAGAGAGTATATAAAAAGTCATAAAACAATTATAAAAAATTAAAATGTCCATTTTTGTAGCACCTAATATAGAGGCGCTACATTTTTTGGACACAATATAAAATTCAATAAATGAAAGGAGATAACAATGAGTAAAGTATTTTTAGGCGGAACATGCAATAATAGTAAATGGAGAGAAAAATTAATTCCAATGTTGAAAGTGGATTATTTCAATCCAGTCGTAGACGATTGGACAGAAGAATGTTATCAAGAAGAGTTAAGACAAAGAGAAATGTGTGATTATTGTCTATATGTTATAACTCCTAGAATGAATGGAGTATATTCTATTGCAGAAGTAATAGATGATAGCAACAAAAGACCAGCAAAAACAATATTTTGTATATTAGATAGAGATTTTGCAGATGATGATAAAATATTACCACATGACTTAGATGAACTAGATGAAACTGAATTATATTTTGATGAAGATGAATTAAAGTCTTTAGATAAAGTTGGAAAAATGGTAAAAAGAAATGGTGGGAAATATTTTAATTCATTAGAAGAAGTTGCTAATTATTTAAATAAGAAGATGTGCCTAAAAAGTTTAGAAGGAGTTAAAGATATTGAGAAATGGATTGAAGAAGGTCATAAAGTTCTTTCTCATGACAAATGGGAAGAGTGGGATAAAGTAGTTCCAATCAGAGCCAGTGACCTTTATGAAGGAATGGAGTTAAGTTGTACTTTATTTATAGAAGAAATATTAAAGAAAAATACAGAAGATAGTTTCAAACAAGCAAGTGCAGAATTAGACAGCCAAAATCATTCTGAAATGTCATATAGCTTAATGAAGGCTATGATAAAAACTTTCTGCACAAATGGAGAAGAGTTCGTGAAATACTTAGAAAAATAATTCACACTTATCTTATGACATGCAGGGCATCGCCCTGTATCTGTTTTAAGCAAATTAAAATCATTCATCAATAAAATGGTCAAGAAATAAAATGGAATAGCTCTATGTCTCTTGTAGAGCCTTATATTACGAAAGGAGAACAACATGGACCATGTAAAAGAATTTCAACATGAAATAAATCAATGTATAGAGGATATGAAAAATCAAGGATACGATGATTCAAATCATAATTTTAGAAAACTATGTAGAACAGCTCTTATGAATGATTCTGTTATTAAAGTAATTGAAATGAATCAAGACAATACTAACCTTATGAACATAGTCTCTCAAGATGCCGAAGAAAATATAGAATATTTAAATAGTTTAAAAGAAAGAGACCTTAAGTCAGAACTTCTTTCTATACATATTAATAAACTGATGAAACATTTTCAAACAATTTCGTTAGACTGTATGAAAAAAGAAAATATATTATAGGAGGAGATTTATATGGATAATAGAGAAATGTTTATTTTGCGAGATATAAAGAATATTTGTATAAATGGAATTGATATACCATCTCCAAATTTTTACAAAGTATATTCAATGGATGACAAATTATATTTAGAAATTAATGTAGAATTTTTAACTATTAAATCATATGAACTTGTAATTCAATGCCTAAAGAGTTGTATATCAATGGAAGATATTATCTATGATATAATTATAGACACAAACATAGCAAGTCCTGGAGAGTCTGAGAAGCGTTATATAAAAACAAAATATAAATGTAAAATCATAAATAGTACTTTTATTGAAGTTGACTCAAAAATACATAACAATTTACCTTTGTTTGAAATTATTGATGTAGATTATGCAGGAATATTTAAGAAAAAATAGAAAATATTTAAAAAAGTAGTTGACAGACTAATATTAAATATATATAATGTAAGTATAAAGTTAAACAACATCAGAAAATTAAATAAAACAACTAAATAAAAAATAAGTTGACATACTGAAATAAAATTGTTATAATAAAGATATAAAGTTGGCAACAGAGAAGAGGACATGATTGAATGAATTTCATAATAACAATTTTTATGGAAAACTGTGTGGGAAGTCAATCAGAGATTATTATGAATTAGACTATACAATCCAAAGAAGTGACAATAGAGTTAAATATGTGAAAGATATGTTAGGCACTTATGAGATAAATGGAAAAGAGTTTTATGACGAATTCTTTGAGGAACTTTTTGATACAGAAGAAAGACAGAAAATAAAAATTCACTTATCAAAAGAGGATAGCTTATATTCAACTTCTAATGTAGCAATCTATTTAGAGAGGTTAGGTACTTATATTCTTAATTCTAAGGAACACATAATAGACGGAGAGGTTCAACAAAAGAAAGAATTAAAGTATAAAATCTATAATAGTAAAGAGCTGTTTAGAAGAGCTTGCAAAGAAGAAAAAGTTATGAATCAATTAGCGATAGGAAATGGAGGAGTTCCTTATATAAATAATAAAGAAACATATAATGGGGAAGCTTTTCCAATATTTCAAGCAGTAGAACATAATTATAATAAAGTAAAAGATGTTGTGTTTGAAAAGAAAGATATTGAAAAACACGAGGTCTTAAAAAATTATTACGATTTATATGTCCACTTAATTGATAAAATGAAAAGTGGAAACGGAACTATGGAACTTAGTTATCTAGTTCATGGAGTTAAAGACGATTTAAATAATGGCAAATTATTGCTAGAAAGACCAATAACATTTAAAAGTCCTTTAGTCCCAACTGGTTCACAGATGTTTAAAGAAATTGATATTCCGACAGAAAAAGAGATAAGAAGCTTACTTAGAATGAAGTATGAAGGAATAGATGATACAGATATGGTTTGTGTCATGATGGATTTTGAAGATGTACTTAGTAGGTGTACTTTTACAAAGAATCAACAGAATGTTTTAAATCTATACAGAAGAAATGTAAAACCTTATCAGATAATAGAAATCTTACATATGAAACAACAATTGGTTAACATAACAATAAATAGTATTTGTAAGGTAATAGAGAAGAAATATTGGGAGGAGTACCGAGAACGGTATTACACTTATGTTGTAAAAGGAACATGGAAAAAATGCTCTAAATGTGGAGAAACTAAACTAATACATCACTTTTCAAAAAACAAAGATAGATATAGACCGAAGTGTAAAAAATGCGAGACAGAGGAAAGACATAAAAAACATAGTGCAAAGCAACATTGTTAAAAGGTAGTAAAACTCCTTATTAAAAATGTAAGAACGATAAAAGACGGTATTTTCCTTACCGAAATGAAGTTCTAAAAATTTTTAATGATAGGAGAAATGAATATGACAAAAAAAGATATGTTAAAAGAAATAGCTAGTGAACTAGATATAACACAAGTTAGAGCAGCAGAGGTAGTAGACGGATTAGAAAGATTATTAAATAGAGTAATCGAAAATAGAGATGAAGTAATAATTTGTGGTATAAAAATAGGTACTAAAGAAAGAAAAGGTAGAGCAGGTAAAATAGATAATCAAATAGGTTGTTATGAATATGAAACACCTGATAAAATAGTACCTTATATAAAATTCACTAAGAGTACAAAAGAAAGATTAACTAAAGAAATATAAGGGGTAAATGCACTCACAGCAATTATTACATATACAAGAGAAGAAAATAAAACAAATTGGATTTTGAAAAATGCCACATGACTGGCAAGAATGTAAATAGTGCATTGTTTGATTTCTTTGTTCCCCTTTTTGAATGCTAGGGATTAATTTCCCTAGTAATGTGAGGTCGAAGGTTTCAGTAGGTTCAAATCCTACAGACCTCAAAGTTATTACTGTTTCTTTCTTTGTTTGTTTAAAAAATGGGGTAGAGGAATTCTACCCTAGAATATGCCGAAGTAGCTCAAATGGTTGGAGCAATAGCCAATAAATAGATGTATTGATAAATACATAAGCAGCAATTTCAAACAGGGAAGCTATAGGATAATAGTTCAAATCTATTCTTCGGCAACATTATGACGGGAATAGCTCAACGGGTAGAGCAACGTAATATGTGTATAGAAGGGATACACTAACAGCATTTTAATTTGCCATTTAAGCCGTAGGTTGTAGATTCGACTCCTACTTCCCGTCCTGTTCTAAAAATATACATTCAAAAGACACTTACAGCAATTAATTCAAATAGGTAAATAAGTCAATAAACAAGTGCTTTAGAGGTTCAAATCCTCAAAATAAATTGAACAATTCTAGGAAGTTTCATATTTATAATGTTTAGTGTCTTGATAAGTACCTTCTTAAAGTTAATATAATTAAATGCACATACAGCAATTATGTTTATGATAAAAAAAGGATTTTATTAATAATATTTGTGCATTGTAATTGAAAAATCTCCTTCCAGGAATAATTAAGTGAACTACCCACAAGCTAAAGCTTATGGGCTTCTGTTAAATGGTTCACCAGACTAAGCCACAGAAATGATGGCTACGATATTTAAGTCATGATACCTTTGGTTGACGCAACAGACCATTGCTCTATCGTATACATTTAAGTTAGGTCAGAGTAAGAACAGCCTTGTAATGTATATGTAAAAAGCCTTTATATCATTGTCGAGTTGAAGTCGAAACAACTGTATGGTAACAGTACAGTATAGTACGCATAACAGTTACTTGTGTAGCTGAGTTATTAATTTAATTTAATGAAAGGAATATCTGTTTATGGTATATGTATTAAACAAAGATGGACAACCACTTATGCCTACGAATAGGTATGGGAAAATCAGACATCTGTTAAAAGATAGAAAAGCTAAAGTTGTTAGTCGTTGTCCGTTTACAATTAAACTATTGTATGACAGTACAAACTACACTCAAGATTTAATTTTAGGTGTAGATACAGGTAGTGGAACAATAGGAACAGCAGTATCAGATGAAAAAGGAAATATTGTTTATATGTCGGAAATTGTTGTAAGAAACGACATTACTAACAAAATGACACAAAGAGCAAAGTATCGTAGAAACAGACGAAATCGTAAAACTCGTTATAGAAAAGCAAGATGGTTAAATCGTGCAAATTCTATTAGAAAGGATAGATTTAGTCCTACAATGCAGAGCAAACTTCATAGTCATGTAAAGGAAATAGAATATATTAAATCTATTTTACCAATTACAACTTTAGTATTTGAAACAGGGAAGTTTGATATGCATTTAATGAAAAATCCAATACTTGCAAATTCCAAGGTTAGACATTGGGGGTATCAGAAAGGTGTTAACTATGGATTTGAAAATACAAAAGCAATGGTACTTAATAGAGATAACTATACTTGTCAATATTGTAAAGGCAAGCATAAGGATAGCAAATTAGAAGTTCATCATATTGTATTTCGTAGTCAAGGTGGTTCTGACGAAGAAAGTAATTTAATTACTTTATGTCACACCTGTCATAAAGATTTACATAGTGAGAAGATTAACCCTAAATTAAGCGGTAAAGTTAAGGGTAATCTTAAATATGCTACGCAAATGAATTCTATCCGTAAGCAGCTTTTCAGATTCTATCCAAATGCTATTGAAACTTTTGGATATGTGACAAAGACTAATCGTTTACATTTAGGGATAGACAAAAAACATTATTATGATGCTTGTACTATATCAACACAAGGGAATGCTTTTTATGTAAGGAGTAATCTTTACAAAAAGAAATGTGTTTCTGATGGTGATTTTCGAAAAACAAAAGGTGTTCGTTCAGAACAGCCTATTACAACTGGTAAAATATACGGTTTTAGAAAATATGACAAAGTAAAATACTTTGGCAAGGAATACTTTATTAAGGGAAGAATGTTTACAGGATATGCAATTCTTATGGACATTGATGGGAATAAGATTGTTTTTTCAGCAATGCCAAGAGGTTTTAAAACGCCAAAGTTAAGTAACTGTAAGCGAGTCACTGCAAGAACATCACAAATGGTACAGACAGTAGCAATTTAACGCCATTCATCCCATCACCTAAAGGGAATGGGTTTTCTGGCTAAATATTTATAAAAAGACTCTAACAGCAATTTATTAATTACGTTTCTGTTAAAAACGAGTATTAAATAGAGTCTTGATTAAAAATTATTGTTATGATTAAGCCTAGTATTTTGATGCTAGACTCTAATATCTAGGTATAGGTTAATTTGGTAGACCGCCACATTTGGGATGTGGAGACTGGGGGTTCGAGTCCCTCTACTTAGACCAAGCATGACCTATTAGTCAAGTGGCTAAGACATCACCCTTTCACGGTGAGGGCGAGGGTTCAATTCCCTCATAGGTCATTATATGGACTTATAGTTTAATGGGGAAAATTATCAGGCATGATGTTATCGGTTCAATTCCGATTAAGTCCAAAGAAAAAATCATCTCGTTTGTATGGTGTATGGAGACAGACCCCACCTACATAATCTGTCATGTGTAGTGATTTCTGAAAGTTTTTTTTATAGCAAGTAAGTTTTTTACGGGAACTACACTAAAGATGTTTGCAAACAAAATAAATCGCACATCCGATAGCGATTAATAAGAATGTCGGAAGTATAATATCCTATTAAGTTAATATAGTAATTACTTGTTGTTTTCCCCTGATACACAACTAAAAGAAATCAGGGAGTTAACCAAGTATAATGAATTTTAATCTAATTAATTTTAATTATTTTCTAGCTAGAAATTTTTATAGGCTAATGGTTTAAGTAAAACATCGAGACTCCGAATCTTGAAGATAATGGTTCAAATCCATTTTAGTCTGCCATAAAAAATAATATAAAGATACAATCAGCAAAAGGGAAACACAAAGGTATCTTGATTGGAGAGATGATATGAATAAACTTTTAAGAAATTTAAAAGAAGAAGAAAATTATACTTTAACTGAAAACGGAGCTACTACTCATGTTACTACTTTTAGTAATTGTTTAGATTTTTTCGCTTTTGGGGGAGCTATGAGAAATCGTAGTGAAGAAGATGTAATTTTACAATTTAAAAAAGCATATAAAGAAAATCCTTTAATATCAATGAAATTATTATTTTATTTTAGAGATGTCCGAGGAGGACAAGGTGAAAGAAGATTATTTAGAGTTATAACAAAATGGTTAGAAAAAAATAATTCTAAAGCATTAAAAAAGAATTTAATTTATTTTGCAGAGTTTGGGAGATGGGACGATTTATTAGAATTAGGATATAAAGGTTCTAAGTTCGAAAAAGAAGTTTTATCTATTGTTAAAAATCAATTAGAAACAGACCTTAAAGATATGAACAATAATAAACCAATATCTTTATTAGCTAAGTGGATGCCTTCACTTGGAGCAAGTAGTGTTAATACTAAACTTAAAGCTAAATATTTTGCTAAAAAGTTGAATATGAATGCTAAAAAATATAGAAAAACATTAGTGAAATTAAGAAATCATATAAGATTAGTTGAAACACAAATGAGTTCTAATAATTGGCATGAAATAGAATTTGATAAACTTCCAAGTAAAGCAGGACTTAAATATAGAAAAGCTTTTGAAAGACATTGTGAAGAAAGATATAGTGCTTTTATGAATAGTGATAAGACTACTGTAAATGCAGCTACATTATATCCTTATGAAGTCGTAGAAAAAGCTATTGGACTAAGACATAGTTTCTCAACTTCAACTACTGAAAGAAATGTTGTAAATAAATATTGGGATAATTTAAAAGATTACTTTAATGGGAAATCTTGTAGTTTATTACCTGTTGTAGATACATCAGGTTCTATGTGGGGGACTCCAATAAATGTAGCAATTTCACTTGGAATTTATTGTGCAGAAAGAAATAAAGGTCCATTTAAAGACCATTACATAAGTTTTAGTAGAAAGGCTAGATTAGTAGAAGTTGAAGGAATTGACTTTGTAGATAAAGTTAGAAGAATATACGATACTAATTTATGTGAAAATACAAATATTGAATCTGTATTTGATTTAGTATTAAATACTGCATTAAAAAATAATTTATCTCAAGAAGATTTGCCACAAAATATTGCTATAATTTCAGATATGGAATTTGACAATGGAGTTGATGAATTCAATTGTTGGAGCTGGAGAAGTAGTAGAAGTGAACAAAAATATAGCTCACATGAAACATTAATGGAATCAATAGCTAAAAAATGGCAATCACATGGATATGAAATACCACATTTAATATATTGGAATGTCGATGCAAGACAAAATAATATTCCAATGCTAGGAAGTGGAAGAATTTCATATGTAAGTGGATTTTCACCATCTACATTTGAAATAATATTAACAGGTAAAACAGGGTATGAATTAATGATGGAAGCAGTAAATCAAGAAAGATATTCTTGCATAACTGTATAATATAAATACACATACAGCAATATTAATTTAATTTTTCAACCACAAAACATTTTGAAAATATAAATAAGTGTATTGTAATTATTATTCATCATTTTAAAACCTCCAAGATATACAAACAGAGAGGAATAATTTCCTCTCTCGAATATGGAAACATGGTGTAATGGTAGCACAAATAATTATGTGTCTAGTGGGATTATGGGACACATACAGCAATATATTTAAAAGAAGAAATTAAATCTTATAGGTCAAGAAGAGGGTGTTGGTTCAAATCCAACTGTTTCCAGTTCAATCCCAGTTATGGCTTACTCGTATAAAGGTTATTATGTTGGACTGTCTATCCAAAGATAAGGGTTCGATTCCCTTGTAGGTCGCCATTCGCTTATTTAGTTGAGTTGAAGTTGCTAAATAAGTAAATAGTATTATCTAAAAAATTGCTGTTATACAAGAGAAGGAACTGGTAACTCCTTCTCTTTTTTTATAAAGATATTATCGCAGAATAGTGTAATGGTAACACATTGGACTCATTATCCAAAACTAAAGGTTCGAATCCTTTTTCTGCTACCAAATAAAAAATAGGGAGAAATGATGTTATGAAAAAAGTATCAAAATTAACAATTAAAGATGCAACAATTAGAGAAGAAAATGGAGAACTAATTGTTGTAGAAAAAACAAAAGTAGGAGAAAATGTCTATGGATTAGATGAAGTCTTAGACAAATTAGAAAAAGAAGAAGATTTAAAATTAACAATAGATACAAAAAATGATATGGATGTTCATGAAATAAAAGAAATATTAAAAAATTACATTGATAAAGAAAAAATAAATGTATCAATAACAGTAGATACAGAATACTAAGATTGGAGGCATTTATATGAGTGATTGCAATAAAGATAAAATAAAAGACAAAGTTAACAGAAGATTAGAAATATATGGAGTAATAGATAATAAAATGGCAATTGAAATCATCAAATCGCTTAGAGATATTATAGATGAAGATGAAGAAATAGTTGCTAGAAATATGGAAAAAACAGATAAGTATAAAGAGTCTTTAGAACCTGTTGAAATTTACTTTAATTCCCCAGGAGGAAGTGTAAATGCAGGATGTGCAATACTTAGTATAATGGAAGAATTAGAAGCTCCTGTAATTGGACATATAATAGGACAATGTGCAAGTATGGCAGTTTATTTATTTTTATCATGTGATATAAGAACAGGTACTAGATTTTCTCAAATTGCAATACATGGAACAGGATATCAAGGACTTGGATTGACTGGATACTTAGAAGAAATGGAATCAATAATAAAAGCAGATAAACAACTATCAAGAGAGTTAGATAGTATAGTGTTAGAGAAAACTAAACTTACAAGAAAAGAATTAAGAGAATCAGAAACATGTCTAAAATTCTTTGGATATAAAGAAGCTAAGAAAAAAGGATTTTATACACATGATGTATATAATTTTGAGAATCCTGAAATAGACTAATTAATTTTAAGAATTAATCGAGCTTATGTATATATTACATAGGCTTTTTTTAGTTCTTAAAGTAGAACTAATCATATCAATCTCCCTATCAAGGCTGCCCCTTCTGGGCAGTCTATTTTTTAGAGGTGAGAAACAATTGAAGAAGAAAAGAGTAGAAAAACCAAAATTAAAATGCAACGATTGTAAAGAAGAAAAAGAAATGCAAAGACATTTTTACAGTACATATAGTGCCTTATATGAAGATGAAAAGATTCCGATATGTAAAGATTGCCTTCTTGAAAGATATAAAGTTTTAGAAGGTTTATATAAAGGGAATGAATTACTGGCTTTAAGACACTTTTGCATGAACTTTGATATTTATTATGATGAAGAACTAGCAAAGCCGTTGAGGGGTGGTAGTGAGCCTCTTATGGTTGTTTACATGAGAAGAATGGGTTCTAATCATAGGAAATATAAAGGAAAGACTTCTTTAGATAGTTTATTTGAAATAAAGATTTTAGATGAATTAGGGGCAGAGGATGAATTTCCAATCACCTATTCAATCAGAATTAAATGGGGCAAAGGGTATACGGATGACGAATATCGTATACTAGAAAGGGCGTATAAAGAGTATGACGAGTTCTATGCTCCAAGAGAACTTACTACAAAGAAACTATTTAAGGAACTGTGTGTGATTGAATTAGAAGGTCAGAAAGCTAGAATCAATGGAGATATGGCTACCTTTGAAAAAATGTCTAAATTAGTTTCTTCTAAAATGCAAGATGCCGATGTAAAACCAAATCAAAAGAAAAAAGCTGGAGAAACGGCAGGAGAAACTTTTGGTACTAAAATGCAAATTTATGAAAGAACGAAGCCAATCCTAGTAAAATTAGAAGAGTATGAAGATATAGATGGAATTGGAAAGTATATAACTAAATATCTTATAAAACCTTTAGCTAAGTTCTTAGGACTTGCTACAGGGGAATATACAATTGAAGATGGAGATACTGCCATTGAATTAAGTAAAGAATTTGAAGAAGAATTAGAAAAAGCGAGTGATGTAAATGAGGACTAAATATGAAGATAGAGAATTGACATCTAATGATTCGTCTGAAAATCTATTAGAAGGAATAGGTGAATATTGGGGTGGATTTTATTTAGCTAACCCTCATAGATTCGCTTTGGATTATTTTGAATTTCCACTTCATATATTCCAACAGATATTAATATACTTTATGTTTAAAAGCGACCAATTTTTAATGTCCTGTACTAGGGGTAGACCAATGCCCTCCCTTATAGAAATATAAGGGTAATAAATCGGGGGGAATCGGTGGAGGCTAAATTTATTAATGTAATCGGAGGGAATATGGTAGGAATTTATTGTATAACAAATATAAAAGATAATAAAAAATACATAGGTCAATCAATTCATGTTAAAGACAGAATATTAGCACATAAAGGTCTGTTAAGAAGAGGTAAACATTATAATTGTCATTTACAAAATGCTTTTGATAAATATGGAAAAGAAAGTTTTATTTTTGAATTACTAGAAGAGACAACTAAAGAAGAATTAAATGATAAAGAAATGTTTTATATTGATAAATTCAATACTGCTAATCCAAATTTTGGGTATAATCTTACCGAAGGAGGAGAAGGTGGTGGAACTATGTCAATAGAAAGTAGAATCAAGTTAAGTAATACTAAAAGAATGAAACATTCCAAACTATCTGAATCTGATATAAGAAGAATTAAACTTTTAATATATAACTTAATGGATAGAAAAGAAATTGCTAAAATTTTTAATACCTCAAAATCTCAAATTGATAAAATTGCGAGAGGAAATATTTTTAAATATATAAATCCTGAATTAAACCCACTAATGTACAAAATGAAAAAGAAGCTTATACAAGAAAGAAATGAAAAAATTTTAAAATTGTATGATAGTGGTATGAGAATTTGTGAAATAGTTTCATCAGAAGGATATACTTCAAGTGTTGTAGAAAAGGTTGTATATGAAAATAGAAATACAAAACAAATAGCATATGAAGAAAGATTAAAAAAATATGATGAAGTTATGAGATTAAAAGAACAAGGACTAAGAGAATGTGAAATTATAAATATTGTAAAATTGCCTAGTAGTACTGTAAATGGTTATCTTAGAGGTGTTTCTAATCCTTATAATTATAATCAAAAGATTACTTCAAAAATAAAAAATAAAATTATTGACATGTATTTTAAAAAGAATAATACAATAGATGAAATATCAAAAGAATTGAATGTTAGTGATACTACTGTTCGATTCTATATTAATAAATATGCTAATACCGAGATGAACTAAGTCTTTAAAAGGATTTAGAATTCGTAACGCATTATAGTTGAAACTGTTATGCAGAATATAATACTAACACGAGCCTCCGACACAATAATTTAAAGAATTATTAGATATAGAGTAAAATCTAATCTCCTAACGTTAAACGAGGGTGAAGGTGTATGCTAGACTGGGTATGAATTAACATACCGATTAGATAACTTCAAATGAGGGAAACCTCCAGAGTGTAAGGTAAAAAACTTACAGTTAATAACAATCGCTTGGCAAAACGTGGCTAATTTCAGTTTTTTCAGTTTTAATTTGCACTTTAAAACCAGGAACAAAGATAATCGTCGCAGCTAAGAGAAAGAAACAAGCTCAAAAGATAATTACAGATAAGATAATTGGAGAGTTATATAAAACATCCGAGGCTCTACAAAAAGAAATTAAAGATATTCAGATTAATAGTAAAGAGGTTTCTATTACATTTTGGAATGGAAGTAGAATAGAAGCTATTGTAGCTAATCAAGATGCCAGAGGTTATTTTCAAGTTTGCTTAGGAATTTAAAGGAGTATAAGCCTTTATTCCTTCTAATTTAAAAAATTAGGAGGAAATCGAAGTGAGTAAAAAACGGAAAGATGAAGAAATTTTATTTTTAAAAGAAAATTATAAAAAATATACTAATAAAGAATTATCTAAACTAATCGGAAGAAGTGAAAAATCAATAGATTATCAAAAAGGCAAGCTAGAATTAAGACAAAGTATTTCTGATAAAGATAAAGGAAATCAACGTTTTTTTGATAAAATTGACAATGAAGAAAAAGCATATCGGTTGGGATTTATTTATGCAGATGGATATATTAGTCATTCAAATAGAACCTATGAATTAGGAATAGAATTAAGTTATAAAGATATAAATCATTTACATAAATTTAATAAAAACTTTAATAACTATTATAAAGTTAATTCTAAAATTAGTAATTATAATTCCCTTGACCGTTTAAATGGCCAAAAAATTAGAAATAAACAATGCGTAAATTGCATTATTAGAGTATACAGTAAATCAATTTATTTAGATTTATTAGATAAAAATATAGTTCAAAATAAAAGTTATTCAGAGGTGTTTCCAAGAATAGAAGACAATACTTTGTTTTTACATTTTCTAAGAGGGTATATTGATGGAGATGGTACATATTGTTTTAAGAAAAATAAAAACAAATCATATCCTAATATCTCAATAGCAGGGAATAATTTAGCTATTTTTGAATTTATTAAAGAAAAAATGGAGAAAGATTTTGAATTACATTCAATAATTTATTTAAGCAATACATGTTATAAATTGTCTTTTTCTCGACAGAATGAATGTAAGAAATTGGTACATTTATTGTATGATAATGCAACCATTTATCTTGATAGAAAATACATAAAAGCAAACAAAATATTACAAATAGCCTAGCAATATGTAAACTCTCAAGTGCATATTGCCGTAATCGGGGTGTATCGGTCATAGTCGAAAGTACATAAAAATATAACCTAGAAATAGGAGGGATAGACTGGTAAGAAAGCCTAACCCCTAAAATGGGTAGTGGTAATACCGAGGGCAATAATATCTAATATTGTCCGTAACGAGTAGAGGGTGAGCGACAAAATGAAAGCAATAATCCTTCCAAGAGCCTCCGACACTCATTGAGAGCTAAGATGAAATGAGAGTGATAATGTACTCTGAACTTATAAAGAAATTTATGAGAACCATAAGATAAAGAGCTTATGGGATAACAAATTGGAACGTGCCAACATTTTGATTGTAGATGAATATAGAATGGTAGACCAAAAAATATTAGATGATGTTTTATTACCTTTCTTAACAAATCCAAGACAACCAGGTTTTTTAAGTCTTCCTCAATATGCAAATAATCCAATGTTAAAGAAGAAATATATCGAAGAGAACAAAGAGATATATTTAAGTTCTGGATGGTAAACTTTTGCCTAGCTATAAGTAAAATATGGGTGCTTATAGCCGTAATCGAGTAATATCGGTAAAAATCTTTAAAGGAGTTAATATGAGTAAATTTACATATGAACAAGTAAAATCTTATATTGAAGAAAATTCCGATTGTGAGTTGCTATCAAAAGAATATAAAAATGGTTCTGAAAAATTAATTTTAAGATGTAAATGTGGAAAGATTTTTGAGAGAAATTTTTATAACATTAAAAATCAAGATAAAATACAATGTAATGATTGTTCTAAGGAAAATGCAAACTCAAAAATGTTCAAGCCTATTGAAAAAGTTTTAGAAGATATTTATTCAAAAATAGGAGAAGATTATGAATTAATTAATTTAGAATACAATGGTATTCATAAATCTTATTTAACTTTAAAACATAAGAAATGTAATTTTGTTTTTAAGAGAAATTTAAAAGGATTTTTAAACAGAAAAGTAATATGTCCTAGATGTGAAAGCAAAAATAAAACATTAACAATAGAAGATATGCAAAATGTTTTAAATAAAAATAATCAAGGATTTAAAATTATTGAAATTAATACACAAAGAAAAGTAACATTAAAACACGAAGATTGTGGATGTGTTTTTACTAGAGCTTTTTCAAATTTTAATGGGAAAACAATAAAGTGTCCAAATTGTCAATCAAAAGAAAGTGTTGGAGTTATAAAAATTTCAGAACGGTTGGATAAGAATAATATACAATATGAAAAAGAATATAAATTTAAGTATTGTAAAGATATTCGTCCACTCCCTTTTGATTTTTATTTAAATGACTTTAATATTGCAATCGAATTTGATGGAGAACAACATTATAGACCGACCGATTTTTATGGAGGAAAAGAAAAATTTAAAATTAGACAAAAGCATGATGTCATAAAAAATAATTTTTGTAAGAAGAATGACATTAATTTAATAAGGATTAATTACTCACAAGTTAAAGAAATAAATTCAATATTAGAAAAGAAAATACCGAGATAACTAATAAAATTAAAGAGTTATTAGTATCGTAGAGCGTATTGATTGAACCTGTTTGGGGAATAGCCATCCTCCACAGAATATAATATCAACAAGAGTATTCGATATTCGCCATATAAATATTAGAGAATAAAAATGTACGCCAATCTGGGTTGGAATTGACCAACCGATAAGATAATTTCAAATGAGAGAAATCTCCAGAGCAATGGATAAAAAGCCATTGGTTAATAACAATATGATAAAGGACATTGGAGCTATGCTAAATGTATGGAAGTTTTAAATGCAATGGTAAGAGGAGAAGATGCATTTATGTGTTCAATTCCTTTTACTTGTAGTTTAGACCACGGATTATTAACTAAGAAAAAAATAATAAGAGAAATGAAAAAAGAAAGTATGACAGAAGCAAGTTTTGCTATGGAATATTGTGGATTATTCTATGGAGAATCAGAAGATGCTTTCTTTAAATCTTCATTTGTCAATAACTGTAGAACTCAAGAGAGTATGTTTTATCCTCCCACTCCAATTGAGTACATGGAGGATAAAAAGAAAAAGAAAAAAGATAAAAGAGGATATTTAAGAAAATTAAATGGAGAAATAAGAATAATATCTGCCGATATAGCTTTATCAAAAGGCTCTGTAAATGACAACTCAGTATATACTTGTATGAGATTAATTCCTTCTGACGGAAAATTCAGAAGAATAGTTGTAAATATTGAAAGTTATAATGGGATGGAAGCCGAAACACAAGCTATAAGATTAAAACAATTATTTAATGATTTTGATGCAGATTATATGATAATAGATACTCAAGGGTTAGGGTTAACCGTATGGAGTTATTTACAAAAAAGCAATTATGATAACGAAAGAGATGTTTGGTATGATGGTTTTACTTGTTTTAATAAGGACAATACAGTAGATGAATTTGCTGCAAGAAATTCCCTTCCTGTTGTATATTCATTGAAACCAAATTCTGAAATAAATCATAAAGTGGCTATGAGTTTAAGAGAAAATCTTATGAATAAGACAATAGAACTTCCTTTAAATCATTTAGATGCCAAGGAAATGATATTTGAAGAAAAGATAGGAGATATAACAGATATTAATTTAAGAGCAGAATTAGAGGCTAAATATATGTCTCCATTTTTACAAACAACAGCTTTAGTTAATGAGCTTATAAATTTAGACCATAGTATTGAAGGTGGTAAATACATCAAGATAAAAGAAAGAGGTAGAGCTAGAAAAGATAGATATTCTAGCCTTGGATATGCTAACTTCTTAGCAGACTACCTAGAAGAAGAAGAAAATGCAAATAGTACCACAGATGATGATACATTTGTATTCTTAACATAGGAGGTGTATCAGTTGGATTTAGAGAAGAAAATCAACGAATCAGAAAGTGATATAGTTACTTTTGAAAAACAGGAATTCGAATCCTTTGCGAATTATGTATACAATAATGTTGGATATATAGGCTCAACATATGATTCAATAGCAAGAAGAAGAAAAATATCTAAAAAGCAATTAAGAACAGCTTTAGCCAATCCAACAAATACTGCTAGTATTGAAATATTGCAAGATGCAGCCGAAATATTTAAATATACTAATGGTATGGTTAGACAATTCACAGATTACAAATCGAAAATTCTTACATATGACCATTTTTTAATTCCAAGAGATATAAGTAAATATAAAACAAAAGAAGATATTTGGGAGGCAAGATATAAGGCTGCTACTGAATTAGAAAAATATAATTTAAAGTATAATTCTAAATGGATTACCGAAAAGATATTAGATTGTGGAGAAATCTTTTTATTTATAATTAAGGATAGATATAGTGTTATATATCAACAAATTCCTAATAAATTATGTAAAATATGCAGCAAAACTGGGAATATGGTTTCAAGATATAAAATAAATTTAGCAGCCATATCTCCAACAGAGTTAGCCTATTTTCCTCAAGAAATTATGGAACTATATATTAAATATACTAATGGACAATTAATTGATGATGAAAATTTTGATAATGGTTGGTATGATTTAAGTAATTATAATAAAGCAGTTGCATTTTCATTAGAAGTTTGGGGAACAAAAGGAGTTCCTTATTTTGCAAGTTTATTTGACAATTTAATGTCATTAGAAGATTTAGAAGATTTACGAAACAATAATGCAGTATTAGAAAACTTTATTTTAATATATCAAAAAGCAGAAACCGATGAAAAAGGTAGAATGAAATTAGATAAAAAGACTTTACAAAAATTCCATGAAGCTTTAAAGAAAGTCTTAAATAATACAGGTTGTGGAGCAATTACTACTCCTATGCCTTTAGAAAAAATAACATTAGGTGATTCACAAACTAAAACTCTTGAATATGTTAATAAAGTAAAAGAAACTATTTATGATGCAGCAGGAATCAATAATGATATATTTAATGGAAATTCAACTAATACAGAGGCAGTAAGTTATGGAGAAACTGTAGATGTGTTATTGCCATTATTTATTCAAAAATCAATAGAAAATTGGATAAATGATGAACTTAGAACTAGTTCAAAAACTAGAAATTGGATGGTAGAGTTTGTAAAAACAACTGAACATAATTGGAGACAATTGGCTAAGGACGAAAAAGATGGTTTAACTATATATGGTTCTAAATGGAAATATTTTGCAACAATGGGATTTACTCCTCTTAGAGCTATGAATACACTTAAAATAGAAGAATTAGAAAAAGTTGCCGAAGATATGAAACCATTAGAAAGTGCATATCAAACAAGTGGTACAGATTCAAATCAAGATTCGAGTGATAAGACTCCAAGTTCTGCAAAAGTAGATGAAGGAGGTAGACCTTCTAAATCAGATACAGGAGAATCTAATTCTGAAAAGAATGGAAAATAGGTGAGATTGGATGAAATTTATAGTAGCATTAAACAAAAGAGATAAAAGTGAATTAGATTTTTATAATTTTAAGTACATAACATCTGAAAAAATAGATAATGATATTTTTTATTATTATGAAAACGATAAAAACAAAATTTCTAAATTATCTGATAAAACTAAATTTTTATTTACGGATGTTATGTTTGTATAGGAGAATGATATGGGAAAATTATATGCAATGATATGTATTCTAACAACAAATAAGTGTGATTGCAACTTGTTTAAAAATAGGATATGTTGCTAGTGAAAATGAAATACCGATGAAAAGCAAATCTAACATATGTGCAACTCTATTGACAGTAGGTTTAATTATATTCACACCATTAGTAAATATTTTCTTTTTAATAGTATATCTTTATATTCTCATAGGAGTGTCAAACGAGGAAATAAAGGAAATACTATTAAATATTAAATAGATAAACTCCGAAGAAAGGAGGGTGCTATTTGGAAACAAAAAATATAAATTGTAAATTAACTTTTTTCTCAAATGAAGATGAAGATTCAAGATTCCAAAATGTAAAACTTCAAATTGTCCATGCTGGGGAAAATAGCAAGGGTCTTAATATTACCGAAGATGCAATTGAAAATGCTAAAGAAAGTTTAAAAAATATTCCAATAGTGGGATACATAGAAAGAGACGAAGATGACGAGGCTATTGATTTTGGAGGACATAAAATATATCTAAAACTGTCAAGAACCTCTGAAGGATTAGAAGTAAGAACTTTTTATGAAGAAAGAGCAATTGGAGTAATTCCTGAAAGTACAGAAATAACTTATGAAACAGATGAAGAAACTGAAAAAACTTATTTATGTGCAACGGGAAAAATTTGGAAAGCTTATGCAAATGAGGGATTAGATTTACTATTAGAAGCTCAAGAAAAAAGTGTAAGTATGGAAATCATTATTCAGGAAAAGAATGACGAAGGAGATATTACTTCTTTTATATTCCAAGGAATTACTATTCTTGGAGATGATGTAGAACCAGGAATAGAAGGTGCTACAATAACAACTTATGCTAAAGGTAATTTAGAGTTTTACAAAAAAGAATTACAGTTAATTTGCAATGAATTAAATAAAGAAAAGGAGGGTATTAAGTTGCCTGAAAATAAAAAAACAATAGAAATGTTTGGCTTATCAGTTCAAAACTTTCAAGACCAAATATATGATGCCCTTGCTAATAGAACAGTTGAACAAACTAACTATTGGGGAGAAACATACCAACAAAGAGAATTTTATTACAGAGATATAATTCCTGGAGAAAATGTCGTTGTTGTTGAAAGTGCATCTAACTATTCTTGTTTTGGTGTTCCTTATTCATTAGATGGAGACAAAATTGTTTTAGATTTTGATAATAAAAAAGCTTATATAAGAGAATGGAGAGAAATGAATGAGGGAGAATCTCAAGTTAATTTCTCATTAGAAAAACCTTTTGAAAATGAGTTAGAAAAAGTTGCTTTTGAAAAAATAAATGAATTAAATGAGTCAATCAAAACATTAGAAACTTCTGCATCTGAAAAGGATGAAAAAATAAAAGAATTAGATGAAAAAATAGTAGAATTCTCAAAAGATACAGAAGAAAAAGATAATAAATTATCAGAATTAAATTCCGAGTTGGAAAGACTTAAGGCTTTTGAAAAAGAAGTAAATAATGAAAAACTTAAAGAAAATGTTGCAAATATGTTAGAAAAATTCTCTTTAGAAGAAGATGAAATCAAAGAATTAAAAGAAAAAGTTTTATCTGGAGAATTAGAAATGAATTTATTTGAAAAAGAATTATTTGCTTTAGAAGGTAAAAAAGCTATAGAAAATAGAGCTAAACAAAAAAGTTCAGAGCCAAAAAGTGTAAAAGTTGCAGACCATACAGATGAGCCTGTAAGAAAAAGACCATACGGAGATATTTTAGATTAGGAGGAAAGATACATGGGAAAATATGCATTATTAAGAAAAGATAGAGTGCCTTATCCAAAACCATTAAGTGCTTTACATGAAGAAAACACTCCATTAGAAAATGGTATGATAGTTGGAATAAAAGGCTATGCAAAAGGTGAAAGAGAATGTTATAAAATTGGACAATATGCTGCTGGAGATAGAATAGCAATAGTTGACTGTTCTACATTAATGTATGACGAAAGATTAGATGATTCTGATTACTGTTTAGAAAAAGGATACCCAGGAAGAGTATTACCAGTTGATAACTTTGATGAATACACAATAGCTAAAAAATTCTTCCCAGAGGGATTAGCAGTTGGAGACTATGTAAAACCTGATACAGTTAATTTAGGTAAATATGCAAAAGCAGAAGGATTAGAAGATGCAATAGGAATAGTTGCAGAAATAGATGTTGATTTATTCGACAGACAAGATTCAATATTAATAGATTTCTTATAAGATAAAGCAGTCTTTTGACTGCTATTTTTAATTAAATTAAAGGAGATATTAAATGGTTTCAAATAACTTATAAAAAATATAAACATATGTTGACTTTTATAAGCTATTTGAATTTTATAAAAACTATTTTTTAGCAGATTCTAAAAAGTCAGATATTGCTTTATCTAACAATTTAGATATTGGTATCATAGTTTCTTTTGAATATTGTTGTAATCTTTTCCAAGTTTCAGTATCAATAGCATTAGATATTCTAGTTCTGTTTTTTAATCCATATTTATCTTTTTTATTATTCATTTATATCACCTCAAATTAATTATAACACATAAATAAAGTAGTTGCAAGTAGAGATTGAATGTGTTATAATTAAATTAAGAAAGAGGTGAAAAATAATGATAAAAGGATTCAAAATTAGATTATATCCAACAAAAGAGCAAGAAACTTTATTTTATAAGCATATTGGATGTCAAAGATATGTCTATAATTGGGCATTAAATCTCAACAATGAATTATATAAAAATGAGAAAAAGAAATATTCTTGTACAGAATTAGGGAGAATGTTAACTATTTATAAAAAAGAAAACCAATGGTTATATGAAATATCAAATGCGACTTTGAAAGAGTCTTTAAGGAATTTAGATAAAGCATATTCAAATTTTTACAAACAGAAATCTAATCTACCTAAATTTAAAAGTAAGAAAAAAACAAAATTAAGTTTTTATAGTAGATATGATAAAATAAAATTTTATGAAAAGAATGTAGTTAATTTAGAAAAAATAGGAAAAGTAAAATATAAATCTAACTATAAAATTGATTTTACCAAAATAAATTCTTTTAAAAATCCGTATGTAAATTACAATGGCAGATGTTGGATTTTAACATTTGGATTAGAAGTAGAAAAAGAAGTAGACGAACTTACACAAAAAGTATTAGGAATTGATTTAGGAGTAAAAGATTTAGCAATACTTAGTAATAATATGAAGTTTAAAAATATAAATAAAACTCATACTGTTAAAAAACTAGAAAAGAAGTTAAAAAGGTTACAAAGACAAATAAGTAAAAAATATTTAAAAAATAAGAAAGGAGGACGTTACTTAAAAACTAATAATATTAAAAAGTTAGAAATTAGACTCAAGAAACTTTATCGTAAATTAAAAAATATAAGACTTGATTATACTCATAAAGTTACTACTCAAATAGTGAAAACCAAACCATGTAAGGTAGTAATGGAAGATTTAAGTATAATTAATATGATGAAAAATAAACATTTATCTAAAGCTATTCAACAACAGAACCTATGTGAATTTATAAGACAAATGAAATATAAATGCGAATGGAATGATATTAAATTCATACAAGTTGATAAATATTATCCATCAAGTAAAATATGTAGTAGTTGTGGAAACATTAAGAAAGACTTAAAATTATCAGATAGAGTTTATAAATGTAGTTGTGGATTAGAAATAGATAGAGATTTAAATGCAAGTCTTAATTTAAGAAATTATGGACTATCACATTAAAAGATATTTATAATATGTACCCACTCGTTGATGGGGAATTTACGTTCTTGGACTATCAATTACTAAAGTAGCTTTGGCAATATAAGATAGAGTGAAAAGAAAAATAAATTTAGAACTTTTTATAAGTTTTAAGTAACGGAAATTCAATGGCAATAGTAAAATATACAGATATGGAAAAATTAGCTAGAGACATCTATAATGGAACAGTAGATAAAGCTGAATTTTCTAGTACTCAAGAAGCCGAAGATAGATTAAGAGAAAAAATATTAGAAAAAGTAGGAGGAACTTGGGACGAATGGGCATTCTCTAAAAATTATGTAGAAGTATTCCAAATATTATCTGAATCATTAACAATAACTACTTCTGAATTATTAAGAGAAACATTTGCACCATTCTGTGAATACAGAGACCTTAAATATGGGGACACAATTGAATGGGAAGTAGACGATGATAAATTATTTGATGTTGCAGTAGTAGCAGACGATAATAACAACTTTAGAAGACAAAGATTAATGGGAAGAAAAGTTCCTATGACTGCTTATCCTCTAGGTGTTAAAATATATGAACAATGGTCTAAATGGATGGCAGGAAGAATAAATTTCCAAGCTATGATAGACAAAGTTGCTAAATCTATGGAACATGAATTAGTAAAAAGAATAAATAGTGCTTTCATAGGTGCTTATAGTGCAGCTCCAGCAATATTACAAGCTAATGGTACTGTAACTAGAGATGCTTTATCTGAATTATGTGAAAAAGTTGCAGGATTAGGACATGGAGATATAACTATATATGGTACTAAAATGGCATTAAGTAAAATACCAGGAATAGAATCATTAGAAATAGATGGATTAGATAGAAGAAATTATGGTTATTTAAAAGCATTTGAAGGATATAGATGTGTAGACTTAAAAAATACTTTTAATAAGAAAACTGGTTTTGGTTTAAGTAATGATAAATTATTCGTAGTACCTGCTAATGTTAAGCCGATATTCGTAGGATTTGAAGGTCCAGGATATGTTACTACTGATAGTTCTATATTACCTAGATTAGATAGAGAATTAGAATACCTATTCCAAAGAAAAGTACATGTAGGAGCAGTAAAAGCTACTGACTTTGGAGTATATAATATAGGATAGTTAAAAAAGAGAGGATTTATAACATATTAGGTTCTCTCTTTTTATTTTTTTGAATAAGGGAGATGTTAAAATGGCTACAAGAACTAAAAAAGAAGAAACTGTTACTCAACAAGAAACTGTAAAAAAACCTTCTCAAAGTACAAGACTAAGAGAAATAAAGAAAAATATGAAAAATATAGATGTTGAAGTTCAAAATTTAAGTCAAGGAAATTTTGTGTATGCAAAAGGTTCTGATATATTAGAAATAAATGAGAGAGGCGAAACAAAAATAGTTTCACTTGATTTATTATCTGCTATGTCTAAATCATTTTTAGAAAAATTTTTTATAGCAATCGTTGATGTATATGATGATTATGATAAAAATGATGTTCTGAAAGTTTTAGGTGTAGAAGATGAATATTCTAAATTTGATATATCAGTAGAAGGAGTAGAATCTTTCTTAGACGATAAAACATCTGTTGATGACTTTGATAAAACTTTAAATTCTCTTTCAGATAACTTAGTATATAGAATAGCAGAGAGAGCAGTTATCTTAGATAAAAATAAACAATTTGATAGTTATGCAAAAAGAAAAAGTTTAGAAACAAGATTACAAAATCCTTACTTATTTGGAGCAGTTTAAAACCTAAAAGAAGGTGATAATTTTGTCAACTCAATTAAGTACAATTTATGATAACTTTTTAAAACAAATTGATGATGAAATTATGGTCTTTATGAATGAAAAGTTTGGAGAACAATTTATTGAGGATTTGCTATTATCTTATCTTAAAGGTGCTATAGCAAAGTTTAAGACTTATGAAAAAGGAATACATCTAGTCCCTCCAACAGAAGATTCTAGTGGATATATACAAGAAGATTTAAGTCAAAAAGAAATAAACATTTTAGTAATGGGAATGATAACCATTTGGCTTAATCCTAAAATTTTCTGTGAGGATAAGTTGAAACAAGCTATTACAGACGGAGATTATAATAGATTATCTAGTGCAAATATGTTAAGTAAATTGTTAAATTTAAAAGAATATGCAGATGACTATTTTAGAGCAGAAATGATAGAGTATTCATATGGTGATGATTTTGAGGGGTTCTATTAATGAGTTCTTATTTTGAGAATTTTGCAAAGAGAACTATGTTAGGAGCAAAAAACTCCAAAGAGAAGATAGCTAATGAAATGGAAAGAAACTTTATCAAATATCTAAATACTAGTCCTACTGCTGCACAATATCGTAGAACAATTATAGAACAAGTTCCTACTATGGATGAAAATAATTTTCCAACAGATGAAATGGGTTCTGAATTAATGGCTATTAATGATATTACTGAAAACGATGATAAAGCTTTAGATGAAAAAACATTACTTACAACAAAAGATTCTCAAGTTGATGTAGGTTGCTATGTTTTTTATGATAATTCATGGTTTATTGTTACATTTAAAGAACATAAAGAAATTAATACTTATAAAAAATTCATAATGAGAAGATGTAACCAAATACTTAATTATAAACATCATAATGAGTTATATAAAATACCGTTATCAATTGAAAACTTAACCATGTATTCAGATGGTTTAAATGACGGTAAATATATATCTTATGCAGATGCCAAAAGACATTTGTGGTTTGGTAGCAACCCAGTTAGCCGATTGATAGAAATTGGAGATAGAGTAATGTTAACTAATAAAACAGTTTTCCGTGTTACTCATGTTAATGATTTTGAGTATAATGGCAGATACACAGGAGCAGACGGGCTTATAAAGGCTTTAGTTCTTCAAACCACTTTATTAAACGAAGATGATTTAAAAGAAAATGCGGCATGGAATGAAAAAAGTTATACTGATGTTCAAGACCCAGATGAAATATTTGGGCAATCAATAATAAACTTAGGAGAAACTGCAACTTACTCTATTCAAACAGATGTAGAAAATGTCGAATTAAAATTAGACAATCCTTATGAATTTGTAACATTTAAATCAGAAGATAAGAAGTGTGAAATAACAGCAACATCTAATTTCAGATTTTACGGAAATAGTATTATGATATTGGCTATAAATAAAGATACACAAGAAACAATAAGTACAAAAATAGTTAAAATAGGTGGATAAAATGAAAGGATTAATAGGCTTTCCAAATAAGATAATTTATTCAATTGGTTCTGAACTTATGAATAATCAGGATTTTGCAAAATTGATGTATTATAAATATGAAAAAATAAAAGATATTGATGAATTGCCAATCGTAGAAAATCCAGTAAAACAATTATACAATAAACAAGTTTTCTATTGTCGTAGATATGAAAAGTTACTTACAGAATCAGATATTGTATTATATATAAACCATTCTAATAAACTTCCTTATCAATATACAAGTCAAGCGATTAAAACACTTCAAATTGAAATTGGGGTAGCTTGCCATTTCGATTGTAGAGAGAGTGGAAATGGACTTAGGGACTTAGCTTTAACAGAAGTTATCTTAGATTGTTTATTAGATTCTAAAAACATTCCTGGAGTTGGAAGATTATATTTAGTACAAAATCCCCAATCATATAATATGCCTTATGAATATAGTGGTTATTATATGACTCTAGCTTGTGAACAAATAGATTTAAAAGGGAGAAAATAGTTGTTGGAGTACTATTACTTCTTTGGGGAAGATATTCCCTTAGAAAAACATAAACTAGGAAGGATTCATCAACCAACTTTATTGGAATTGTTAGATAAAGGGATTACTATATCTGAATTTGTTTATCCGTTTTATTTAGCAGAATTGTTCTCAAAAGAAGCTAAAGAGCCTATCAAAAATGTTCTTTTAATATTATTACAACTTGATGAATTAAATCCAAAAAATAAAACAACTAAAAAACTTAGAGATGCTTTAAGTTTATTATACTGTACAGATAATATAGACATTAAAGATAAAGTTGGAGGAATTATTATAGACGAAGACATTGTAATAGATGATAATAATTTTTCAACATTAAGTAAAGTTGTATTAGAAATGACTATGACGGAAGTTAAGATAGAAAAGAAAAATAAAGCTCAAATTGCAATTATAGAAGAATTTGAAAAACGTAGAAAGAAATATGAGGCAGAACATAATATTAAAAGTGAAATGGATTATATTGATATGTTTAATTTAATTGTACATATGTTACCTGATATTTCTTACGATAGGATAAAAACTTGGACAATCTATCAAGTCAAGAATACATATAAAATTCTTACTGAAAGATATAATTATGAAACCTGTGTAAATGCAGGAGCAATAGGTAAAGATTTAAAAGATTGGCGAAGTAAATTAAGAATACAAAATAGTAAAATTAGCGATTAACACATCTTATGATGTGTTTTTTATTTTTTATAAAAAAGGAAGTGCATAAATAATGGCAGAAAAAAATTTCGCTATAAAAGATGTAATTGACTTAAAATTAACACCTAAAACTGGTGACCAAACTAAGGTCATAAACATAAATTATTTAAATGAATGTCAATTAACATTAGATTCAGAAGCTTTATATGCTTTAAAAAAAGGTAACAACTGTATCGCCTTTTCAGGAACAAGAACAGGGACATTAGCTATGACAGCACAAGTTATAGGTATGGACTTTTTAGCTATGATATTAGGTGGTACTTATGATTCTACAAATAAAAAAATAGAAGTTACAGGAGATGTTCCTTCTGTTGGATATACTGGTGAAGGTACATTCAGAATAGTAGAAGAAGGACAAACAGAAGTTGTTAAAGATATAAAATTCTATTCATTAAAAGCTCAACCAAGTGCAGATATGACTTTATCAGCAACAGAAGTTGCAGACTTTACTTTAAATTTAGATATACTAGTAGATGAAACCAATAAAGTCTTAGATATTACTGACCATGTGGACGCATAAAAGATAATAGAATTTAAATTAAAAATTAAAAAATAAATCACCCCTAGTCTTTATTGGCTAGGGCATTTATTTTTTTATCTATTTTTAATAATTGTTTGTTTTCTAATGTTTTTATGTTATAATTAATATAAAGATGTTAGAAAGGGGACGATTTCATGATAAAAGCTTTATTATTGTTATTTGGAATACTTGCAGTATTATTTATAATTGCCATAAAACAAGGACAGAAAGACCATGAGGTGTTTCAAAAGCAATTAAAAGATAATCACATCAATGAGAAAGACATAAAGATTCTCTTATGCAAAGGACAAGAAAATTCAATCATTTATACAAATGATAAGAAATTGTATATCATAATGCAAAATAGGGAAGTAATTCAAATAGAACCTAAAGACATTTTGAAAATCGAAATCAAAAAACATGGCAATGGAGATGTTAAGACTAAGATTCCTATATATAATTCTGATGGGATTTGTTTAGGAAGATTAATTGGTGTTTCAATAAGTATTATAACAGAAGACATGACATATGGAGCATCTCAATTTCATATAGGTAATCTTTATGAAGAATATGAAAAAATGGCTAGATTAAAAGCTATATTAGAAAAAGAGATAAGAGAAGTAGGTTAAATCCTACTTCTTTTTTTTTAATGTAAAGGAGAGAAAAATATGGGAAAAATTAAAGTTCAAAGTTTATTAAAGAAAGAAATAAGAGCCGTAATACCTTACAGAGATGAAGAAGGTAATGAACAAAAGATAATTATTAAAAATCCTAGTGAAACTCTTAAAAGACAAACTTTAAAGGATTTTGCAGATGGAAGAAATGAAGATGAAATATTAGGATTCTTATTTTCACAACTTACAAATATAGAATTAAATTTATCTTTAGAAGAGCTTAAAACAATGGACCTTTCATATGAGCTAGAATGTGTATTTTATCATATGACATGTATATTAAATGAAATAATAGCGACAGTTCGTATGGAAACGGATTTAGCTTTAAGAATGGAATCAAATAAACAATTAGCAGATAATGTAGATAAAGTATTAGATAAAAAAATGAATTAGGTGATTTTATTGAAATTCACTTCATTAACTCAATTAAAAAATTATGTAGAAAAAGCTCAAAAACAATCTATGGAAGTCTTAAATCAAAACTTAGAAACAGAGGCTAAAAAGATAACTCTATCAGAGCTAGGAAGAAGTTCTCCTAAGACAAAAACAGGTAATATTTATGAGCCTACTGGAGCAATAATAGATTGTATTAAAGGGCAAGTTAATGGTTTATCATTAACTCTTGTATGGGGAGATACTGGAGATTGGTTCTCTATTCTTGATAAAAGTCATGGACATTTCTATGCACCTGATGCTTTAGAGGAAGGTACAGTATGGGCAGAAGGGACAAAATTACATCCTTACAGTCCTGTATTTAAGCCTGCTACTGATTTCGTAGATAAAACAGAGGAATGGAGAAATAATGAATTACCTAACGTATTCGTTCAGTTTATGAGAGGTAAAGGAATGAATATCAAGAGAGTTTAGAGGAGGTGAGAAATTATGTCAGAAGAATTTATACTAACCACTAAATTAGAGTTAGATGACAAAACTGCAAAAGAGCAGTTGGAAAAACTTCAAGAATCTGCAAAGAAAGAACCTTTAAAACTTAAAGTTAATGTTGAAGATTTTGAAACAAAACTAAAGACAGTTTCTGATTTGTTAGATAAACTTGAAAAACAAATGAAAGACGGAATTAAATTTGACAAAAGTGTTATAAGTGATTTTGAAAGTCTTGCTAAAAATCTTAAAACAATTTCTGATTCATTAGAAAATGTTAAATCTAAAATGAAAAACTTAGATTCAGATAGTGGGACAAAAAAAGTAGCATCAAATCAAACAGAATTAATTTCTAAGTATAAGTCATTGGCAAGTGCTTTGGATTCCATTCAAAAGAAAATGAAGTCAGGTATGAGTGCAGATTTATTTCAAAAAGCAGCCGAAGAAGCTAAACAACTTCAAGCAAACATGGATGCCTTATCTACACAAATGGACGAAACAAGCAAAAAGAAAATTGCCCTATATGATTTTAAAAGAAGTCAACAAGAGATAGTAACTTTAGTAAATACTATGAAACAAATGGACGACAAAATAACTGAAATTGAGTCCAAAACAAAAGGGATTACTTTCGGTGGGAATACAAGTCAACTTTCTACTATAATGACTGAAATAAATACATTGAAGAGTAAGGTTACAGGAGATTGGCATTTAAATCTTGATGTTTCAAATGACTTAAATAGGTTAAAAGAATTAGGCGCTCAAGTAGATAATTTAAGAAAAGTTGAAACCTTAAAAGAAAGTTTTGATAAAATAAAACAATCTATTAAAGATGGGTTAGGAGATAGTGCAGTAGTAGACCTTGAAAATAAATTAAATCAGTTATCTCAAACTGCATTAGAATTAGATGGAAGTTTTGAAGTAGCTTTTAATTCCTTAAAAAGTGAATTATCTGAATCAGAAACTAAAGCAAATGAATTTATAAGTCAAATGAAAAAGGCAGATAGCCTTGAACAAACAAATCTTATAAATCAATATAAAATGCTTAATTCTGAAATAGAAAAACTTAAAAGTAAAATGCAAAACACTAATATGTCTTCTGAAACATATACTATTTTAGATGAAAAACTAAAGAATTTAATAACTGATTTAAATAATGTTGAACAGAAAATAGCAGATGTCAATAAACAAAAAATAGATTTATCCTCTAAAAATGACAAGGCGACATTAGAAAAGAGTATTTCTAATTTAATTGAATTAGATGAAAAAGTAACTAAAGTAAAATCTAATTTAGGAAATCTTAGAGTTACTGTAACTAATCAGGTAGCAATAGATAAATTAAAAACTAAATTAGATGAAATAAATAATAGAAAAGCTCTTAACATGGATTTTAAAGCAGATATGTCCCAGTTGGAGAAAATAGATACTGCTATAAAAAATCTTAGAGATGTAGATAATTTATCAGACAAATTTGACAAATTAGAAAATTCAATCAGAAGTGCATTTGGAGATGTAAAAGCAAATGAACTTAGAAATAGGTTAAATCAATTAGGAACAGCAGCATCTGTTTTAAAAGAAGATTTCAGAAGTACTTTTGAATCACTAAAAGCAGAAATAGACTCAACAGCAGCTAAGGCAAGCACAATCGAGGCTAGTCTAAGAAAGGTAACTACACAAGAAACTGCTTTCATTAGGCTTAAAGAGGCTATTAGAACGGCATTTGGAGATGCAGAAGTAAATAGATTACAAACTGCATTAGATGAACTTAGAACTAAAGCTCAAAATATGGATGCAACATTTGACACTTCATTAGATGGATTTAAGACGGATTTAGCAGAGGTTGGAAGTAAGGCTAATACAATAGTTGGACAGTTAAAGAAATTCAATACTCTTCAAGGTACATTTAATACACTTAAAGAAGATATCGAAAAGGCTTTTGGTACAGGAACTGTTAATGAATTTATAACTAAATTAAATCAAGTTGAAACAGAGGCAAGACAAGTTGGTGGTTCTTTTGAAACGATGTATGCAGAAGCAAACTCTCAACTTAGAAGATTCCAAAGCCAAATGAATAGAACTAATTCAACAATAAGAGTCAGTAATCGTTTTTGGTCTGATTTTTCTGGTTCAATTAGAGCTTTCTCACTTGGGAATGTCTTAGGGAATGCCCTTACAACTTCTATATATAAAATTAAAGATGTTTATTCTGATTTAGATGCAGCAATCACAGACATGAAAAAAGTTGCAGACATAAAAGATATAAACACTATAGATAAATTAGGACAAATACAAGACAAAGCAGAAGAAATAAGTAAATCTGTTGGTATGAGTACGGCAGATACTATCGAAGGTATCGCAAGTGCATTACAAGCAGGTATTGGTTCTATGGAAAAATCTATGCAGGTTGCTAAAAATGCAATGATGTTAGCAAATGTAGGGGATATGAGCCAAGACGAGGCATCTAAGGGATTAAATACAATAGTAAACTCATTTAACTTAGAGCCACTTAAAGAATATAAAGTCCAAGTAGGAGATACTGTTAAAACTACTACTGAACTTAGCGATGCTATGGATAAATTGAATTATGCATCGAATACACAGGCAATAGATATGCAAAGCTTAGTACAAGCCTTCCAAGGTGGGGGTGCAGTTTTATCTAACTATGGTGTTGAAATAGGAGATGCTACTGCAATGATTACTGCTGCCAATACATCATTACAAAATGGTAGCCGTGTCGGTAATGGTATGAAATCTATTGCAATAAATTTACAAGGTCTTAAAACTAATGCCAAAGAAGGGACAATGGAACTTAATAAAACGGCAAAAGGTTTAAGAGAAATTGCAGGTATAGATGTATATTCTGACAAACAAAAGGGAGAAGTAAAAGGATTCGTTGAATTACTAGATGAAGTAAAAGGAAAATGGGGCGACCTAAAGGAAGACGAACAATTAGCTTTATCAGAAGCTATAGCAGGTAAATATGGTTATAATTATAATATAAGTTAAAAAATAAAAAATAGGAGATAAATATGAATAATAAATATGAATTAGGAAAAGAAATGTATCTAAATGGAAAATCTTTATGTAGCATTTCTAAAGATTTAAAAATATCAAGAGGAAGATTTTCAACATATTTAAAAAAGCAAGGAATTGAAGTAAAAAGATTGCCACACAAGAAAACTATAAAAGAAAATGTGTTCGATAAAATTGATAATGAAGAAAAAGCATATTGGTTAGGTTTTTTATATGCAGATGGTTGCATTGGAAACAATAATAGAACAGATATAGAGATAGGTCTTTCTGTTAGAGATAAATCTCATATTCAAAAATTTAAAAATTTTTTAAATTGGGATGGCAAAATAGTTATTAATGATATAAAATGTCGAATTAGCTTTAAAAATAGACATATGCATCAAGCTTTAATAAATCTAGGGTGTATTCCCAAAAAATCTTTGACTTTAATGTTTCCAAACGAGGATAAAGTTCCCAAAGAACTTCAAAGGCATTTTATTAGAGGATATTTCGATGGGGATGGTTGTTTTTGTTGGACAAATAAAACTTTTGAAATTAATATAATTGGAACTAAAGATATGTTGGAAAATATATGTAAAATAACAAATATAGATAAAAATAGAATATATTCTGCAAAAACAAAAAGTAAAGAAGTATATAGAATTGTTGTTGGAGAAAAACAAAAAATAGAATCTTTTCTTGATTTTATTTATGCAAATAGTAATATTTATTTAGACCGAAAATATGAAAAATACAAAAAATATAAAAACTTATAAAATAATTATAATTTTGCCCACTCAACTCAACTACCTCTGAAGAGTTGAGAGAGAAACGAGGAAGAAAACGGAAAGGCTTAACTGCTAATCCGAATGGAAGTTGGGAAACCTAGAGATATAGTGATATATTTCGATAGTTTTAAAAGACTAAACACATGCAACGCATAGAGATTGAAACTGTTATACAGAATATAATATCTCCAAGAGTCCTCGTTGCTTAGAGGTTTAAGTTATGAGTACAAAAGATATGCTAGACTGGGTTGGAATTGACCAACCGATAAGATAAGATTGGCTATTTTATCAAATGAGGGAAACCTCCAGAGATGAAGATAAAAAACTTCATGTTAATAACAATCGAAACAGCAAGCTACAGTCTTTCAAGCCTTAATGCAAAACTATGATAAATTCATGGAATTAAGAGAAGAATTTGCAAATGGAGAACAATTTGGTTCTGCCGAACAAGAGAAACAACATTCTCCGTATGTACAGAAATGTGCATAGGACACATATTTAATTGCAGGTACAACCTAAGAGCCTTACACCACAATATTGGAGAAATCACAATATGATGGGACGAAAGTAGAAACAAAGTAAGGATAGGCATAAGGTTAAATCCTAAGTGCCTAGATATAATTAAAGTAATTATTATATCACAATGGAAGTTCATGCAAGTAAAGTTCTAAATTTATTACAAAAGGTTAGATTTATGTTATAATTAAAATATAGAAAGGAGGAATGATATGTCGAAAAGATATACTCAAGAAGAAGTTAAAATTTTATTAGAAAAACATGGATGTAAATTATTATCTGAATATAAAAATACAACAACTACATTAAAAATAAAATGCAAATGCGGAAACGTATTTGAAAAAACTTTAAAAGTCATGAATAAAAGTAAAAAATACATGTGTAATAATTGTATTAAAAACATTCTTACAAAAGCTCAAATAATGCCTTATGAAGAAGTAAAAAATAAAATAGCTAATTTAGGATATAAATTATTGACTTCAAAAGACGAATACACCAAAGCTTCTGATAAATGCAAAATCCAATGCGACAAAGGTCATATATATTATCAAATTCCATTAGATTTATTTAAAGGACATAAATGTAAAAAATGTGCAACAGAAGAAGTTGTAAGTAAACAAAGATTAAATAAAGAATCCATTCTAAAAATTTTACAGTTAAAAAATTTGGAATGGATAGATGAAGATTATAAATCAAATGATTTACCAATTAAAGTTAAATGTAAAAAATGTAATCATATATTTTATCCTACAATTCATAATTTAAAATCAGGGAGTGGATGTCCTAATTGTTTTGAATTAAATAGAGGAAAGAAAAAAATAATTCCTTATGAAAAAAGAGTAGAATATATTGAGAAATTTGGATTTAAAATATTGACTCCGAAAGAAGAATATATTAACGGAAGTACAAAAATTAAATTTAAGTGCGGTAAAGGACATATTTATACTTCTGATTTAAATCATTTTTATAGTGGAAACAGGTGTCCGATTTGTAATAAATCTAAAGGGGAGACAAGCATTTCTAATTTTTTAAATAATAATAATATTGAATATATTGAACAATATAAGTTTAAAGATTGTAAATACAAAAGACCACTTCCATTTGATTTTTATATTCCTTCTTTAAATTTATGTATTGAATATGATGGAAAACAACATTATGAGATTGATAGTTTTTATAATGAAATTGACGATTTTATTGAAATAAAAATTAGAGATACAATAAAAAATATTTATTGTAAACAAAATAACATTGATTTATTAAGAATTCCATATTTTAATTATGATAACATAGAACAAATCTTAACAGAAAAACTTTTAAATTGTAATAAACAAGAACAAACTTCAACGACTATCCCAGGGGATGTTAAATCACATCAATAGGAGTACGGCTCAAGCGAGTGGGTGAGAACCCCTTAAATGGAAAAGGTATGCCCTTAACACATAATGGTGAAGGTGAAGAAATAGTCTGGACACTTATTGAAAGATAAGGAAGTTCATAAGAGAACTGTATAGATGTAGCGAGTCTATATGAACATAACGAATGAAAGATATGTAAATTCTTTAGCTGGTAAATTAAACGAATTGAAAACAATTTGGACAGATGTCTTTACAACTATTCTTAGTGGAGAATCACTAAAGAGTGGAGTAGATGTATTAATTGCTATATCTGAAAAAATACAAAGCTTAGTAAATTGGATGAACAAAATGGGTTCAACTGTTCCTACTATATTAGCAGTAGTTTCTGCTTTTAAGTCATTAAGTAAAGTATGGGGAGCTAGTGTTAATATTGAAAATGTAGGCGGAGTTCAGACAAGACAATTAAGTTATTATACTGGACTAAGTACCAAAATGGGTGCTTTAAGACAAGCAATGAGTGGACAAGTCGGAATAATGAATAAATTGAGAGCTTCTTTCGGTTTAGTTAGTGGAGCAGCTCAACAATTTATGTTAAAAGAAAGACTTCTACAAACTGCAAGTGGACTTTTACAAGGAGCTTTAATTGGATTAGCTATGTATGCTTTAAGTAAGTTAATTCAAAAGCTTATAGAGGCTAAAAACAAACTTAAAGATACTCACGATGAAATAAAAAGCTCATTAGAAACTACTCAAAGTGAAACTAGTAGTTTGAGACAAAATGCTAAATCACTTAGTAGTATTGCAAAAGAGTATGATAAATTAGCAGGTAAGACTAAATTAAGTTCCGATGAATTAGAAAGATTTAATGATTTAAAACAACAGGTTGCAGACATGTTCCCTGATTTAGTTAGTGGTTAGTGATATAGCCAAGAGGTTGGGTAACCAGCCTTGTACACATATTTAATTGCGGGAAATCCTTAATATTTAATATACTACAACATAGCGAGAAATGGCAAGTGTGAATGTTGCGAAAGCAGAAAAAAATATTAAATTGATTATAAGGTTAAATCCTAAGTAATCGTAACAATAGGTAATCACGCAGGTAAGATTCTAAATTTATTATAAATAAAAAAAGTAAAAATAAAATTTTGGATAATATTAATCAATAGGAGGTGATATCATGAAAAAGATTCGGTATGAAGATACTATAAGAAAATATGTTGAAGATAATAATTATGAATATATTGAAATGATAAAAGAAAAAGGATTAAATTCGAGAATTAAAATAAAGTGTCCAAACGGACACATTTATGATGTTTGTTTTAAAAATTTCAAAGGAAATGTTGCTTTAAAGGGAACTAGATGTCCAGAATGTTCAATTAGCAGAAAACCAAAATATAAAGAAATAAAAGATTTTGTTGAAATAAACGGGTTTAAACTTATTTCTAAAGAATATAAAAATGCAAAAGAAAAATTAGAAATTGAATGTGAAAACGGACATAGGTTTTTTAGAACAAAAAATTTATTAGAAAGAGGAAATAAAATAGAATGTCCTTATTGTCTTGGCGGAAGACATAGTGTTGATATATTTATAGTTCAAAAATTTTTAAAAGAAAGAAATTTACAATTGTTAACAACAAAATATATCAATGCACATCAAAAACTTAAAATAAAATGTTCTAATGGACATATTTTTGAAAGAAGTTGGAATAAATTAAAAACAAGTGATGATTGTCCTTATTGCAAAATATCCAAAGGAGAAAAAAGAATAATGAATTTTTTGGATAAAAATAAAATACATTATATTCATGATAAAGAGTATTTTAAAGACTTAATTGGAGTAGGAGGAAATCGTCTTCGCCCAGATTTTATTATTCCCGATAAAAAAGTTTGGATAGAATATGATGGAGAGTTTCATTACGACAATAGATTAGACAAAGAATGTTTTGAAAGATTAAAAATACATGACAAAAGGAAAAACACATATGCTAAAGAAAATAATTGGAAAATAATTAGAATTCCTTATTGGGATTATAAAAATATTGAAAAAATATTATCTGAAAATTTACTATTTTATAATAAACAAGAATAAACTTCAACGACTATCCGAAAGCCAATTATATTGGTGAGTAGCCTTGAAATAGGCAATAGGAGTACGGCTCAAGCGAGTGGGTGAGAACCCCTTAAATGGAAAAGGTATGCTCCTCATATGAGGATGAAGATATAGTCTCGACTCCTATGGCAACATAGGGAAGTTCATAAGAGAACTGTATAAGTGTAGCGAACTTATATGAAGAAACCGTATGACGAGAATCAGAACCCCATTTTAGCACTTACTGGTAGTTTAGAAGACTACAAAAAAGAATTACAAGAAACAATAAAAGAACAAGAAAGATTAACAAAAACTCAAGAAAATGCATTAGGAAATGCAGGGACTGCTAGAGCAAATGAAATCAAAAATGGTTGGACTTATTCTGCTCCAAAACTGGACAAAATGAACAGTGCGATAAGTGGACTTAAATCTGCTTTTGGTGAAAGTACTGACATGAAAACAGGTTTAGATAACTATATAAAATTCCTAACTGAAAGAAATAAAGCAGCAGATGAATACAATAAAGAATTAGCAGATAAAAATAAAGAGTTATTAGAGATAGATAAAGAAGTTCAACAAGAGGTTATAAATAAGCTTTCTGATAGTTTTTATTCTCAAAATTATGATAAACTTAGTGACCAAGCTAAGGCAAGTATGCAAAACTTAGTTAATAATTTTAACTGGGTAAGCAATCCTGTTTTAGATGAAACAGGTAAAAATAAATTCATAGATGCTTTTGATGATATTAGTGAGGCGATGAAAGGTCAAGGTAATGTTATCAATGACTGGAATGAAAAAATAAGAAAAGCTCAAAGTGCCTATCAACAAACAGGAGATTTGGAATCTTATAAAAATGCAATAAAAGGTGTTGCAGATGAATTAGCTAAAGTAACTAATATCAGTTCAGAAGACTGGGTTATAGGATTAACTCCCGAATTTAATGGTAGTTTAGAAGGAGATAAAGCAGCTTTAAACGAATTCCTTAAAAATTATGGAGTTTCACTTCAAGACTATATAGATAGCGAATCTCCCTCATATGATTTTACTGTTAAATTAAAAGCACAATGGGATGCGAATAATCAATTATTAAGTGACTTAGCTTCATTCCAAGGAGATAAAGATGCATCTATAGATTTCTTAATTAATATGAGAGACGGTGGGGGATTTGACAAATTATCTCCACAAGTTCAATCAATATTAAAAGGAACTTTAGATGACGGAAAAAATGTTTCAGAACAAGAGTTACAAATCGCTTTATCGTTAGTTACAAAAGTATCTAGTGAAGGGGAATTTGATGCTACAAATTCTGATATTTTAAGAAAAGTTTTAAATGGACAACTTACAGATGACGAAATAGCAAATCTTAAAGTTGGATTACAACTTAATGGAGAAACTGTTTTATCACAAGATATGTTAAGACAAATGAACGACTGGAATAAAGGAAAAGGAGTTCAATGGAATGTTTCAGTTGACCCAAAAGTTAATAATAAAGAGGAAGTTAAGAAATCGATTGAGAATCAATTATCTGAATTTAGTTCATTAAACGATAGCAAATCTATTAAAAAATTATTTATAGAGGGCAAAGTTGAAGGAATAGAAAACATGAAATTATTTGAAGAAATAATAAATATGTTTCCTAACGATAAAAAACAACTTGTTATGCAATTAATTGAAGAGAATTATGGAGAATTCTCTGGAATGAGTCTTAAAGATTTTATTGAATGGTTCAATAAATTACCTGACGAACAAAAGAAAAATTACGGAATAGACTTAGATAAAGATGGAAATTTAAGTATCAGTCAACAAAAAATAGATAGTCTTACTAAATCAACTGAAAAACTTGGAAAAGCCGCAGAAGAAACAAGTAAAAAAGATGTTAGTGTAAAAGTTAATAAGGGAGAATTAGAAGGTTCTGTTGAAGATTATAAAGAATTAATTAAATATTCTACTAAGCTTAAGGACGGAGAATATAAAATATCATTCGTAACAGACACTAAGGATGCCCTAGATAATTTAGATACATTAACAAAAAGTGTTAATGACCTTTCTAAAGCCTTCCAAGACATGCCTAGTAAAACAATCCGCATAGAAACTGCACAAGCGTCTAAGAATGTCACAGGACTTAGAAATAATGTAAAAAGATATATTAGCTCTGTTAAGAAATCACCTAAAACAACATTCAGGACTGAAACTGCACAGGCATCTAAAAACGTTACAGGTCTTAAAAGAAATATTTCAGATTATGTTAAAAGATATCATAAAACATTTACTACTAGATTTAATGCAATTACGGCTTTGGCATCTAAAAATGTTACAGGTCTTAAAAATAATTTAGCAGATTATGTATCTAAATATGCAGGAAAAACATTTACTACAACTTTAAAAGTAAATAGACAAAGTAGTAGTGGTAGTGGTGGTAGTGGAAGCAGTTCTAGTGGAGGTTCTGCTTATGGGCCAATGTCTATGGATGAAACAACAAATCAAACTCCAGCTGTATTTTCTACATTTTCAAATCCAGGAATCTCGTTATTATCAGCTCCAACCATAGGAGATGAAACAGCTAGTGGTATTTCTACATATGCAGATACACTTGCAACTACTTCGAAAGCAATCTCTAAAGTTAGTATGAAATCAAAAAGTACTAGATTAGACCTTGGAGAAATAGGAGTTAATACAACCGTTCCTACAAAAATAAATACATCTGTGAAGAACATATTAGATTCTATTGAATATGGAGTAGAATTATTCCAAGAACTTGAAAATAGAATCACTAAAGTAAATAATAAATTAACTTTATTAGATACTAAAATGGAAAGAGCCGTTGGAACTAAAAAGATAGAATATCTTGAAAAACAAAATGCATTATATGAAGAACAACAAAAACTTCAATCAGAGCTTTATGACAATCTATATAGAGAAAAAGAAGTTCTTAGAGAGAATCTAAAAGACTATGGTTTTAAATTTGATGCACAAGGTAATTTAAGAGCATATGAAGAAACTATGCTTAAAATGGAAAGAAAAGCAAAAGAATTAGAAGATGCGGCAAAAAAAGCATCTGATAAAGCATCAAATTATGAAACTAAAAGTAGTAGTGTTGATAGTGATAAATATGATACTAGTAGCAAGAAATTAACTAAAAAACAAAAAGAAAAAATAAAACAAGCTAAGAAACAAGCAAAAGCAGAATCTGAAACTAGTAAAAAAACTAAAAAGTCATTAGAAAAACAAGCAGATGCAGCTCAAAAAGCATCTGATGAATATTCTGAAAAATTAGACAAAGTTAAGAATCTTGCACAAGAATATTTAGATTTACATAATGATAAAATATTTGAGGCTAGTAATGAATGGGAAGAACTTAATAATAAGATTGCAGAAAATAATGATGAAATAGAAAAATTAGTTCGTGAAAATAAGCTTTATATGTATAAAAATAGCATAACAGAGATTGATACTCAATTGGATATATTAGGAGATAAATATGATTTATTGAGTACAAAAATGCAACATGCTTTCGGAAATGAAAAATTAAAATTATATAATCAACAAATAGATTTACTTAAACAACAACAAGACAAACAACAACAACTCATAGATAACTATGATAAAATGATTAAAGTATATAAAGAAGATTTAGGAAAATATGGATTTGAATTTGATTCAGATAATAATATTACAAATCAAAAAGATGCCTTAGATGCATTACAAAATAGTGAGGATTTAGAAAAAGTTACTGATTTAATGGAAGAGTTTATAGATATTCAGACAGGGAAACTTCCTGATGCTCGTAAAGAATGGGAAGAACTTGGAAATACAATTAAGGATATTTATGACGATAAATTAGATATAACAAAAGATATTGAAGATGAAATAACAAAAATCTATAAAGACCAAATCGAAAAACGAAAAGACGAAATTAAGAAACAGTCAGATGCAGAAGTTGAGGCAATAAATAAAGTTAAAGAAGCTTATGAAAATCAAAAGAAAACTAATTCATATGAAGAAGATTTAAAGAAACAACAAGATAAGATTGCAGAAATAAATAAAAACATAGATAGATATAGTAAAGATAATAGTCTTAGTGCAAAAGCGAAAGTTAGTGAACTTTTAGATGACTTAAAAGATGAACAAAAGAGTTTAGATGACATTATAAACAATAGAAAAGATGAATTGGTTTCTGACTTATTTGATAAACAAATTGAAAGAATTCAAGATGAATCTGAAAAAGCTCAAACTAAATTAGATGAAGAATGGACAGATAGTAAGATTGCAGATATGGTTGCTCAAGCTCTTAATACAGGTTTATTTACATCTATCAATGGAGAAGTTAGTGATTTACAAAATACTATGCTAGAGTTTGCAGAAAGCTCTGGAGATGCAATTGGAATCATGGCAGATAAAGTTAAAACAGAACTTGTTGGAAATCTTCAAGCAGCTATGGATATTATGAAAGAATATCCAGATATTTTAAACGGATTAGGATTGACTGATTATGGCAAAGGAGCTTCCTTAAATGCAGATAAATTAACTAAAGTTACTAATAAAACATTAAATGTAGGAGATATTGAAATTAAGGTTACTGGAACAGGCAATCCAACTGAAATAGCAACAGAAGTTAAGAAACAAATTGAAAATTGTTTTGATGACCTTATCAGTAGAGTTTAGAGAGGATTTAAATCCTCTCTTGACTTCTTATTCAACAACAAAGATAAAACCTCTTAGAATTGAAATTAGAGAGCCTATAATAGATAATATTTTGAAAGGAGTTGTGAGATATGTTTATAGAACCATATTTTAAACGGAAAGGTAAATCTTGTAAGGATTATTTTTTAAGTATAGTTTCAACTAGTTCTTTAGATGTATTAAATGAGATAGGAGTTCCTTATGTAAAAAATGTAACGATGGAAGATAGTTTAGGATTTCCTCAATTTACAGAAACAAATGAAGAACCAGATGATATTGTATTGGAATTGTGTTTAGAAAAAGATAATATTCCACTTGTATGGACAAATTCAATTTATAACGAAGTAGCGACATGGCTTATAAGTGATTCTTTTGAAAGATTTGAACCATATGATGACTTAGATTATTTTTATTATTTTAAATGTACTAAAATAGTTAAAAAGTTTGATTTCAAAAGACGAGGGGTAATAGAAGTTACTTTTAAACCAATGGTTAATTATGCTTTTAAATATGTAGAAATAGAGAAAAGAGTTAAAGGAAAAGAATTTATAGATATTTATAACGAATCAGATTCTGAATATGAGCCTGTAATTGTAGTTGAAAATTTTGGAACGAAAAAGACATTAAATAAAATAAATAATTTGGAACTAATAGGATTAGAAGAACATGAAGTGGCTACAATAGATAATTATATGCTTACTGTTCAAAATCAGAATAATGAAAATATTATAAGTAAATGTAATAGAGAATGGATTGTATTAAATAAGAAAGAAAATCAATTAGTAATAGAAGGAAATTGTAAAGTAAGGATAATATGTGAATTTCCTAGTATAATATAGTGGTGATGATATGGATATAATTGTTAAAGAATTAAAACCCATAAATGAGATTTTACTTGAAAAACTTAACGGAGAAGTCATAGGACAAATCCCTGTAAAATTCGTTAGTAATCAATCAAGAAATTTTGACGATATAGATTCTTTGGAATTTGAAATACCTAGATTTATACCTTCACAAGTTGGGAAAATTTCAAAGGAAAATCCTTTATATTTTGAACTTATGACAGAAAGAGTTATATCAATAGATGATGAAAAATTCATTATAAAAAAGGTTAAAACAGATGATGATAAAGAAATGAAAACAGTAACTGTTTATGGTTATGAAAAAAAACTAGAGAAAAACAATTTTGTCATGTCCAATATGGGATTGTCATTATTAGATAAAAATGAAAATGATGAAGTAGAATCTTTTGATGAATGGTTATATAAAGATACAGGATGGCATATAGGCTATGTAGACGATAGTGTTCGTTATATGGAAAATGGACAGCCTAAAGTAAGAATACAAGAAGATACTAAAGCCGCATACTATTCTTTTATTACAGATACAATCCAGGAACAATTTTGTTGTGTTCCAATATTTGATAGAAAAAATAAACTTGTAAATTTATTTGATATGGATTCATTTGGAGATAATTTACAACTTATATTATCAAGAGATAATTATATTAAATCAAAAGAAGTTACAGATGATTCTACTGACATAGTGACAAGACTTACCTTAGAGGGTAATGATGAAAAATGTATTGTTTCAGAAGTAAATCCAACTGGATTTGATTATATAGAAGATTACTCTTATTTTATGGAAATAGGAGAAATGAGTGAAGAATTAAATAATGCTCTGATTAAATTTGAACAACTTACAATAGAAAGAACAAAAACACGGAAAGATAAAACAGCAAAAAGAGAAACTGTCAGAACAGAGCTTTCTAATAAACAAGCTAATGAAAACATCTTATTAGCACAAATAGAACAATATGAAAATATTATAAAAGCATATGAAGATTTAGAAACAGAAACAGAGACTTATGATTTTACCTCTTATGAAAATCAGATACAAATACTTAAAGATGAACAGGCTCAATTATCAGTAGAAATAGCTCAATTAGAACTAGAATACAGTAATCTATCTAATGACATAGATAAATTAAATATACTTTTAAGAAGAGAAACTTCTACAGATGAAAAAGGAAATTTATTATTTACACAAGATTTGTTAAATGAATTAAAAGAGTATGTCTATTGCGATACTTATTCAGATGATTCATTTATTGATGCAAATGAACTTATAAAAACAGGTAGACAACAATTAAAGCTCAAAAGCCGTCCTACAACAGAATTTACAATTGATTCAATAGATTTCACAAATAGATTAATAGAGAATAGATTTAGAAGAAATTGGAATGGAAGAATAGGATTAGGAGATATAGTTGCCTTATATGATAAAGAAACAAAAGTTGAAACTTATTTATATTTAGTTGGTTGGCAAAAAAACTATAAAGACAATTCATTAAGTCTAACTTTTTCAAATAAGAAAACAAATAAAGATAGCTCTAAGCTTATTTCAGATGTTTTAAGAGAGGCAAAGAATAATAAAAAAATTATAAATACAAATAAATGGCTATGGAATAATCAAAAATACAATAAAGTAAGTACAGATTTAATTTCAGATATAGATTTAGATGTGGCAAAAAATCCCCCAGAGCTTACGGATACAAAATACATTAGAAGTATTACATTAGATAAAACAGAATTAAATTTAGATTCAGATGAATCTTATACTCTTACTGCGACAATAGTCCCTCCAAATCCTGAACTCGATGAAGTATTTTGGATGTCTAGTAATGAAAGAGTTGCCGTTGTCGAAGGAGGAAAAGTAACAGGCTTAGATTATGGAAAATGTGTTATAAGTGCTGTTTCAAAAGAATTTAATAAGTCTGCCTCATGTATTGTTACTGTTGGAGATTATGACGAAACTAAAGATGTTCAAGTTACTGGAATAAGATTAAATACAAAAGATTTACTATTAGATAAAAATGAAACTCGTTATCTTGTGGCAAGTGTTGTTCCTACAAATGCCACAAATCAAAACTTATCTTATTATTCAACAGATACTAAGATAGCCACAGTCAGCTCGGAAGGACTTGTTACAGGAGTTTCAAATGGAACTTGTAAAATAAATGTTGTTTCAACTGAAAATACAAAAATAGTAGCTAGCTGTTTAGTTGTTGTAACTCAAAAGGAAGTTTCTTTAAAATACGAGAACATAAAAGGCTCTCTTCTTATTGGAGACGATAGAATAGAACACATGAAAGAAAGTCATTTTTTAGATGATTTAAGTGTATATGCCAAAAGTAAAATTAATGCAAATTACTTTTCTGAACACAATATTATAGATACATTCCCTTCTAACCCAACTTGCGTTCTCACAATGCTAGGAATAAATGATTTAACAAGTTTAGGAATTTTATATTATAAATCTTTATTAGATAAATTGCTTATTAAATATCCTTCTAAAGACATTATAGTCATAAAAGAATTGCCTGTCGCAATAACTTATAAAAATGATATATATGACTATATTACAACCAATTCAAATATAGTTAATTTTAATGACGAAATTGAAAAATATTGTACTGAAAAATCAATTAAAACAGTTAATGTTTCAGCAGGATTAACAATTGACAAATTGTTAAATACTACATATTCAAGAAATGGATATTTACTTACTGAAAATGGATATAAGATTTTAAGAAATAATATAAATAGTTATGTCTTAGATGTTTTAAATAAAGTATCAGAAGAACCAGAAGACCCAATAGAAGATGATGAAAACAGTAAATTAAGTGTAATGAGACAAAAAATCGTAGCAAGAGCAGAAGAAATTGTCCAGTTATGTATTGATGGTAAGGCTTGGTATTCTCAATACAATAGAACTGTCGACTATAATAAAAAACAAGTTATCAAAAGTTCTTATGAAACTATTCGTTCTCAAAAGAAAAGGAAAACATATAAACAACCAGGAGTTGGAAAATGGGGATTTGATTGTAGTTCCTTTGTAGGTTGTTGTTATCAAGCAGCAGGACTTGATTTCATGAAAGGACTATCATGTGCTGGAGGAACAATTCAAGATGCTGCTAAGGAACATAATGCTAGAGCTTGGAGATATGTAGATACAAAATTTGAAAATGCATTACCTGGAGATATTGTTATGTTTGCAAACGATGATGTTAAATTAACAAAGAATAATATGTTTACCTGTGATACTCACCATACTGCTATATATATGGGAGATGGGTATATTGCAGAAGCAATAGGGTATTCATCAGGAATTCAAAAAAGAAAAAGAAAGACAAATTCTCAATGGTTTTTCTTTAGATTAGAAGAGTTAATTAAAGCAGATAAAAAGATAAGTGATATTCCAAGCGATAATACAAAAGGAGATTCTAAAGAACAATATAAGAATTGTTTTAATGAAACAGGAACAATTGATGGCAAGAGTTATATTTATAGATTCCAAAATGCAAGATGTACGAGTTATGGTGGAGACGGTTCTAGTGGTTGTAGTATTCCATTAAACCTCGGAAAAACTTGTGGAATGCTAAATGTTCCTTACGGTACGAAAGTATATGTACCAAAATTAAAAGGGAAAAAAATTGTCGATGGACATGGAAAATCTGTAACTTGTAACGGAATATTTACAGTCAACGATTGTGGGGTTGGAATGTCAGATATGGATATATATATGTCAACTTATTCTGACTCTAATGCAGAAAAGATTTTTGGAAATCCTATTAGAAGTGATATATATGTTTTATCATGGGGTTCAGGATATGGAACGAGTTGGTCATTTACTCAAAGTTATAAATGGGCATATAATCATGGAAGTTTATCGGCTTATAAAACGGCATTTAAATATTACATATCAGGAGGAGGAGTTTTAATTAACTTTACAAAATTTAAATCAGATGATAAAGATATAAGAAACTCTAAATATTGGAGTATATTAAATTCATAATTTGTCTCCTTTTTACAAAATGACTATTATTATATACGAAAGGAGAAGAAAGATTATTTTGTCGTTAATCCAGATGTAATATGGAAAGGGAAAAATTTAAGTATAAAAGAAGAAATGTTCTTAAAATTATTAACTTAAATTCAATACAAGGGGTTTTTTATAAAAAAATAGCCTTATATGAGGGGTTTTTTAGACTATTTAAAACATTATTTTAGATATAAAATTCTTACCTATAATAACAAGTCTACCCCCTTCAACTCCTATGAATATGTACGGAGGGGGGAGTAGACCTATTTACACAAACTTAAAGGAGGCTCAATATGGCTCTGTTAGATAATATTCCCAATATGGGATTTATATATATACAAAATTTAGTCATTACATATGATAATAAAGCTTATGTAATAAATAATATCTATACAGATAAAAAATATATTTATTGGGATTTATCAAATCCTTCAAATTTATTCTGTACAGATACAAGACAAATCAAAGAAAATTTATTTTTTATAATTAAAAACAATAGCGGAAATGCTATAAAAATAAACCCAGAAGAAATTACTTTAACTTTCGATGGATATAATTCAAAAGTTATTACAAAAAAGATTCAACTTCTTAATAATAAAAATGAGGCATATCAACAAAAGCTTACAGAAATAACTACTAAAACTCAAGAACTTTCAGATGAATATAAACAAGACAAAAGTTTTTCAGAGATAAAAGAAGAATTAAACACTTTAATTATAAATTATAATTCTCAGCTTATTACATTAAATAATACATTAGATACATATGTTGAAGATAATAAGCTTATAGATTCTGAAAAAACAGACATAAATGCCAAAACAACAGATATAGAAACCCAATCAACTAGAGTGTTAGCCTGTGCAGATGCTTTGGCAGACTTAGTGTGTGCAGAAGATAATATAGATAAAGACGAAGATGGAATCATAGCCGTTTCTCAATATAGAACAGTTTTAGAACAACTTGTTGCACAATTAGTTACAAATATCAATGATTTAGTCTTATCTAAAAATGAAGATGTAACTCCTTCTGATATTTCTATTGTAAGTATATGTATAGATGATATGCTAAATTCTCTATCTAATTTAAAAGATTCTTGCAATTCGCTGTTGTTTCTAGGTTCTGGGGGAACTATTTCAGATGAAGTTTATAACATAACTGTGAGACTGAATAATACTATCGAAAAGTTAAATGAATTACAAGAATCCGTCTTGAATGATTCAGATAATGAAAAACAAGATGTTCATTATTATTTTAATTCTATAAAATCAACAATAAATAAAATAATAGCAATAACAAATGAAGTTAGAAGAAATAGTGGAGTAGTTACAAATGCACAATATTCAAGCTTAAGAAGTTATAATGTCAATTTAAAAGAATATACAGATAAAGTTACAGGAATTTACCAATCGTATTATTCAAATAAGAATACAACAGATGCGATAAAAAAAGACCTTAAAACAGCTTACGAAAGCTTTATAGCTAGATATAATGATTTTGCAGATGTCGTAATAAATAGGCTAAAGGATTTAGAGCTAGATTCTAGTGATGGAAATAGACTTACTTATACCCTTACAGAATTTAGAAGTGCTTGTAATGTTCTTGATTCAAAACTTGTCAGTTGTATAAATCAAATTAGTAATACAACAAATGAAACCGCCCTTAAGCAAATCAAAGAAGACCTTCAAAAACAAGTAGATGACTTAAAAACCAAATATGAATCACTAAATAAAAAATATGAAACATTAAATAATAATTACACTACTCTGTCTAATGAATACAAAGCATTGGCAGAAAGAGTAAGTAAATTAGAAAGTTAGGTGAAAAAATGTCTTTAGAAAAAGAATATGTTCTAACTATACAAAATAAAGAAAGCTTGTTAAGTGAACAATTATTCATTTCACAACATGAAAAAGGTATTGATATTTTATTTAAGATTATTGACAGTCCTTCTTTAAAGATTTCTAAACATAAATATATATATAGTGATATAGTTCTTATTGATATGTTTGGAAACGAAATAGTTGGGGATATAACTCCAGTTATTGAAAACAGAGTTTTATTTACTCTGACAAATGAAATAATTGGGAATATGTCTAATTTTGGAAAATACAATATATATATTCGACTTTATAACGATAGAGGTATTTCAACTATATTGCCCCCATTTCCTATGACATATGAAGAAAGTCCAGTCTCTGAAAAAACTTTAGCATTAGGAGAAGTTAATACAAGTGAAGTAGATAATTGCAAAATATTTAAATTAGGAAAAGAAATTCCAATCTATAATGCAGATGGAACTTATAATTTAAAGATATGGGTAGCAGGAGATATTATAACAGATTCTAAATTAAATCAAATAGAACAAGCTATCTATGACCTTATAAACCATAAAATAGAAACAGATAAGAAATTAAAAGAATTAGACAAATCGAAAGGATATATTATTAAAGTAGGAACAGATGATTTCCCTATTGTAATTGAAGACTTAAAGAAAGGAACTTACCTAATAGAAGGAAGTATTCAAGATTTTAATGAAGGAGTTCCTTATGAATTAGAAGGTAAAAATTATTTATATGTAACTTATGCATCTAAACAATACTTAAAAGTTGTTAGATGTTTTAATGAAGAAGTTTTTAAATTATATAAATATGATAGAACGACAAAGAAAATTATTCCTTTAGGAGAAGAAGTAAAGGTGATAACTCCTGTTGATGATGTATTAACACTTACAGAAGATAGAAATCAATTATCAACATTGTCAGCAGCAACTACTATTGCATTACCAAGTATAGAAACATTTAGTAAAATAACTTTATATTTAAATGTTCTTAGTAGCACAACTATGACATTTCCAAAAGTAATTTGGTTAAATGAACCAAATGTAGATAATGATGGTTTACTTGAAATAAACTTTACATATACAAACGGAAAATGGTATGCAAAAGCAGAAATCTATGAAGGATAAGGAGAGAAAATATGTTTGGAAAAGTAGTAAATGGGAAACTAGAAGTTGCTCCTCATAATTTAAAATTAGACGATGGTAGCTTAATTGTAAACTTTGATGAAAATGAAACATTATTAAAAGCATATGGATATAAAGAAGTTATAGAAAATCCTCCTACATACGATAAAGAAAAAGAATGCGTAATCATGAAGGATTTTACAGAAACAGACACAACAATCACTCCTAGTTATGAGGTTGTTAAAATAGAAAGCTTATTAGAAGAAACTACTGATATGGAAAAATTAGTAGACATACTTAAAGCAGAGATGCTTAATGCTAGAAGTGGAGACGGAGAACATGATGATTTTGGTTCATTAGGAGAAAAGCTTTCATATATGATGAAATATTTTACTCCAGAAGAAATATTTATAGGTTCAGATTTACCTAATGACGGAAAATATAAACTATGGTTTGTAATGGATAAACAAGAAAATCCTGACGATAGTGGGAATACAGATAAACCAAATCCTATCCCAACTCCAGAGCCTACTCCTAGTACTAGTATAGTAGTAGGGCAACAAAAAGATTGTATGTTTGTTCCTTATTATAATGAAAATGTTGACGATACAACAACAGAAGGATATCCCGACAAACTGTATTGTTCTGCTTGTGACGCTTCATTACTAGGAAAATCAGTTAAAATTTTTGGTACAAGTACAGAGCTAGACGGAAAGACATTCTTAATTAATGAAATTCTTCCAGATACTGCTCTTATGGGACAAGTTTCTCAAACAAAACCAATTATTGGTATTTGTTGTAAGAATGAAACAGAAAAAAATAAACTTAATGTATGTACGGGAAAAGGTATCATTGGAATTGTAGTTAGTGATTCTGCTAAAGTTGCGACAATAAATGAAGGTATAGGATTAAATGTAAGAAGTGGGACAGGAACTACTAATTCTAAAATAGGATATGTGTATGACGGTACAAAAGTACTTATATTGGAAGAATATGATAATACAACATGGATAAAAATTTATTATAATGGCAAAGAAGGATATATAAACGGAGCAGATAAATATGTTCAAAAATCTACAATACAATTAGATTCTGATGGAAATCCAGTTGGAGTTAATGAAATAACTAGATTCCCTTCTAAATGCAAAGGAATAGATGTTTCGAGACATAACGGAACAATAGATTGGAAAAAAGTTAAAGAAGGAGAAGAAGTTAAATTTGCCATTATTCGTATTGGATATGGTAGTAGAAGTCATAATGGTGGAGTTATAGACGAACAATTTAAAAATAATGTTGAAGCATGTAAAAAATATGATATACCAATGGGAGTATATTTCTTTAGTTATGCAGCATCTCTTACTAAGCTTAAAGCAGAGGCAAACTGGGTTATAGAACAATTAGCTAAATATCCTGCTACTTTTGAATTGCCTATATTCTTTGACCAAGAATACGATTCATTAAAAACAAGTAAAAATAGTGCAGGAAATTACGTTTCAAAGAATCCAGGAAAGGCAACTCTAACAAATTATATGAATACATTTTGCGATATGCTAGAATCGGCAGGATATAAAACAGGAATATACAGTAATGTTGACTGGTTAAATAACTATGTAAATTTCAATGATGTATCAAAAAGAGATTTGTGGTTAGCTAAATGGAATGCAGATTCTCATGGCTGGACTAAATCAGATGTTAAAGTATGGCAAAATGGCTCTAGTAAGTTTATGGGAATGAATGAATCAGTTGATAGTAACATATGCTATGTTGATTATCCTTCATTAATAAAAACAGAAAAGAAAAATGGATTTTAGGTGATATAGATGTTAATGAAAGTATTAGTAAATGGAGATTGGGTTACTGTCTGTGATTTTAGTAACTCTGGAATTAATGAAAATTCATTATATGTACAGTCAGATAAAAATGAATTAACAACTACAACTTTTTATAGAGAATTACCTGGAGGACTTGTTATGCAAGGAGTTCAAGTAATGCTAGATGCTCCAAAAGATAATTATTACTTTGTTAAAGATAT